CAACCAGCTTGCCTCCCTGGAGGGAGCGCCCCAGCAAGTGGGGGATTCTTTCTATTGTATTAACAACCAGCTCACCTCACTCGAGGGAGCACCCCAGCAAGTGGGAGGTAGTTTCGATTGCTACAACAACCAGCTCACCTCCCTGGAGGGAGCACCCCAGGAAGTGGGATGGGATTTCGATTGCTCCGACAACCAGCTCACCTCCCTGGAGGGAGCACCGCAGGAGGTGGGAGGTAGTTTCGATTGCTCCAACAACCAGCTTGCTTCTTTAGAGGGAGCGCCCCAGCAAGTGGGGGATTCTTTCTATTGTATTAACAACCAGCTCACCTCACTCGAGGGAGCACCCCAGCAAGTGGAAGGGAATTTCGATTGCTCCAAAAACCAGCTCACCTCCCTGGAGGGAGCACCCCAGCAAGTGGAAGGGAATTTCGATTGCTCCGACAACCAGCTCACCTCCCTGGAGGGAGCACCGCAGGAGGTGGGAGGAAATTTTAATTGCTCCGATAATACTGTTCCGGAATCAGTTCTAAAAGCTCTCTATAAGAAGATGCAATCAGGCATGAGCTGGCCAGATGCAGTGGCCAGTTACTGGAGGCACATTAAATCCGAAGAAGACAGGATTCTGTTGGCTCCTTATAACCACACTCTGTCTCCTGAGGAGCTAAAGGGCTACCAGGCACTAGGGAGATTAAGAAAAAGAATACTATGAAACACATTAAGAGATATAAAGAACTATTCGAGAGCCAAACAGAGCTAACACAGGAGCAAATCAAGTGGCTGGATGAGTACGCTATGGGCAGGTGGACACTTAATCCGGAAACAGGACTGGTGGATGTGAGAGGAAGTTTCGATTGCTCGCTACAGAAGCTGGCCGATTTTAAAGGTGTGAGATTTGGAGAGGTGACCGTGAGTTTCGATTGCTCGCATACCTCGCTCACTTCTCTAGAGGGAGCACCCCAAATAGTGGGAGGTGCTTTCTATTGCAATCATAACCAGCTCACGTCACTAAAGGGAGCACCACAAAAGGTGTGGGCGAGTTTTAATTGCGAACACAACGGACTCGTCTCACTAGAGGGAGCGCCCCTTTCGGTTGGGAGGTATTTCTACTGCTCCGGCAATCCGGTCTCCGAATCGGTGCTAGAAGCTCTCTATAAGAAGATGCAGTCAGGCATGAGCTGGCCGAATGCTGTAGCCAGTTACTGGAGGTACATTAGATCTAACGAGGACAAGATCCTATTGGCTCCTAGCAATCCAAATCTCACACCAGAAGATGTAAAAGGATATGAGGCACTAGGCAGAGTAAGTAAAAGAATCATATGAGACACATTAAGGCATATAGTCAACTATTCGAGAACCAAACAGAGCTCTCACCCGAGCAGATCGAGTGGTTGGATGAATCATCCCGCGGAATTTGGGAGCTTAATCCACAAACTGGACTGGTTGATATGGATGGCGATTTCGATTGTACTAATAAGGGTCTGGCAAATCTCAGGGGTATCAGATTCGGTGAAGTGAGTGGTTCTTTCTATTGTGATTATAATCAGCTCACCTCACTAAAGGGAGCGCCTCAGAAGGTTGGTTCTTTCTTCTGTAATGACAATCAGCTCATCTCTTTAGAGGGAGCACCTCAGATCGTTTTCGGTAGTTTCTTTTGTTATGCTAATCGACTCACCTCACTCGAGGGAGCACCCCAGAGCGTTGGCGGTGGTTTCTTTTGTAATGACAACCAGCTCACCTCACTCGAGGGAGCACCTCAGACCATTAGAGGGGATTTCTCTTGTGCTGGCAATCAGCTCACCACACTAAAGGGAGCACCCCGAAGCGTTGGTCGTGGTTTCACTTGTGATTACAACCAGCTCACAAGTCTAGAGGGCGCACCTAAGACCGTTGACGGGAATTTCTATTGTAGTGACAATCCAGTCTCCGAAAAGACTTTAAAAGCCATTTTTAAGCTAATGAGAAATGGAATGGTGTATCAGCAGGCTCTAGAAGAATACTGGCCGGAGATGGGAGATGAAGATAGAGTGTTAGTGTATAAAGAAATGCCGAATCTACCCCAGGAAGATGCGAGAAAGTACAAGGCTCTAGCCACATACAGTAAAATAAAGGGATATTTATAATGAGACACATTAAGCCGTATGGCCAACTATTTGAAGCCAGTGCAGAACTTACAGCAGAGCAGATTGACTGGCTGAATCAATGCACATCCGGCAGCTGGGAGCTTAACACTTCTACAGGGCTTGTTGATGTGAAAGGAAATTTCAATTGTAGCTCAATGAATTTAGAAGATCTTAAAGGGATTAAATTCGGGAAAGTTGATGGTGATTTCTATTGTGCTAACAATCAGCTCACCACACTAGAGGGAGCACCTCAGAGCGTTGGCTCTAGTTTCTATTGCTATGGTAATCAGCTCACCACACTAGAGGGAGCACCTCAGAGCGTTGGTGGTGGTTTCTATTGCTATGGTAATCAGCTCACCACACTAGAGGGAGCACCTCAGAGCGTTGGTGGTGGTTTCTTTTGTAATGACAATCAGCTCACCACACTAAAGGGAGCACCTCAGACCCTTAGAGGGTATTTCTCTTGTGCTGGCAATCGACTCACCACACTAGAGGGAGCGCCCCAGAAAGTTGGCGGTGTTTTCGCTTTCGATAAGAATCAAATCACTTCACTCGAAGGAGCACCACAGGAGATCGGATGGGGTTCCTCTTTGGGTTTCTCTTGTAGTGACAATCCAGTCTCTGAAAAGACTTTAAAAGCCATTTTTGAGCTAATGCTAAAAGGAATGGGATATCAGCAGGCTCTAGAAGAATACTGGCCTAAGATGGGAGATGAAGATAGGGCGGTAATGTATAAAGAAATGCCGAATCTACCCCCGGAAGATGCAAGAAAGTACAAGGCTCTAGCCACATACAGTAAAATAAAGGGGTATTTATAATGAGACACATTAAGTCATATTTGGACCTCCTCGAGACACAAACCAGGCTAACAGCAGAGCAGATGGTGTGGCTCAATGAATCATCCAATGGAATTTGGGAGATAAATCCACAGACTGGACTGGTTGACGTCAGGGGATTTTTTGAATGCTCAGGACAGAGACTGACAGATTTCAAGGGTGTAAGGTTTGGAAATATCTGGAAGGGTTTCTATTGCGAGAATAACTCTCTCACTTCCTTAGCGGGAGCACCACAGAAAGTGGGCGGTAATTTCTTCTGCTCCTCTAACTCTCTTACCACTCTCGAAGGGGCACCAGAGACAGTGGATGGTGATTTCTACTGTGACCGTAACCGCCTCTCTTCACTAGAGGGAAGTCCCGAGATAGTCGGTGGCGGGTTCTCCTGTTGTGATAACTACATCACTTCCTTAGATGGGGCGCCTCAGGTAGTGGAAGGCTATTTCTACTGCGAGGGCAACCCGATATCTGAAGAGTCTATGAAAGTTGTGCTTCAGACGATGAGCAAGGAAGGACTCACTCTAGAAGAGGCTGTGAGCAAGTGCTGGCCCGATATTCCGGAGGAGGATAGAGCCTATCTGGCTGGACATAAACCTGATCTCTCACAGGAAGAGAGAAGAGGGTACGAGGCGCTAGCGAGATTAAAGAAAAGAGTTATGTGAGAAACCTATGAATATAAAGAACCCCACTTGAGAAAAGACTATATCTAGGGGTTCCTAAAAAAGGGGTCCTCTAAGGAATATGCATTAAAATCACAGTTAACTATTTTTTTCCAGTTGATATATAATAGGATCAGCATAATCATGAATAAACAAAGGTACGTATCCAATCAACTCAATCTCAATTCTAACATTCAGCAGGCCGAGATTGAACGCAAGTGGAGAATGTTTGAAGAGGAGCAGGCGCAAATGGAACTAGCGATGAGAATAGCACAAAACATAAGCTCAATGTCCGGAACTTTCGTACTAAGAGAGCTATTATACATGGATGTTGGTTACATGGAGGACGAATTAAATTACGTGGAATAATGGGAATAACAACAAGACAATATGGCCCATACGCTAAGGGCAGTAGGTTAAATACTGCGGAGATGGATGAGAACTTCAACTATCTTTTAGGACTGGCCTCTAACGTGGGTGCCACTGGAGCAACTGGACCTACTGGAGCAGCCGGAGCAGCTGGAGCAACTGGACCAAGTGGATCAAACATTTACAATGCTGACGGAACATTAACGGGAGCAAGAACATTAACACTAAACAGCAACACGTTAACAATAGCAGGAGGCACCTCATCCTCTCGCTTTTTTGCAAATGGTAACTTTGGTATTGGTACAACAGCGGACGCTGGATACAAAGCGGACATAAACGGTACTGCTAGAATTAATAACGTACTCACAACTGTTGGTACTGCAACTTCTGACAACCCTACTGTAAGTTCTGAATTAGCAACAACTGCATCAGGTACTAATTGGTCGGGAACTTCATTACCTTCGGGATATGCTCACACCACAGGTTCAACTGCTAACTTAACATCATCACTCAATGCTGTTGTTGGTACTACATATTTAATCACTTACACATTAGGTTTAGACCCTGATGTAGGTACAGGGTCAATAGGTACATTTACTTTTGGTGGTGTAGCAATACCAACAACTCAATACGATACTTCATTAAGTTTTTCTCTTGTAGCGACAACAACAGGAGCGTTAATAGTCACGCCAACTTCTGATTACAATGGAACAGTACAAGTTTCAATACAAAGTGTTACAGCATCAACCGCTTCAATTTTATACAAAAGAAGTGACGGAACAACGGTAAATGAATTTAGAGCAAATAGTTTAAGTTCAAATGTATTTTTTGGTAACGTAGCAGGAGCAAACTCCTATAATGCAGGGCAAAATACTTTTATTGGCTCACTTGCAGGTCAATATAATGTAATAGGTGCGAGTTGCACATTTGTTGGATATTCAGCAGGAAATAAAAACGCAAGTTCTTTTAATAGTTTTTTTGGTAGTTTATCAGGTGTTTTTAACTCATCAGGTTACGAAAATACATTTTCAGGTTGCCAATCGGGATATTTGAATACAACAGGTTATCAAAATGTTTTTATTGGTTTTGCGAGTGGAAGAAATCAAACTTCGGGTTACAATAATGCGTTTTTTGGGCATCAAACAGGATATAACAATACAACAGGATATGCAAACACTTATCTTGGTAATAATGCAGGGAAACAAAACATAACAGGCGCACAAAATGTTTGTGTGGGTGCATTAGCAGGAATACTTAATACCGCAAGTAACAATATATTTATAGGGTATTCATCAGCATATAGCAATACATCAGGTACATCAAACACAGTCATTGGATATTCAGCCGCATATCAAAACGCAACAAGTAGTTCAATAACAGCAATAGGTTATCAAGCAGGTTATAGTAATACAGGCGCACAAAATACCTTTGTTGGTGCAGAAGCAGGATATGGTAATCAAAGTTATACAGCAAACACTTATATAGGATATAGGTCAGGTTATGGTAGTGGTGGTAGTGGTGGTGGAAGTAGTAATACTTATGTTGGTTTTTCCATAGCAATAAACCAAACATCGGCTACTTTTAATTCTATTTTAGGTTCAAGTGCGGCGGCAAATATAAATGCCGTCAGCGGTATGGTAGCAATAGGTTATTCTGCGGCAAGATATTATGGTACTTTAAATAACCTTAATACAGGAGGTGGTGGTAATAGTATATATATTGGTCAGCAAACAAATACAGGAACTAATAGTTCAAGCAACGAAATTGTTATTGGTGCTTTTGGATTAGGATTAGGTACAAATACAACTCTTATAGGTGGTGCTTCTACAACACTAACAGCATTAAAAGGTAGTGTCATAATTGGTGCAACAGTTATTAATGCAGCGGCTATTTTACAAACCGATAGCACTACACAAGGTTTTTTACCACCAAGAATGACCACTGCTCAAAAAAATGCAATATCTTCACCACCCGCAGGTCTTGTTATATACGACACAACTCTAAACAAATTGTGTGTATATACAACAGCGTGGCAAACAATTACATCAGTATAAAACTAAAATTATGATACAAATAGAACCACTAGTTTTCCCCTTGAATCAGGGAACAGCAACGCAAATGATTTTAACATTTCGCAATTTCACAACAACAGATACTTCTTGTGTTGTGCATTACCAAATTTTGACAGAAGATAAAACAGTTTTGTCCACAGGTGATTATGCTTTAACAGAAGAGCAATATGCTCAATGGAGTACTGACAATGCCTTTGTGGAACAATGTGTGGCATCTTATCTAGGATTAACAATAATTTAAAAACAAAAAAAATGATTTTAAACGAAGAACAAATCAAAGAGTTAGACAGCTTTATTGCCGAAATGCCTTTAAAATACGGCCTCCCTCTACTGCAATTTTTTAATAAAATTCACGACGAGCAAAAAGCAAGCGAAGAAATGAAAACTGGTGGTTCAATTTCTGATTTCCCATTAAAAAGATAAAAAAATAGGGGTAATCTTTTTTTTAATTTTCTATTAGTATAGTTTAATTCATATAGTGATAGTAGACTAGCTATTTGGTGATCTGTATCCTTCTGGATATCCTCTGAAACCTCCTCCTTCCCTTTCGATATATAGCGTACCAGCATATCACTAGACCCATGGAGAAAAACCCTTACGAGAAGAATAAGTATTAAACGCACTGCTGCATCAACTGCTGCGAGGTTAATATTAACATCAGCACCAAATAACTGGACAATCGTAGACGGAGGAATATAATATGAAATACTACTTAGCAACAAATGAGGTGGATGTATTCCACTATGGAGAAATGGCAGACACATCTGTGTTTACAACAGGTCAGCCAGTGTCCTTTGTGTATGTCACAAAGGCGGAACTAATAGCAAAACTGGCAGAGTATGGTCAGGAGTATCAGGAGCCACAAGAAGTGAGTGTTCCTGTCTCTGAAGCTCCTACTCAGGAACCACCCGTACCTGGACTACCGCTAGACGAAATACCCGTAGTCGATCCGGGTGAAATATAACTATAGCTGAATGAAGCATATTAAGGAATACCAAGAGCTTTTTGAAGCTCAGTCGCCATTAACTCGTGAGCAGAAGGACTGGCTCGATATGGGATCCAGCGGAACTTGGTTTCGTAATTCTGAAACAGGATTAGTTGATATAGTGGGTAATTTCATGGCTCATAGAGAGGGACTCACTGATTTTAAAGGAGTGAGGTTTGGAAAGGTGACTCACAATTTCATTTGCACATATAACTCTCTCTCCTCTCTAGACGGTGCACCACAGGAAGTGGGAGGAAATTTCTATTGCTATGACAATCAGCTCACCTCTCTAGAAGGAGGACCTACTATTGTTAAGGGAGATTATAATTGCGCAAGGAATCAGCTCACAACCCTAAAGGGAGCACCCGAGGTGGTTAAAGGTTATTTTGACTGCTGTAGAAACTTGCTTACCTCCTTGGAGGGTGCTCCGGAAAGTGTTGGTGGATATTTCGCTTGTTCACGTAACCAGATCACTTCTTTAGAAGGCTTGCCCAAATATATTGGAAGGAGTTTAGAATTACAGGACAACCCGGTTTCTCCTCCAGCCCTAAAATGGATCTATGTTGGCATGAAGGCGGGATACAGCTTTACAGAAGCACTGGTCAGATACTGGAAGGAGATAAAGAACCCAGAAGACCTAGCCATATTGGCTCCTTATAATTCCACTCTATCTTCAGAGGAGCTAAAGGGATACGAAGCACTAGGTAGATTTAAAAAGAGAATACTATGAGACACGTCAAGAAATATCAAGAGCTTTTTGAAGCTCGAACCCCATTAACACCAGAGCAGATCGAGTGGCTCGATGAGTGCACAAGAGGAACGTGGATGCGTAATCCAGAAACTGGACTTGTTGATGTGGCCGGCGGTTTCAATTGCGATGAAAAGGGTCTGACTGATTTCAAAGGGGTTAAATTTGGAGAGGTGAGTGGTGATTTCTTCTGCTCGAACAACGGGCTCACTTCACTGGAAGGAGCTCCACAGCAGGTTGGACGAGGATTCTTTTGCTACCGAAATAAACTCACGTCTCTAGACGGGGCACCGCAGCGGATTGGAAAGTCTTTCGATTGTTCGGATAATCAGCTTACCTCACTGGTGAATGCGCCACAGGAGGTTGGGGAACATTTCAGTTGCTCTGATAACTACATCACGTCACTGGTAGGAGCACCGCAGAAAATTTGGTTGGATTTCTATTGTGGTAACAACCAGCTCACCTCACTGGATGGAGCTCCTCAACAGGTTGGAGGTAATTTCTGGTGTGAAGATAACCAGATCACCACACTAGAGGGAGCTCCGCAGCGGGTTGGTGAGAATTTCAAGTGTTCTGATAATCAGCTCATCACATTAGAGGGAGCACCCCAGACTGTTGGTGGTAGATTCAATTGTTCACGTAACCAGCTCATCTCACTAGAAGGGACACTCCAGAAAGTTGGGACAGATCTCAATTGTGCGGACAATCAGCTCATCTCACTAGAGGGGGTACCGAAAAAGATTGGTGGTGATCTTTATTGTGAGGGAAATCAAGTTTCTGGACCCATGCTTAAATCTCTCTATAGGAAGATGAAATCAGGCATGTCCTGGGACGAAGCTGTTGAGATGCATTGGGACGATATGGATGAAGACGATAGGGCACTACTTGCTCAGTATAACCCAAGACTCTCACAGGAGGAGATAAGAGGGTATCAAGCACTAGCTAGGCTAAAGAAAAGAGTGATATGAGACACGTAAAGAGATTTATAGACCTATTTGAGAATGTGCATGAGCTCAACAGGGAACAGAGAGAGTGGCTTGACGAGTGCATAAAAGGAACATGGGAGATCAATCCAGAGACTGGACTTGTTGATATCGATGGTGATTTTAGATGCTCCTGGGGAAATCTGACAGATTTTAAAGGAGTGAGATTTGGTAACGTTACTAGGCATTTCGCTTTCCCTAATAATTATCTCACCTCCCTGGAAGGAGCACCTCTAAAAGTAATTAGAGGAGGTTTCGATTGCAGTAACAACAAACTCACCTCTCTAAAAGGAGCACCTCAAGAAGTGGGCGGGCATTTTTATTGTTCCGGTAACAAACTAGTATCCTTAGAGGGAGCACCTCGGAAGATAGGTGGCAATTTAAATTTCTCCTATAATTCAATCACATCTTTAGAGAAAGCACCGCTGAGCGTGGGAGGTGCGTACAGTTGTTCTGATAACTTGCTCACTTCTCTAAAGGGAGTACCTCAGACTATAGAAAATAGTTTCGATTGCTCCAGAAATCCTCTCACCTCTCTAAAAGGGGCACCACAGATTATAAAGGGAACTTTTGAATGCTCAGGTGACAATCTTAAATCATTAGAAGGAGGTCCACAGAGAGTAGATGGAGGATATAAGTGTTCTAAAAACCAGCTTACCTCCTTAGATGGGGCACCGGAAATAATAAACTCGTATTTTGATTGCTCCAGCAACTCGCTTACCTCTTTAAAGGGTGCGCCACGAATTATAAAGGGTTCTTTTTATTGCAGAGAAAATAACATTACCTCTTTGGAGGGAGCACCCCAGATTGTGGAAGGAGAAATATACTTCTCAGCCAATCCGATCACTCAAGCTGCTGTCCAGAAGATTTTTTTATCCATGGAGGAAGAAAATATTACTTTTGAGGAGGCAGTGGCACTGTGCTGGAATGATATTCCAGAGGAGGACCAAATCTACTTAGCCAAACATAACCAAGATTTATCTCCTGATGAGAAGAAAGGATATGAGGCATTATCTAGGTATAGAGGAAGAATCATATAAAAACATTGGACACAAAAAAAGCAATCAATTGATTGCTTTTTTAATACTATCTGTAGCTTATACTAGGAATTATGCATATAGTGCTGTTAGTCTAGCCTGAACGTCTGCGTCAGTCCATTGTCCAGCCGCGTCATATGCTGCTCCTTCCCATAGTACTACTGGCTCGTCAAGCTCTTCGATAAAGCATCTTACCATTTTCTTCTTTGGTAGGTCAACAATTCTCTCGATTGTGATTGTGCTGATTGTTTTACTTTTCTCTTCTTGTAAAACAACTTTCTTTGGATTTTCTAGGTTAATTTGCATGATGTGTTTTTATTTTCTCTATATATCAATACCAGGAAATAATCCGCCCAAGTGGACAAATTTCTAAATAAAATGATACCTGAATACTCCTTTCCCGCTCTGATATATAGGGATATGAAACATCTAAAGAGATACAAAGAATTGTTTGAAGAACTGGAGCCGAAAGACTTTATCGAGCTTGAAGATTTTGCGGACGAACTGTTTTCTGAACTTGGCTTAGATATAGTACTCACTAATCACTTCAAGCAAAGGGTCAACGACTGGAGAGAGAATAGAAAACCGATCACCTTTGAAGAGCTTGAACAGTTCTTTCTGAAAGCATATAAGAATGCAGGAAAAGACATCAAGAAGCTGCCGCATAACAAGGAGGTGGTTCTTAGAGATCACTGGACCAAATTGAACAGCCCCATTATAGTCAAGGATAGAGGTAGTGAGAAAGACGTTCTTATGCAGACCATAATGAGAAAGAAGGACTTTGGCAGTCCAGATCCAATCATCACGATATAATCTAAAATTTATTTGGCTAGCAACTTCGCTTGCTCTAAATCTCTAACCCCGAATTTTTGAGCTTGTTTAAGATATCCGCTCGAAGAGAATTTGTCTGGGTTATCCTTCACCATCCTATTCCACCCATTGTATTTCGTGGTGTAATTCCAGATTTCATCTGTTGAGTCTAAATTAGGATTCACTTTCTTGGTGTAAAAATACCCTCCGACATTACCACCAGTTCTATCTGCTCCATGAGCACAGTGTATTAGAGTGTTACCTCCTGAGAGTATCTCATTTACTTTATCCTGATCTTTTGTTGAGGATAGCTTATTGAATTTGATACCTAAGCTGTTGCATAGATTTTTCTCTTCCTGTATCGAAGTTCCAGGATCAGATTTTCTATGTCTGCTGTCGTTATCGTCGCCATTTAGCCTAATAACGTTTCTTATACCGTACTTCTCTAAGAAATACTTAAGATCTTTGAGTGGCATCTGTGCACTTCTGTAATTAGGCTTGGTTGTGGATAGATTATCAGGTATAAGATGTATGTTGTAAGTTTTAGATAGGCCTGCATCTTCTTTCTCAGTATCAAATGAGCCAGAGCTAATAAAATCCCCGCTTATCTTTTCAGGATCAACTTTTGCTGGTTCCTTGTATTGTATCTCACCAGATCCGGATCCAACACCAGGATACATTTTATTGAGTATATTGGACGGTATCTGCCTATCCCCCTCATTTAGTGCTTCAAATAGCTCGAATTTGCTAATTACCCTCATATTAAATAGAGATGTTACACTCACTTAATAGGTCAAATATATTCAAGTCCTTTATCTCATTAGTGGTATCCCAAGTGATTACCTGTGAGCCGTTTTCGTATCCACCTGAGCATTTACCGTCCTTAAAAAAGATGATGATAGATGAGGAATTATCCTCATCTGGTAATTCAAGTTCGCTTAGGCCTGGTAATATATGGATGCAATCTGAAAGTGATTCTGATTCTAGAACTAATCCGTTTGAATCACAGAATAATACTTTGAATGATCTCTCCTTGCTCTTTCCCATGATATTAAAAAACTCGTAAAGTTCAATGTTTTTCATATGATCTATATATCAATTAAGGGAATGTTGAATAGCACACTATCGTGTCAAATTGATGTGGTGATAATCATATTGATATGGTCCCGTCCGGGTTTTCACTTCCAACTGCAAGCAACTCTTTAGCTTTAGCTGCGTCTATTAGTTTTCCGCTTTTCACCATCTGTGTTGCTTCGATATCCTTAGCTGTATAAAATTTAGCTATGTACGGAATTAGTATTGTTAAAGCGTAAGTTCCTGTCTTCTTAATGTCACCATCAGAAACACCAGTTTTCTTTAAAATATCAATAGCTGCTGTTATGTATTTGTCTATATCCCCGATTTTATATTTGTAAGTAACTTCACCAGGTACAGATCCTTTTGTGGTTTCTTCCACCCACTGTGTAAGTGTCTTTGTGTCTAGAAGTCCCTTAGCTGGATCTAGAAAGTACTGCATTAAATTTTGAACTGTCTGAGGCTTGTTGCATGTTCCATTTACATCTTCCTTTTTAGCTCCACCGAATTTAACGCAAGATTTTCTGAATATAGTTTTATACTCTTCTATCCAGCTTTTTTGGTCCTTCATATCTGCATCCATCATTTTCTTGATAGCTGGAAGTATCGATAAAATAAACGGGTCAGTTACCGCTTTAGAAAATAACTTAATTTTACCAAGTCCTAAAGAATCAAAGACCCCCTCGTTGATAAAATTTTCAAATATCTTTACGTGTTTCATAGATTTTCTATTCGATTATTGACTATATGGAGAGATAGTTACCTGATTTATGGCACCTGTTTAACTAGTAGATGGTGCCGTGTATTTAGTTGGATTAGGCATTTCTATAATAGGTTTTTCATGTTAAGATACCTCTCCATAGCTGAATAGTACTTAAAGTCTTCTTCCGATAGTAGATCTTTCACCTGTTTATATATTCTAACCTTTTCTCCGTCGGTCATTTTGTCCCACTCCTTGATAATGCCTTGCTCCCATGAGATTTTGTATGCATAGCATGTTTTTGCTATGTCTTTTAAAAATTCCTTTGGCATGTCGTCTTGATCAGTCATCCATATTGTTCTAGCTAGCTGAAATTTTGGATCCTCGTAATTAAATCCTTTTAGTGATTCAATAGGGTTGTCCTCTAGATCTATAGTTCCATCTATGAATTTTGATATACCAACCACGTCTTTAATTTCATTGCCTGAGCAATTGTATAAACCTATAACTTCTTCAGGTGAACCCTCTAGACTTGTTAATTTATTTTCAGAGACATTAAAGTAACCATTAACTATTCTAGGAGACCCATCTAGACTCTGTAGATCACATGATGAAGCATCAAAATCTGCAGTTTCTTCAGGACAACCCGATAAAGACCTTAGATTGGAGTTCAGGTAAATCAGATAATTCATTGAGTTGTTACCCTTAGTAGGTCCTCCCTCTAAGCTAACCAGATCGTTTGAGTACATAATAAAATCACCTCCGATTTCTTTAGTACATCCTTTTAGATTCTTTATGTTGTTCTGAGCTAAGTTGAAACTGCCACCAACAAAATTTGGAGCACCCTCAACACTCTCTATACTGTTTAATGTACCCACAAAAGATCCTCCTACAATTTTAGGTCCTCCTTCCAGGGTGTAAATGAAATTACTTGAGAAATCAAAGTAACCTTTTACCTCTTCCGGTGATCCTTTTAGGGAATCTAAGCTACACAAATTGCAATAATAATGACCGCCTACCTTTTTCGGACCAAATTCGAGGGACTCTAATCTTTTATTCCTTTTACACGAGAAATCACCTCCTACAACTTCTGGGCATCCCTTTAAAGTTTTTAGGTTATTAGATGATATTAAAAAAACTCCTGTGACAACACCAAATTCTATATCCTCTAGATCGTATAGTGAATAATCCCTCGCATCGAAATCCCCATTGACGTCCACCTTTCCCGTTACATCGTTATATGTCCACGATCCTTTTTGTCTGCAGTGCAGATCTAAAAATTTAATCTGGTCCTCAGTTAGACCCCGGGATTCCCCCTTATCTGATTCAGAATCCTGATATTCCTCAAATAGCTCTTTATATTTCTTAACTCTTTCTATCATCTGAATTTAGGTTTCAATCTGTCCTCCCATTTTCTAAGTCCAAGATTTCCTCTTAGATATGCATCAGCTTCTATCTCTTCAGCGGCTTTAGTAGAATCTTCGCCTAATCCTGTAACTGCGGGACTTAAATCTAGCCCCTTATTGATATGCTGATCTGCGTGTATTAGCTCGTGAGCAATCGATCTCAGTATGTCCTTAAGTGCTCTACCTGTAACGAATATGTTTATGCAGTTGTCTTTAAAGTCATAGTACCCAGTTCTTTTGAAAGCTGGATGTGTATCTGGTTGTTCTTCCTCTATGAAAGCAACAGTGGGTATCGACTCTTCAGGGAAAGGCATATCCTGCATCATGTGTCCCATGAGAGAGCAGCATAATGGTGATATGTTCTCCCCGCCTATATTGAAAGAATTTCCACTGTTAACCTGTGGCATTATTTCTATCTGTGAGAGATAGTCACTGAATTTTTCTACCTTATGCATTTTCGTAAACGTCTTCTAAATGTTTTATTTTGATTAAAGCCTTTTTACCGGCTAAGTGTGATTCTAATTCCTTTTCTACTCTTATGAAAAGTTCCAGAAGACTTCTCCATCCACTATTGGATGAGAAAAATGAAGGCTTAAATGAATCTATCTTTTGATATGTGAGTGTTTTCCAATTCCCAACCAGTCTTTGTGCTGATTCCAATTGATCCGGCGTATTTACCGATTTAACTACTGATCTAATCCAGCATCTGTGGCTTATTATATCATTCTTTATCTGTTCTATTTCCTTTATGCTCATGTTAATGGAATTATCTTTTTGAACCTTGCCCTCTGTTAATCTTCTTCCATAATTTAGAAGATTTTAGGTTGGATGCTTTTGTTTTCGAGTGGACGCCCGGTCTTTTTCTTCTAGGCTTTGCCTTGTGCTGCGTGGATGAGGAGGTGGTTGTTTTCTTGGCCATGGTTAGTCTTTTTTTAGATTATATATTTACAGGACCAATATAATTCTGCCAGCTAATCGTTGGAATATGGCCAGTCGTAGCTATCGTCTATTATTTCGTGTTTGTGCATCGAGTTTTCTATAAAAAGTATGATTAGACTAACATCGCCTTTGGTCTTACACGTCCCTCCTAGAGTATAGTTTCCTATAACATCTGGGTCGTCTATTATTCTAGAATTTATTAATTTGGAAGAATGCACTTCTTTTAAATTAGCTAAAGCTTTTTCAAGCTCATTCTTGTTTTCTGAAGTGACTGAGAACATCCATGCATTATTTGCAACGGATGGCCGAAAGGAAGATAGCGTTTTTACCATTTTTGTTGATATAAGAAAAAAAAGATGACCCTAGGATCATCTTTTATATCTGAATTTTGTTTTTTATTTCTTTGACATATTAACAAGCCAGCTATAAACAGTATCACCCGTTTTAGTTTTTAGCCACCCGCTCTTAAGTTCGTTAAGAGCCCAAAGATATCTCTGCATAACCCAAGAATATTTATCGTCCAGCAAAGGTCTTCCGCAGCATCCACATCTTACCATTTCATCACCAGGATCTGGGCTTACCGGTTTAAGGACCTGTGTTGGAGGCTGGGGAAGTACTACTGCCACGTTATCTATAGGCTGTACCAAATCAAATTGATAATCATTCTGTTTATTTACAGGTATCCATATTAAATATACACACTGCTCAGCTAATGCTTCAGGTGAACCTTTTCTGGTTGCGCTTCCAACTATAGCATCCTTTGAAATCTTTATGTACTTTGTTAGTGCTGACCAATCTAGATTAACGGTAACCTTTGTGTCTGGAGCTGTTGGTGGAGTGTTTTTATCAAACCACGTCTTCAAAGCAGCGACTAGATTGTTTGCTCTTCTCTGAGCTAAAGCGAAGTTATCATATCCTGAGCTAGAACCGACCGCTGATGCGGACCCTCTAACTATCAATTTGTTATCCGCTTGTCCTGTTTGGTTGTAACGTTGTAACCATAGCCATCTTAGAAGCTGAACTGCATCTTGAAATGCTGTGGAATTGACATCTATTTTATCGATACCTGTTCCGAAAAGATTAGCCGTTAGTTGAATTGGCTGACCTGCTACGAGTTTTGTACCCATTTTTTCGATCTCTGCCCAAGGGTGGGCATTTGCGAGTCCTGATAGATTATCCTCATTTAGTGATTGTGAAAAATCGGATAGTTTTTTAAATCTTTTCATTTTTTTGAATTATTTACAGAACTATATATCTAAATCAATCAAACAACCCGTTGATATCGCTTAGGCGTTTTAGTATCTCCTTTCCTTTCTTTATTTTGTACCAAACATCACCAACTTTACATCCAATTTCTTTTGCTATCTCTTCGTGGGTGTAGTCCTTAAAGTACTTTAATTTAATAGCAGTGGCAACATCAGGTGGTAGCTTTTCAATAAGTAATCTCACTAGTTTGATAACCTGAGTGCGGTCGATATCTTCTATTGTGCTTTCAGATTGGCCAATCTCTCTAATTTCCATGCTAACCGTAGATACACCCTGGTAGCTTTCTGCGCTAATCCTCTTTTTACCTTTTGGTATAGCATTGACGTGATTGTGAAGACAAGCTATCATCCATGTGAAAAATTTGCTCTTATCCGGATCGTAAAGGTGTAGTGATATGAAACACCTGCCCAAAACAGACATAACTATATCTTCTAGATCATCCTCCCCTTTACCGGGTAATCTTCTTTGAGCAGCTGTAAATAGAATCAGCTTATATTTTCTAGCGAGAATATTATACGATCTTTGATCGCCATCCATAGCCTGGATGACTAGTTGTTTATCCTCCTCGTGTGTGGTGTAAATTGGCTTCTCTTTCTTTGACATCAATCATTATAGACGGATAGAGACTGGTAGTTTCTTATATTAAGAGAAGCTATGATACCTGCTATTGTGCCGCCTGGATTATAATATCCTATTCTTCTGTCTTTTGACAGCAGCAATATCCTCATCAGTATATCCCAATTTGGAGAATATAAAATCCTTGATGCCTTTTATTCTTTCTGATGTGCTATCTAATAAATCGATAGACATTGGATTTTCATCGAAGTATTTTAAAATAGAGTCTTCCTGCAGAATGGGAGCTGTTAATATTATAGATCTCGCGATGTCATTCTCTCGGTTTGTTGCAAACGTATTTTTACCTACAACGGTTCCATTTTGTGTCCAGTTTCTCGATAAACATCCATTTTCTAAGACTAGAAGACAATGCTTAACGTCATAGGGTATAGTGAAAAGATCTCCTATACCTAGATCCTGGCATTCTTGAATGCCCTCTAAGGATAATCTATTATAATAGTTTTCACCTCTTATAGAGATCGTTCCTTTAACCACGCCTAAACCTTCTAGATCTTCAAGTCTACCCCCTTGTATTAAAAAAGTAGTTCCCACGTAATCGGGTGCATAAACCAATGATCCAACTTCTCCGCTGTCAAAAGCTTGGTCCCCAAATGCTATAGTAAATTGGCTTTTAATTTTACCGAACCTAATTTCAGAGAGTGTTTCCTTTTCCTTTTTGTTAAATATATTAATATCAATATTACCGTCCACATTAATCCTCCCGGTTGATTTGTCGTAATACCACTTCGCTCTAGTTCCGGAGGAAATTAATCTCACATGGCGCAGCCCTAAGTTTGACCCCTCTATGGAAGATAGCGTTTCCCCCATTTTTTTGAGATCCTTATCGTATCTTTGTATGAGATATGTGAGCATATCGTCTATCGCTGTAAGATCGTTTCTTACAAATCCTGATTTTGCTCCTTTATCTCGGATGTACCCTGACTTCTGTAGAACCACTCCCTCTGGATAAAACCAGGGAGATCCTGGATTCTGAATATGTAGGCTCTTATTCTTGGTCATAATGGGGCTTGTCACATTAACGAATCCTCTATTCTTCAGTTCTGCCCATAGAGGATTTGATTCTATTGAATCGTAGTCAGCATTCCAGCTTGAATTTGTTTCATCCTGGCTTTCGAAAAGTGAAAAGCTTAATATATTGCGCATCCTGATTTATTTTTCTTTGGACAGTGACTTTAAAACTTCTATATTTTTAGAAATTCTTTTGGTGTTCTTAGCCCAATTCTTTCTGTTTCTTCTCTTGGTCCCTTCTTTTCTTGCCTTTGCCATATTGTATTATTTTTTTATATAATCCTATTCGTCATCCTGAGTCTAGCAGTCAGATACTTTTTTTCGTCCTCCGGTATATTTAAACTAGAGCTTTCTCTAAAGAACCTTCTGGTTTCTTTTTTAATGGCAACGAGCGGACTGTCTGTGCTTATTTTATCACCTCTTCCTATTAATAGCTTAAGCTCGCTAGATATTTGTTTTCTCAAGATGCCATCTAGAGCTTTTATTAGCTCTCCCTCGTCGCTATAGCCCAATGTGATTATGTCCAGTCTTGCGCCTTTTTGCACAGCCGTTCCCTCTCCAGAAGCTGTTATTTTAATTCTACCAAAAGCGTGACCCTTAAGTCTAAAAATTAAACCAGCATAATAATTATCTGATTTAAGCATTTCAACCGCTCCCGTTTTTTCAATCACCTCCTTAAGATCCTCGAAAAATGGGGGTAATCCCAATTGGGCCTCACCTGGTAAAAGTCTGATCAATTTGAATGTGATCTCTAAATCTTTACCATCGGCATCTATAGTAAATCCTTCCTGTTTTAAAAAATCAAGATACGGAGAGCTGATCCCTGATAGATCATGTATTATACCGGATCCTCCCGCTTCATGATCTTTTATAGCTTGGTATGCAGAGATCTGTCCGTTTCTAGGATACCCAACTGTGACATTAGGCTCTCTAAGAACTTTTAAAGAGATATCGTGATCCTCTAAAAATTTATCCAGCTCATTTCTTGGAATGGAGTTGTTTCCTTTTCTTATAGAGTCATAAACAAGTTCTCTTATTAATAGCTCCGGGGTTGACATATACTTATGTCCATAATCTCTTCCTGCGCTACTGTACCAATAGATCCAGTTGCCACCTCTTTTTTCTATCTGTGTCTTAGATGGCAAATAAGAAGTTTTCAGGTAGATCCTACCGGTTCTCTTGGGCTCTATTGTAGCGTCCCTGCTTAATATCTTACCCCACTCGGAGTTTTCAAAAGCATCTTTAAACTCCTTTACCTCAGGAAGTTCGGTAGTTTCTGATTCTTTAAGAATAAATTTTTTAAAGTCTAGAATAAATGACATATGTCTTATATATCCTCCGATATATAAGTCAGGACCAATAAATAATAAAGCATATGAAATATCCTAAGAAATACTTAACTTCAAACCCGAATGTTATGAAAAGAGAGATTAAAAAACACGGTGAGAAAGCGGATGATGATTCATCAGCATATGGACCATGGGATGCGGATTATAAAAGCAGAAAAGCAGGAAAGGGTAAGAAAGTGGAAACTAAATCTAGCAAATACACCAAGAAGTTTAAAGAAATGTACGGTGAAAGCGAAGAAATTCCATTAGAGGATAACCCCAATCTTTTGAAGCTGGATGAATTTAGTAAATTAATGGAGGAAGCTGCTTTCGAAGTTTTCGAGGATCTTTCAATAGAGCTGGATGAGGAAGAATTCGAGTCCATGACAGAAGACATTAACGAAGGGGGAAAGGCAGATACTGCTTTAAGAAACAAAGCTAAGAAAACAGGATTTCCCTTGGGGATCTTAAGACAGGTCTATAAACGCGGCTATGCAAGTTGGAAGCGAGGTCACACCCCAGGTGTGACACCTCAGCAGTGGGCTATGGCAAGAATCAATTCTTTCGCAGTTGGTGGCAGAACAACTGAGGTTTCCGATGGTGCTCTTTACAGACAAGCTAAGAAAGCAAGAGCTGCGAGAAGGAAAAAGAAATAAGAGAAACTTAATCCGTTCATTATTCTAAATAGAGTAATGGAAAACAAAACGGATAGTAAGTTGGTGTGCATAATAGGAGCCCCATCCTCGGGTAAAAGCACCTTAGCAACATCAGTGCATCATTCATTAAAGGTTCAGGGTAAGAATTCAATATTTGTTGGAGAGGCTGCTACGGATTACATAGCAGAATGGGGAATACCCGACACACCTCTAGACCAGATAGTTATATTCTACCAACAGCTAGGAAGAGAAAAGATGTACCAGAACTCTAAGGAGTGGATAATCTGTGACTCTAGCACTATTCTAAATTACTTCTACTTTAGATCATTCTTTCAAGGCTCATTAACAAGAAAGGACATTGCTGTAATAAATCACGTCCAAAAGGAAATACTCAAAACTCTAGATCAGTGGCACCGAATATATTACGTTCCACCAGTAGAGAATTTTTCCATAAAAGACGGAATAAGATTTCACAACAAAGAAGAAATAGGAAATCTTGATGCTATAATAAGAAGTTACCTAGTGATGGAAAAAATAGAATTTGTGGATCTCAGCAATATAGACATTGAAGATCGCTCATCATTTATAATCAAAGACTTACTCAAATAAAAAAAGCCCCTTATTTCTAAGGGGCTTTTAGTTTATCTTTATATTGTTATCCTACATGACCAGTTGAAGCAGTATTTCCGTATGGATTTCCTGGTGAGAAACCAAATATCGTACCCGATAAAGCTGATCCTGTTTGGTATACTGATATCGGAAGATATACACCAGTATTACCTGCTGCTATACTTATCTGATTTCTATTACCGTTAGCGTCAAAAAAATCTAGAGTTGCAGCTCCAGGAGCAACATAAACGCCGCATATTGGCATTTCTCCGTTTTGAGGACCTGCAGTAGCACCAGTACCACCTGGTCTATAGTTTGTGCTAGCTACTAATCTGTAGCAAATGTTTCCCTGTATCATTTTAAAATTTTTATTTATATATCAGTTTATTCGACAATCTCTATCTGGTTAATGATAGTGCCTGGTGTTATGTTCTGAATTGCACCTAGATTTTCAGTGATTCTTCCAAAGCAAGTGTGATTTCTATCCAGATGCTGCGTGTTCTGTCTATTGTGACAGACGAAGAATTGTGATCCGCCTGTGTTTCTACCAGCATGAGCCATTGATAAAACTCCAGTGTCATGGTATTGGTTACCACCACCTGTTTCGCATGGGATAGTGTATCCAGGTCCGCCTGCTCCGTTATTATTAGGGCATCCGCCCTGAGCAACAAATCCTGGAATCACTCTATGGAAAGAAAGTCCATTATAAAAACCCTTCTTAGAAAGATCCACAAAATTTTTAACTGTTCCTGGAGCATCTGTATCGTAAAGATCGAATGGAAAATCTCCTTTGTCTGTTTTAATAATTCCTTTTGTCATTTTATTGTTTTTTTAGTTTATTTTTCAACTCTAGCTATTAGTTTATCATATAGAGATTTAATCTCGTCCACACTTAAGTTTGATTTCTTGCCGTTTATATCGATTGTGCAAGAGACGACATTACCCTCAACGTACCCTTTGTTTGAATCCACTCTATCAAAGCTCATTGAGTACATGCCATCTTGCTCAAATTCTCTACCTGTATAGTAGCAAGTTTTGTAAGACATTAGCTTCCTAACTGTATCGAAAGATAAGTTATAGTCTAATTTTCTGTCTACTGCACTCTGGTGGATCTTTATCATTTTTCTAGCCACCTCAAGATCCGATATAGAAGGCTCTATTAAGCGGGGTGCTTCTTTTTTCTTTCTGACTGCCATTAGTTCTCAATCATTTTTTTCTCAGTAGCCGTGAGAATTAATGTTGTTAATGTTCCTAGAAGGAGATATGGGTTAGCATTTGAAGCTGGCCTTCTGTCCTCTAGATATCCTTTAAATCCTTCCTCTTTTGTAGCTAGTGGGATCCTAATTGATGCACCTCTATCTGAAACGCCCCAGCTAAATTTATCTATGCTTTGTGTCTCGTGCTTTCCTGTTAATCTCATTTCATTGCCTGAACCGTATGAAGAGATCGATATGTCGTGATATGTCTGAAGAGTTTCAAAGATTGAATTAAAAAGATCCTCTCCCCCTTCTTCTCTCATTTCTTCTGTTGAGAAGTTAGTGTGTAGTCCAGACCCGTTCCAGTCACCTTTTACCGGTTTAGCTGCCCATTCAATTTTATAGTTATACCTTTCAGCTACTCTTTCCAGGATGTATCTTGAGATCCATAGATTATCCGCAGCCTCTAGAGCATCCTTAGCAAAAAGCTGATATTCCCACTGGCCTAAAGCAACTTCAGCATTAGTCCCGGTGATCTCCAAACCACAGGAGAGGCAGTAGTCAAGATGCTCTTCCACAATGCTTCTGCCTGCAACGTTTCCTGCTCCAACACCGCAATAATAATCACCCTGTGGTCTCATTTCAGAGCTATCTTTTTTCCACCCAAGAATATTACCCTCTAGTTCCCTTATAAAATACTCTTGCTCAAATCCCACCCACATATCGGTCTTAATGATGCTACCTCTATGGTTTGTCTCGTGTGGTGTACCGTCTGGATTTAAAACCTCGCAAAGAACGAGATATCCTAGATCCCTCAATGGATCTGGACACATTTTAACCGGGTTTAGTACAAGATCTGAAAAATTTCCGCTAGCTTGTCCGGTTGAGCTTCCATCAAATGTCCACTGTGGAAGGTCACTTAGCTCTGGTAGTCTTAAATGCATTCCATCTAGGCCTATAGAAGGAGAATAGATTCTTGTTTTAGATCTTAATTGGGGTTCTGGCCTTGTGCCATCCAACCAAATGTACTCTAATTTTATTTTCATACTTTCTTTAGATTATTTTTTGTTATTATAGACGTCTCCCCTGTTAAAGTTCTTTTTTTTGTTTTATGGATATATAATTCACTATGAAAAACATTAAAATTTACGAGACCTACATCGCGGAGAAGAAAGGAATTCACCCCGCTATTTACTCCCACCTTGAAAAGTTCTTTAAAAAGAACGCTAAGGGAACTTTCGCAGAGGCAAAGGAATACTTAAAACCTAAAATGAAAGACTGGAATCTTTCCAAGGATGACTACACGGAAGCTAAGAGAATATTCTGCTAATATGAGACACATAAAGATATACGAAGACTTTGATCTTGATAGATTTCTGGAGGATCCTTATAGTGAGATTCACGGTGACGATGACGTGATCGATATTGGATCTTATGTTGATTCATATAGAGGACCTGGTCAGGTAATAGATCTAGACGGCAATTTCTGGGTGATTCAGCCTATAGGTTCATCATCTGATAGATCATTCAGAATACCTAAAGAAAGCGCAGAAAAAATGAAGTTAGAAGACGTTCAAAAGTTAGTCTCTGCTTCTAGCTCAGCTTCCAACACAAAAGCAGAAATCGATAAGATAAACTCTGATGTTGAGGACTTCATGGAGGGATCAATTAGTGACGAGGATGGGGAATGGAAGTATAGAGGTAATATCAATACCGCTATAGAATTTATAGAAGAGATTGTTGTAGATTTATATTCTCTTAACAAAAGAGACTCTAATATGAAATTCACGGACTCTTTCGCTAAGCTAATTTCTAATCTAGCTATACTATTTGATAATATAGTGGAAGCTTCCGAGGATAAAGCGGAAATGGAGGACACTATAAAAAGACTTATTGGTGAGATACAATCTTTTTAACACTAATCATATTAAATAAAAAAAGGAGCTTTTAGCTCCTTTTCTTTTGTGTGTTCGTTTCCTATTTGATTCTAGCCTTTATAGCTTTAAGAAACTCGTCCTTTCTATCGATTACCTCTTTTAAAACCTCTGCGTCTTCTTTCTTTATACCAACACCTTTCTTCTTAAACATCTGGTAGATGAGCTCTATATCATCATATCCCTCATTGGATGCTCTATAGATCTTCTCCATGTCATCTTTTGCGTATGCGTTTCCGATAATCTCATCGAATACGTTCCACATAGATTCTGTGAATATCCCATTGTCTTTAAAGAATTCGAGGAAATCGGATGGCTTCAGCCCCATTTCATCAAAGATCAATCTAGATACATCTGCAGATATCTCTTCCCATTCCTCTGGAGTCATTATACCCTTTGCAATGTTTTGGTTCATTGACACTAGTGATGTAACGATCTTTCTAGGATTTAGAGAGTTTGCAGAATCGTCTGAGAACTTGTGGAAATTCTCCATTGCCAATCTTAGCTTAACCTCTTTTGGAAAATCTTCCTTTACCGTGTTAATAAATTTAGCTGGATATCCCAGTTTTTCAAACACTGTCCAAAAATAAGATCCCTTTGCATCCGGTATTGCGCTATTGAACTTGTCTGCACTATCTGTCACCTTACCGTCTGTTGAGATAGTCATACCAATTAAGCTATACTTATCTGTGACTGGCTTTGTGAAATTGAAGGTGTTAAGCTGGATTTTTCCACCTCCATAGGTCCAGAATGTGGAAGTTGCTCTGCCAATACACCATTTATCTCCAAATAGCTTAGCTTGTGCTTTACCCGTTCTGGTTGAAATCGATAGATAATCTTTATCCCTATAAAGAACCTTAACCGAACTGCCAAGTTCATTTATTTCTTCGGAGTATATTGGAGCTTCGTCCATATCCTCTTGTGCATTGGTTAGCTTATCGTAGTTTTCTAGAAACTGGTTGGATGAATCTATAAAATCCTGTACAGTTTTGTAAATTCTGAGGTTGTATTTTTGAGTCTCTGGATTATATCCTAGCATTTGCTTGAAACAATCCTCGCCTCTCTCTTTAGCTCTATTGGATATGTCCATTAAAGCATTTACCTGGTCTTTCGTGGCTTTCTTGTAATCGTCTTTTAGTTCCGAAGCAAATTCATTAGTGAGATCCTTTAAAGCTCTCTTTTGCTCTACTATATTTAGATCATCCTCCAATCTCTCCCATCCAGGTCTTGAATCATCTGGTGTCTTCTCTATCTTAGAGTATTGATCTACTGTCATCGGAAGCTCGTTAAGATTCTGTTTGAATCTCAAAAGTTTCTCGTGGATAGATTTAACCATATCCATAGTAGCTCCTTCTTCGAAGAAAAACTTTGTTAATAGGTATGTGTATCCTGGAGTCTTAGCATTTAGGTCTCTAATCTCAATCCAATCTGGATTTCTGAGAATGTCCTTTTTAATATCTTCGTCTAAGTCCTTTACTTCTTTTCTGTATTTCTTAGCGTATTCCTTATAGAGGAAATCTTTTGCCTGTTGAACGTTCTCAAATAGAGAGTTGTAGGTTATCTTTTTAGTGTACATTTAAAATATAGATTATTTGTCTGGATATATATCAAACAAATAAATAACAAAAATGAATAAGGTTACAACAAAAATCGACGAGTTTGTGCAGATGTCGGAGCCAAAGCCCACAACGGCACCTCCAAAAACTACACCATCGCCGAGCACAACGCCTTCTAGACCAAGTCCAATTAGAAGGGATAAACCAGCAGTAGAACCTAAACCGCAGGCTAAGGTAGAGGACACAGTTAATAGATTCATGGAAGAACTTAAAAAAGTTAGCAAACCATTCAATCTTGATCTTAAAAAACTAAAACAAGTATATGGCAACTATTAAAAATTTCGAAGAGTATTTAAACGAAGCTTCCTTAAGAGGAAATGCTGGAATCCCTGGTGAATCTGAGGATGGAGGTGGAAAATACCTATCTGACGTTGAGAGAAGAGCTAAAGAGAGATTAGATCAACTTAAAAGAACACATGGCGCAGAAATCGGTAGATTCATGGGAATGGTTGGTGAATCTAGAAGACTTCAGGAACCCTATAAAAAAGAACTAGAACAAATAGCAAAAGATGCTATTTTGAATTTGTATTCTGAAATATTGGATGGTGTTAACCTTGATATCAAATTTGCCAAGAAAGGTGAGATTCAGGACACGATGGAAAAAACACCAGAGGAGCCACAATTCCCAGAATTAGAAGAACTGAAGGATAAAGGTATTATCAGTGCTATCCAAATGAGAAAGATTGGTAATAACATCGGACAGGGAGAAGCTAAATCGGTTAAAAAAGCATTGAATCTTCCTGAGACAAGAGATGCTATATTAGGTCTAATGGGCCAGACAGACGGAAAGAAATACATCGAGCTTTTAAATAAGATAACAGAAATAGCGGATTTTTTCGATTGGTCAATACCAATGGAGGTTCAAAAAGAAATGTGGAAAGCCAATAAAGATGGGTTTTCGGGATCTGCTGAGGTTTCATGGGACGAGAAGAAAGAAAATCCAGATAAGGAAGAAGAACTAGAGGATTTCCTAAAGAATCTAGAAAAAGGAAACATTGAGGATGAGGAGGATAATCTATCAGATCTTATGGGAGTTAGCGTTATAGCAAGAGGTCATGATTTTGCTATGCTTTTACACGAAGCAATTAAAGGAATATGGCAGTTGATTCTGGCTAATAACATTCCTTCAGATGAAGAGACAGCTGGAATAGTAGTTATGAACACAGATACACTAGCAGATGAACTAGAGGATCTTAGATATGGTCCTTATATAGCTGCAGACTTAAGGGAGTTTATCAACTCTTTCAAGGAGTCCAGGGAGATGGAGAATCTTAAAGAAAGAGTAGCAGGTGAGCTTATGGTTATGGAACCTGCTAAATTCTTAGAACTTTTTAGAAACATATTAAATGGTTTCGTGCTAGGCGATGCAAAGGCACTAGATATAGCTAAGAGAGAAACACAGAAGATCATAGATTCCATAAAGGAAGAGCTTAGCAAATATGATCTTGCTCAAGCGGGAATAGAGACATACGCAGAGGAGCCTGTAGAAGTTGAAATGGCCGATGATGTAAAAGACGATAATTATTACACTAGCCTCTCGAAAAGAGAAATCGAGAAGGAAATAGATGCAGCTTTAGATGCTGGTGATTTCGAGAAGGTTAAGATGTTATCTAAATTTATCAATGAATCATTAAAGGTCAAGATAGCTAAAAAATTATATCCAGATCAAGGATATCCAATTTTCGATCTATAATAAGTTACAGGTCGGATAATAAAAAAGGAGTCTATTTAGACTCCTTTATTTTTTTAAAAATCTCCCAATCGTTTTATGGAAGATTCTGTTAATTTCTGGTTGACGCCTAGAGCAGATCTTGCCCATGACGTGTAAGACATACCTGGTAAGTCATCAGTCTTTTTAAAATCCCCTTCATCTTCTTCGCCATCCTCTGTTAATTGCTCAGTCGGAGTTCCGTATTCTTTATTGAATGTTGTAATTAGTGTATCCTCGTCGTAATCTGGAAAATTAGACATTAGAAGATCGTAGATCTGTTCCCATAGTTCCTCAGAAGCCATGCTATCTATATCTCCTTTGTTGGCATAGATAAATTCCTTCACATCATTTTTTACCTGTGAATCCCTGTATCTTGCGTCCTCGTATAGCCTTTTAATTTTCATTTTATACTTATTTTATCTTATATATCAGAATTACGGGAAGGACTTGCTATACCGTTCAAATGATGCTCTACATATATACTATACTATGAACAGTGAATACATCAAGGCAATTGCAGACAAGTTGGATAAATTGAAAGCTGCTAGTGGGGAAGTCAATTTACCGAAGGAACATTTAGGGAATTCATTTGATCCTTTTATGGACCAAGGAAATGCAGCAATTGCTTATCTTAAGAAGATAGGAAAGTGGCCTATTAATGGGGGTTAACCCTCATATGGATTCCAAACTAGACTATCAGCAGTGGATTCCCTAGCCAATGCTATGCATTCGCCATTTTCTTTTGCAATAGCTACCAAGCCACATCCCTCACAGATAGAATCAATCTCTAGCATGTAACCCTCGTTAAGGGATTCAAAAATTTTTTCTATGTCAATATCAGGTTTTCCAGGAAATCCTTTCTCGTGATGACACTTAGTACAAAAATCTGCCATAATATTTTAGAACTTTTTAGTTTATATGAGTAAAATTATTTCAAATCACCGTAGGATATATAAGGAATATGGAAAAACATTTGTTAAATTTTAGTAGATTCTTCAAGATCTCGTCAGAAAAAAGAGTAAACGAGGGAAGAATAGAGGGATTTCATTCCTTTAAATCGTTAAACGAAGCATCCTCTAATAGACCTAAGGCGGCAGTAGTAGGAGATAATCTAGCTTCTTTTTTCAATACCATAATAGCTAGAATATTCAGTGGGGGATCAAGGGCCGGAAGTATAGACGGAGACAAGATAAAACCAGGAATATGGTCTTCTGGTAATATCTCTACTCCAGATTATCTGAAAATGATAGAGCAGTATAAAGAGCAGCATCCGGATGTGCCATATGTTTTTCTTTCCCTTGGTTTGGGCGACAAGTATCAATATTCAGAGGAGATGCTACAAGATGCTAGGGATATTAAGACAGAGTTAAAGAGAATATTCCCTAATGCTTCTAAATTTTTCATAATTCCCGGAAGCGGTTGGGGTTATAACACAGAGGATAAAGCAGAAATGCCTACGTGGATGTGGGAGAGTGGAAATATAGAAAATGGTGCTACAGTTCAAGAACCATCGGAGATAAATGAATATTATAAGGAAGTATGGGACAAGTTAGGATTTGATAGATTGCCGGTTAGAATAGGTATTAAAAAAGGAAAGGATAAGTTTGCGGAGCCTCTTAGCAAAAGCACACCAGATATGGAAAAGCTAACTGAGTTTATAGATGGTGTAATTAAAGGCGAAATTCCTGTTCAAATAGAAGACATAGAAAATGGAGAAACCGTACAGGGTCTGGATACAGATTCTAGCACGAGAGAATTCTATGATGTCATACAGAATGCTATCAACAATAACGAGTCCAAAACCAAACAGAGACCATCAAATTACACATACGATCCTGTAGTGGAAAGAGTTCAGATAGGACTTAAGTTCCTAGGATTTGACCTACCTATACACGGCGCAGATGGACTATATGGTCCTGAGACTGAGAGATCAGTATCTGATTTCAAACGAAAATACAACGTAACTGGGGAAGGATCTGTAATGGATCTAGCTTTCCTTTCCTCTTTAATCGCTAGATTAAGAGAGAATGGATTTAGTGGGAAAGACCTTAGTAAAGTAGTACAGAGAAGTCAAGATATGGCAGGATCTGATATCGTTATAGGGGACACTAGATTGGGAGACGGTGAGACCTCTTGGGTTTATTGGTTATCACACAATCAAGGATCTGCTGGAGCTGCAGAGCTTTTAAAAGTTGCTTTGGGAGCTAAACCAGAATTTTCATCTAATGGAAAAAAATGGTTCATGAGTGGATGGGCAGGCAAAAGTAACCACATAAAGGGAAACGTTGGAGATAGAGGATGGGATGGTGAATATAAGACTAGAATAAAAGCAGCTTATGACCAAGGTAACGATCAGCTAGTTGCTAAATTATTTACAGAGTATCAGAAGAAGAAATTCGACCAAATGCTAGAAAGGGGTAGAAGAGATTTACCAAAGCATCCTGAAATAAAAGCAATACTCCAAAAATATGCAAACGTTTTCCCTCTTGATTTCTTAGCAGCAGTAGCGTCTCAGGAATCCGGGTTCAATCCTAGATCAGGAAATAATAAATACAAAGGTCTTTTCGCTCTAGATCCAAACTCTGGATACGGCAAGAAATATGGATTGACCGCAGCAAATGTTCATGATCCTGAAAAGAATGCTGAAGTAGCTGTTAAATTCTGGAATGATAATAGAAAGGAATTCAATTCTTTAATGTCATCTAACGAGCTAGCAGCTCTTGGCTTGGACAAATCCTCTGGTAATATGGCTTAATCTTATTATTTTTGAGCAATAAAAAAAGGGATCTATATGATCCCTTAATTTTTGTAGTGATTTTTCAATCTCCGTATTTGTCTCTTACTCGGACTCTGATATGTCTATACCATAGTCTTTCATGTAGAAAATAGATAATTGGTTTAAGTATAAGTTCACCTATACCCAATAGTGAAGATAGTTGAATTGATGCACCTAGTGAATAAGCTACTGCTACCGTAGTTATAGTTCCAAGTATTCTATAGGAGATTGTTTTTAGGATGTGTCTAGTTAAAACTGATTCCTCTTTAACTGTTGTCACATAGGCAATGTTATTCCTGATGCTACAGAATCCCTCACAGCTTATGTGCCATTTATAATCGTTTATCTCTTCTAGCCAATCTTTTGTTGTGTAGACGTGACCGTTTACCACGATATCCGAAACTAGTGTTTCTTTACCGTCTTCGATGAGTCTCCATCTGTCATCTTCAGAAGTGGAAACCGTGTTAAATCTAATCTGAAATTTCTTAGATTTCTCTTTCATAACTTGCCCTCCGATTTCATTTTTTCTCTGATCTTAGTTGCTGATATATCGTGGATATCCTGCGGTGGAACATGCTCTATTAAATCGTAACCTACCCCTCTTCCCCAGTTTATGCTTTCGATATCTGGAATGATTCTTAACTTAACTCTTCCCTCAGATATAAGATCAGCTAAAGACACCATTAGATTCTCGTGTATCTGTTGGGCAGTCCATGGATTTTTCTCATCAACTGCAACGTCTCTAATGCACAACAACACATTCTTTCCTTCGTCTAAACTCTGATCAATGAGCCACTGATGTCCATCGTGCCAAGGCTGCCATCTGCCAACATACATTGCATATACATTATCAGTGATTGATGTTTTTTTATCTGCTTTAGCTATATAGTTCTTCATATTTCTGATATTTTGTTTGCGATGATGTTAGTACACTCTTCTAATGAATTGGAGGTGTCTATTAAGATATAATTTGATTTAGGTGGCTGGTAGTTTTCAACGTGAAAATTCTCCCTGCCTCTTATCTGGTCAGTTGTGATGTAGTATTCTAGAATGGAATTCCCCATCTTAGATTTGAATTCTTCTCTCTGATCCTCGTATGGAGAAACTAGAGAAACTAAAACCATCTTACCCTTTGATTGGATATAGTGAGCAAGGTGCTGAGCTAGCTCAATATTCTTCCTCCTCCCAGCCTCTGAATAATCCTTGTTCTGGTAGATTTCTCTGATATCGTCTCCATCTATATGAAAGGCATCTTTGTAGATCTTCATCAGTTCTTGACACAGTGTTGTTTTTCCGTGCCCTGGCTGTCCTGTTAGCCATACTATTACGTTTTTTTCTTGATTCATCATTTGTATTGAAAATAGTCATAAAACCACTTGTAGTTATTTTTAATCCAGTCTGCAGGTGCCTTACCTAGTACCTGGTTATAGTCTGCAGGAATAAATTCAATCTTGCTCTTGATCTTGTGATCCCCATAGATTCCATAGACTGAATCATCCTCCTGTGTTATCTGCTCGACGGATTCGAAATCGTGCTGGAAGTGTGGCACTCCAAGATAGGAATAAATTCTCTCCATTTCCTTATTTGGATTCTTTGTGAAATCCTCAAATTTAACAAATAACATTTTCTGATCAGTACCCTCTTTTAGGATCTGGTAAAGTCTCTCGAAAGCTAAACCAACCGGAGGTGATTGCACCCACGAGTCAATTCTTTTTTCAGTGGTTGTTCCTCTCATTTCTGAGTGATCCACCATCCCGGAATCAAGATGCTGGTTTTTTCTAAAGTTCTTCTCCATTGAAGCAAATATTGATCTTGGATCTCTAACCATGCAGATTATCTTTGGATCTGGATAAAAGAAATTTAGGAATTGATAATGCACTCCCCATCCTCTGCTTTTATCCATTACGTAAGGCTTTTCTGTGATTGCATCAAAGAAACCCATTACTCCTCCGTGACAAAAGTTTCTAAAACCATTCATCATCAGATCTCCATCTTGAGCCTTAAACTCCGGGGATCCGGTATAATTAGATCTAGCTGCATAGACCAACTCTAATACTCCTGATGTCGGTGTGACGTAGAAATCTGGGTTTTGACCCATCACATTCTGTAAGAGAGTCGAGCCTGATCTCGGAAGTGAGGATTGAAAAAATATCTTTTTCTTCATTTATTTTAGGGTTTTAATAATTTCTTCTATTCTAAATATATCGTTGGATAAATAAGGGCACTCGTGTATGCTACCAGCAAAATTGTAATCGAAAAGATAGCTGTCTGGCAGATTATGAAGTTGCGGATCGTCTGCAACTATATTGGTGTGCATATCGTAGCCAAATAACTTAGGTGAGGTTCCAACCCAAAGAACTGTGGATGGCATCCCTAATGCTGCCGCTGCATGTTGCAAACACGAGTCTATCAATAGTCTTTTCTGTGAAGCTGCAACTAAACTGAATAGCTCCATATTAGAAAGCTGCTGCGAGACGTGCTCAACCCCTTCTATTGGTATGAAGTTGTCCTGGTTTCTGCAAACCTGAATCACGTGATGGGTCTCCATCATTTCTCTAGCTACCTCTTCCGCTATATGAGGTGGCATATCCCTTGTCCAAGCGTAGCTGTAAGGCTGCTCCGAGATAGCTCCTCCGTTTGTATGGATAAGAAAAATAGGTTTTTCCCTTCTCCAGAGCTGTACGCCTCTCTGGACCTGCCTGAAATTGAAACCTAGCTCTGGTAACTCCCCATTGTAAACAAGGTTGTGCATGTTACACCAGCTGTTTATTAGACTTTTTCTTTTGTGGATGTGATCCGTTGTGAAATAAGGCTCTCCTTTAAATATTAATGAGTCTTTGTCTTTGATAAAATTGGAATAGAAGTGTGGGGTCACACCGATGCGATAAACCTGATACACGAAATCTAGATTTATGTATAGTCCAGGATAGGCGCAAACGACAATTAATTTTCTATCCGGGTGATTGTTTTTTATGCACCTAGCAACTGCTGTAGCTGCTACGTGTTTTCCTAAGCCTCCTTCGAGGTGGAAAATAGAATATTTCTCGCTAGTCATGCATATTATATGAGACTAGAGAGATAAGTTTCTAATTTTTAAGGTACAATATTTAACACAGTACCAAGTCTATACACAGCTCCACTAGGTAATCCTGCTGCTGATGTTGGTATGTTTGTCAGAGATAGATTTTCAGTAAAGAGTGTTTTTACTCTATTTGCTACGATGTTTTGCCCGAAGACATACACTAAATTATTTCCGTTGTCGCAACTATTCAATCCGTAAACAAAACTATATGCTCCACTTGCGGTTGTACAACAGCCCGATGCGGTGGAAAAATTACCACTTGCGGTTGTTCTATTTCCCGATGCGGTAGATAAATATCCACTTGCGGTTGTTCTATTTCCCGATGCGGTGGAAAAGTTACCACTTGCGGTTGCCCCAACTCCCGATGCGGTGGAACAATAGCCACTTGCGATTGTGCATCTTCCCGATGCGGTGGAATAATAGCCGCTTGCGGTTGTACAATATCCCGATGCGGTGGAAAAAGTCCTACTTGCGGTTGTGCAATACCCCGATGCAATAGAATAATTACCACTTGCGTTATTACAATAACCATTCAAAACACTTGAATAAAAACCACTCGCGCTATTCTGAAATCCGTTACCGATAAACGAATGACATCCCGAATCTACGGGTGTTGGAGCGACTGACCAAGAAGTTCCCGTCCAAGTTCCTCCTGTAGTATTGTTCGCGTTTCCGTTGACAACAACTCCGTAGTTTGCGTAGGCAGAACAAGTAGAGTTTCCGATGTGATTATAAAGTCCATTGTGAACACTTGCAAAACAATATCCACTCGCGGTTGTACATTTTCCCGATGCGGTGGAAAATGAACCACTTGCGGTTGTACATTTTCCCGATGCGGTGGAATAACTACCGCTTGCGGTTGTGCAATATCCCGATGCGGTGGATTTACTATTACTTGCGGTTGTGTATCTTCCCGATGCGGTGGAATAATTAGCACTTGCGGTTGTGCAATATCCCGATGCGGTGGAAAAATAGCCACTTGCGGTTGTGTATCTTCCCGATGCGGTGGAATGAGAATTACTTGCGATTGTGCAGTATCCCGATGCGGTGGAAAAACATCCACTTGCGGTTGTATTATATCCCAATGCGGTGGAATAATTACCACTTGCGATAGTGCTACATCCCAATGCGGTGGAATATGAACAACTTGCGTTTGCGCCATTTCCTGATGCGATAGAGTAGTCACCACTTGCGGTTGTGACACATCCCGATGCGGTGGAATGATTACCACTTGCAGTCACGGTAAATCCAGAGGCATTAGCATATTCACCACTTGCATTTACGAATTGTCCAGAAGCCCTAGAAAAATTATTACTAGCATTGGCATATCTTCCAACTAAAACACTTGAATATGAGCCACTTGCGCCATTCTGAAATCCGTTTCCGATGAAAGAATGATACCCCGAATCTATGGGTGTTGGAGCGACTGACCAATATGTTCCCGACCACGTTCCTCCCGTAGTATTGTTTGCATTTCCGTTTACAACCACTCCGTAGTTAGCGTATGCCGAACAAGTAGAATTTCCGATGTGATTGTAAAGTCCATTATGAACACTTGCGAAACGATATCCACTTGCGGTTGTGTAAAATCCCGATGCGGTGGAATTATAACCACTTGCGGTTGTGCAATACCCCGATGCGGTGGAATAACCCCCACTTGCAGTTGTGTTTCTTCCCGATGCGGTGGAATAATTACAACTTGCGGTTGTGTTTCTTCCCGATGCGGTGGAATAATTACTACTTGCGGTTGTGAAAACTCCCGATGCGGTGGAATGATAACCACTTGCGGTTGTGCAAAGTCCCGATGCGGTGGAATAATCACCACTTGCTATATTTGTAGAGCCATTCAAAACAATTGAATAGTTACCACTTGCAGTGTTACAATATCCTCCGCTTATAGTTGAGTGGAGTCCGGTTGCATAGTTGTACTGTCCTCCCCCTATTGACGAACCGCAACCACTTGCGGTGCTACCTTGCCCACCACTTACGGTTGAATAATTACAACTTGCAATGTTACCATATCCACCACTTACGGTTGAATTATATCCACTTGCGATGTTAGCACCTCCACCACTCACGGTTGTGTAATATCCACTTGCGCTGTTACTTTCTCCACCACCTACGGTTGACCTATTACCACTTGCGGTGTTACGATATCCACCACTTACTGTTGAGTTTGGTCCGGTTGCATAGTTACATTGTCCACCACCTACTGTCGAGCAATTGCTACTTGCGGTGTTACAAAATCCACCACCTATGGTTGAATAATTACAACTTGCGGTGTTATAGCATCCTCCGCTTACTGTTGCATAATCACAGGTTGCAGAGTTGCGTCTTCCCCCACCTATTGTTGCATAAGGGCCTGTTGCATAGTTACAATATCCTCCACTTAGTGTTGAGGCATATGCACTTGCGGTGTTGCAATATCCACCACTTACTGTTGAGTAATTACCACTTGCTGTGCTACAACGTCCACCACCAACTGTTGCGCTAGTACCGGTTGAGAAGTTCTCCCTTCCCCCACCGACTGTTGATCGATTACCTGTTGCCTGGTTCGATAAACCTCCACTTACGGTTGAGTAATTACTACTTGCGGTGTTACAAAATCCACCGCTTACTGTTGAACTATAAGAACTTGCTGTGTTATTAAATCCGCCACTTACGGTTGAATAATTACAACTTGCGGTGTTATAGCATCCCCCACTTACTGTTGCATAATCACAGGTTGCAGAGTTGTGCCTTCCCCCGCTTATAGTTGAATAATTACAACTTGCGGTGTTTTCTCCTCCCCCAGAAATAGTTGAGGCATATCCACTTGCGGTATTGTGATATCCTCCGCTGATCGTTGTGGCATAATCACTTGCGGTATTGTAATATCCTCCGCTTACTGTAGAGTATAGGCAGCTTGCGGTGTTATTTCTACCTCCTGATACTGTTGAACAGTCATCACTTGCGGTGTTAGATTGTCCTCCACTTACTGTTGAATAAGCACCCCCTGCTGAATTACCGTTGCCTATTCTAAGAGTACTTTGATTGCCTGTTCCTGTAGAAAATATGGAAGATCCACCGGATCCTCCGAAAGCAGCTGTCATTCCATTTGAATCTATTACAGCTAATGTTCCATTGTCGAATATTAGTTGAACACCAGTAGCACCGTTAGGGTCAGCTATAGTGTAAGCGCTTGCTTGAATGCCGTCATTCGGTGCTTGTGATATCTGAGCTGTTCCTATATAGATAGTTGCAGAGTCGGTGTAAACTGTACCAAAGTAGCCATCCTTCCATCTAAGTGAAGCGGATCCTATATTATAGGTGCTATCCAAAGCAGGCAATATGTCCTGATTCAACTCAGATAGACCAGTATTAAGATAAGGAAGGGCGGACCAGTTGCTCTGACCGTCTCCTATCTTTAATCTACCTGTGTCTGTAACAAACCCCGCTTCTCCACTTAAAAGAACTGGTTCATTATAATTCCAGTTTATAAGGGTGTCTCTCCTGAGAAGTATTCTATAAGCCATTTATTCCGAATTCTTTTCTTGTATATATCAGATCGGAAAAATAGGACTATTGATTTTTCAGGAGAAAGTAATTTGAATCTTTTAAATAGGCATATAATCCCTCTAAATCCTTGCAGATTTCTTTCTCGCCATCCCAAGCATTCATGTCTTCTCTTAGCTTACCTGATACGTAATCCTTCTCATAAAGGAACCAAGAAAGCCAATCTGCTCCCTCGTCTGTTAGGATTTCACCCCATAGCATTTCCACTACTCTTTCTAATTCATCGAAGGTATGTAAAACATCAACCTTTAACTCATATAAAGCATGTAACCTCTTATGGTGGTCCACTTGAAGATCTACTATCTCCTTGAATTTCTCAAATTCCATTTTTTTCTAATAGGTCATTGTAAAGAAAACACCAAACGAAAGTGGTGAAAGCAAAACCTGCATAGCTGTAGTTGCCATCAATAACCCCAGTTATCATTCCGATTATGGATCCTGTATAGGTCAGCCACTTAGATATTCCGTTTATTCCTCGCATCTTGTCTGTCTTTTATTTCTATTTTTCTTAGAGCATCTGATAGGTCATCAAATCTAAATTCCCTATAGTCTCTATATTTTTTGTTGTAATACTCTATTATTTTACCTAAGTGATCTCTTAGGTCCTGATATGCCGAGACCTTCCCTAGATAGTAAGATGGATCATTAGAAACCTCAGATAGCTGCTGAGCCTCTTCTATCTCTCTTGAGACGAAATCCTCTATTGATTCTACCTGACTTCCGTCTAGAATATCTTTTATGCGATCACCCCAGAAATTATCAAATTCCGTTTTAATTGTTTGTTCTTTCTTAGCCATATGTCAATAATGTAGATCTATGTAAAGATTATCATCATCCTTATATTTCAAACAACTGAAGGCTGGATGATATTGTTCCTTCATTGAGTCCCCTAATTCTACAATGTGTTTTGACGGGTCCTCCGTATCATACTTCGGGTGTTCCCCGTTCTTTCTCCTCCGAATTTCCTCTTCCATTCGAATGTTATGGGTTTTATTCATTTGATAATGATAGCCCTCCTTTAGTACGACACCCCATCCATTCTTCTCGTAATACCTATCCTCAACTCTTTGTATTAAAACATTCGCATCATCAGGCAGTTCTGGGTGTTGCTCCAAATACTTTCTTAATTTTCCAACAGTAAGGTAATTCTTATAGCTGCTTAAATCTTCAAGAACTTTTATTTCACTCATAGCATTAATTTTTTTCTTAATATCTTAAGTTCTTCCCTATATGGCTGAAATTCATCTTGGTTGTGAGCTTTATGTCCTTTAGACACTGCCTCAGTCACAATCATTTCTAATTCAACAATCCTTGAAATGATTTCTTGCTGCGTCATTTTCTTTTTATTACCCATAATCCAAAATCAAAACATAAAAAATTAATCCCAAAGTTATAAGTATTTTCGTAACTCTTGGTTAGGAATATTGTTGGTATCAGAGCGATTTGTTTAAAATCTTCACTCCAGGTTTTAAAAAAGAATGCTGTTATTTTCATATTATTATACTAGTCTCTAAACCACCATATATTTCCATCCGAAAGAGCATCTCCGTGATTTATACTACCATAATCTCTGGACTCTTCTATATCGTTTCTTTCCCAGTCCAACTCTTCATCACCAGATCCAGATATAAGTGCATTCTCGTCTTTTTTAATCTCTTCCCAATTAATCGGTGTCACCTTAGTTTTTCTTCTCCCCAATTCAGACCACCATAGCTCCGGAGTCATATATGAAAAATCTGGATATATCCTGATCTCACCTGGCTCGTGTCCTGGTGAAACCGTTGCTGGTAAGTTATAGTACCATATCTTTCTATCTATTTCCTTTTCCGGATCAAGGAAGTTATAAGGATGAGAAGATATTTTTTCTATAATTGCTTGAGCACTCGTTAATGCTGAATTAAGATCCCAGTTTCTGATAGTGTAAACCTCCTTTCCGTTTGCTGTTATTTTGCAGACCCCAGAGAATCGGAGATTCAATTCTCCCCACTTGTGCTTTGTGGTGTTTCTCTGAGTGTAATTCACACCCCAGCAAATTCTATGGACCCCTTTATCTATATAGGGAGCTAAAGGTCTTTCCTCTTTCACGCCAGTTTCTGGATCCGCCTTGCTGTGATCGAGCCACCAAGTTGCTGGACATTCGTTCTGTTTCCCGTATTCGTGCTCATATCCTTCTATATCGTAAACCGGATATAGCTCGTCCCAGATCATAATATCAAATATCTTACGGAAAGGAATACCTACTGTTTTCTCCTTCTTCTTTCCGTATTTTTCTAAAGCCTCCTTGAGGGTAAGCTCTCTTTTATCCTCGCTTATTTTCATATCAGTTATCTAGCTCCGTATCATTTAATAATATCCCATCCGTTATCGCTCCGGCTTCCATTAGAAGTTTTAGAAAAACACCTACTTCTGCATGGTGCAGGGAGATACTTTGGCTTCCCCCTTTAGCCTTGTCAACAAAGAGATCGTACCCTTCTCCGTTTCCCCATTCGGTAACTTGATAGTAGTCGTTCTTTTTGGTAAAAACGCAATCCTCAGTTATATAAATGGAATACGTGGAAACTTTCACCTTCTCTAACTCGTATTTTTTAACAAAATACGGAACGTAATTATCACAAATGTTTTTGGATTTCTTTGACCCGGTGTTTTTTATTTTTATTTTACTTGACATTTTGTGAAGATTTTATTTGGCACTTTTAATATTTGTTATAATTTAGATCTATTACTGTCTTACTTAGTTTTAGTAAAGCTTCAGTGAAATATTCCTCATTAAATCCCGTTTTGTTTCTCGGAGAGGACAGAACGTGGACAAAATGGTTTCTCTGCCTGTAGAGCATATCGCTATCGTCATCGATAATAATATAGTTGCCAATACAGGATTTTTTGATAATTTCATCTTGGGTTTCTCTATCCCAATTGCAATGGTAGAATTCATTATCTCTCAACCATTTTTCAATTTCGCAACCTCTAGGTATAGTATATCCATTAATATCTCCTCTGAAGTTTGGTGTTAGACCTATGATTTCTCCGCTCATGCCTTCTAGATTCCAGACCTCCCTCATAAACTCAATCCCGCTATGCCTCCAGGTTGAGGATATGACAATCTCTGCACCTGTTTCGTCAATGAGCATATTTAATAGATCCTTGCTTCTCTTACAGAAGCTCTGGTAGTGATCCTTATCCCCGTTCTTTGAAGTAAACTCGGCATACTGGCACTCGCCAGATCTATAGGCATCCTCACAGTTGAGAACGCCATCGATATCCAGGAATATTATCTTTCTAAGCTTTTTCATATATTGACTCTTCTATCAGTTCTGCTACTAGATCATCAAGTCCCTCTACTTCCCTGAATCTACTTGCTAACCACTGGGGCTCTGCAAATACCTCAACACCATTGAGGGTTCCTTTAATATTTGGGTTTATAATCTCAACCAGGAGGAGTCCGACCTTGCCTGAATTGACGATCTCACGAATCGTGTAGTGTTCCCCAAACTTCGGTGCGTTTAGACAGTGCATATAAACCTTTTCTGGATACCTATCATCTATACACTGTACTATTGTTCCAACTTTCATTTTGCTAATCTATTAATTAACTCCGGAGTTTCCCTGATACTTTTCAAAATGAAAAACTATGGGTGCTAGGTCCTCTTTAACAAGTCCATATTTCTTGGCCATCTTATACTGAGTGTTTCTCTCGTTTAGATGTTTCATGTAACCGAGAATAGCTTTTCTAAATTCCTCTAAACTAAAATCGTGCTTGTTAATATTGCACTGAGCACAGGCAGGGAATTGGTTATCAATGTGCATCCTTTCGGGGTGACGCATTGGGTTAGTTTTGCTTTGCACGTGTTTACCCTTGCCACGATCGTAATAATAATTCCTTCTAACAGGCATCACTTCATCCACGTGCCATCCCCTTTCAGGAAGATCCTCCCCGCAGTAGGCACACTTGCCACCAAACTTATTCTTGATAATTTCCCTGTCCTTCTTGCTCGCCATGCTTACTTATCTAAAACTTCTTTTTTATAATAAGCATCAAATCCTTTTAGCATCTGAGTGATGTTAATGTCCTTGGTTCTTCCTACCACCTCGTCGATCAATCCAAATTCCAAAGCCTCGTCTGAAGTGTACCATCTGTCTCTTCTTGAGAATTCTAAAACCTCTTCGAATGTTTTTCCTGAGTTCTTAGCTAGCATCTTGAATAGGATGTAGTTGTACTTCTCCGCTTCCATTTGGTCGATTCTAGTGTCCTGCACGTTGCCATGTGTGCCGTGGCTAACCTGGTGCGTCATAACCTTAGAATGTATAAGAGAAGATCTCTTTCCTTTCGTTCCTGATGATAGGAGGATGGATCCCATGGAGGCACACATCCCGATATTTGTTGTTGCCACATCGGACTTAATGTAGTTCATTAAATCGACTATACCCAACCCATGAAGGACAGAGCCTCCTGGGGAATTAATATACAAAGTAATGTCCTTGTTGTCAACCGAGTCTAAGAATAACAATTGGGCCTGAACTATATCAGACATTCTGTCATCAACCTCTCCAGAGACCCAGAGGATTCTCTCCATCATTAATCGGGAGAAGATGTCCATTTGAGTTGCTCTCATTTCTCTCTCCTCTAGAATATATGGGGTTAAAGAATTTTGGAAGCTGTCCAACGTCATGGAAGCTATACCGTTCGATCTTGCGAATTTTCTAAAATCTGTTCCTAGTTTATTCATATTTGTTTATTAAGCCAATTTAAAATTTTTCAAAAAAGATCGGAGCCAAATAATACGGTCAGCTTCTTTTTCTGTCTCAGCGAACTTCATTTTCCATTCATAATAGGGTCCTATCATTTCAGGTCCATCAAAATCTGGCCAAGCCTCTTTGTCAAATACTCGATCATCTACCAGGAAAACGAATGCTGTGAGCTGGTCGCCCAGGTCGGGTTCGCTAAATTCGCCAACAGGGATACCTTGCTCTATCATTTCGGTGAGGTAAAGATTAAGGGTTCCTTCTTTTAGCCTAGTGTTGTTAGTGGTTCCACCATTTAGAATAATGAAGGTCTTATCATTTTTGGCCCACTGCTGGTATTCCTCGTCACGGAAATGATCGTTTGCATATTCAACTACTGCATGGCCAAATTGAATTCCCTTTTGAATACCCGATAGCTGGTAGTTAACCATACCGTACATCCTGTAATTTCTGTTTGTCATATCTATTGTATTGTATTTGTACCGGAATTATCCGTTTATTTAGAATAAAATTTTCTTCTGATGTCTACCAGGATGCCATGAACTAAACCTGGATCCACAGAGTCGGGAAGATTTGAGTCAGCAAAGACTGAATCAAGATCTCTGATCATTTTCTCGGACTCGTCAATCAGAGTTTTCAAATCAACCTCTCCCCTTCTTATGGCCAATAGATCCTGCGCATTCGGTCTTCTAACTAGGATGCCTTCACCCCTACCAATTTCAATCGACATTTCCAGGAGTCTCTTGCAGTGCATCATATTCTTACCGTCGATTTTCTGTCCATGTGATTCAACATCCACCCATCTTTGTTCGTTTCTGTTAGTTAACCACTCCTGATAAGAGTTGTAATCTTTACAGTGCATGGTGTAGCCGTCCTTATTGTAAATGATGTTACAAATAGGTGTTTCAATCCTAGGAATAGAAGAGAGACGTAACTGGTTTGATTCAGCTGCATTTGCGCCTTCCCCAGTTTTTACGAGACCTTTGTACCCCAAACCCATTGGTTTACCAGATTCTTTAACCCTTGTCTTATTCAATTCTTTGTGTTCATCAGCAAGTTTATCTGAAAAGCATGAGTAAGCATCACCATCAAAATAAACAGCATAGACATCTCTAGCATTGGGTACGTTTACAACGCCACAGAACTTTTCATCGTAACCTTTGAATTCATTCCATTCTTTCCAAGGTATAGACCTTTCTCTTTCGATTACATAGCAAAAATCCAAAACATCCTTACGGGTAACCTTCTCCTTCTCCCAGTTCTGCTTCTTGTCTTGACCCCTGGCTTTCTTGATCTGCTGAATTGCATAACCTCCAAATGAGTTTGCACAAACCTTGGAGATGAATTCGTTCTTTCTTTCTAGGATGGCATCGAAGATTGGGTCCTTATAAATAATGCAGTCCTCGGGTGTGTTAAGAAGTTCCAATATCGTTGGATTGTTGGAAGCAGTGAGCTGCAGAAATCTTTTGATCTCATAGAACACGGTGTCATTCTTGGAGTCGTTGATCTGCTCTTTATATGCGGTTCCGTAGATATCAGATTCCGTCTGGATATAAACACCAGCATAATCCGTATCTGAAGTTGGTGTTGCAGTTCCATATGCTTGTGATCCTCTAATCACAATAAGAAGAGGTTTAGCCCCTGGACATTTCTCCTCTATAAAATCCTCAAATTGTTTTTTCAATTCTTTCATGTCGCAATAATAATTAAATAAGCCGCGGTAACAACGATTTTACTTCTGAAATTCATATACCTCGTGTTGATCCAAAGGAACTCTTGGCTCGGATGAAATAAGATTAAAATTCTTGCACTGTCTCAGGATGTACTCGGAATGGTCTAGATTTTTTTCATTGACAAATCCCAGAGTCAAATGAAAGGCAAAGTACGGTTCTCTAGTAAGCCCAATAGATTCTCTAATTGACTCTGCTTCTGGACAGTGAACTCTAAGCCACCAGTGTTCCCCGTTTGATCTCGGCTCAATCTCGTAGTAGAAGTCTATCTCCCTGTCATGGAACATTGCAGCAACTTCGTCCCAATTAGCCGGATCGAACCTATCTGCTATGAATGAGATATGTGATCCCCTTAGAGTCTTGTTTAACTTAAGTCCAAATCTTGTTTCTATAAACCAAGCATAATATCTCTCTAGATCACAAGATGTCTCAATCAGAGCATGAACTTTCCATGAAGCCTGTGCCTCGTGTTTCCTTGTTTTTTTCTCAGGAAAGAAATTTAATTTACCCCTAGCCTTGATTACCATAGTGCAAAGATAAACAAAAAACCCGTAGAAACTCTACGGGTTTTATGGAATGCTTATCTAAATTTAATTATTTACTTTTTTATATGTGAAATATACTATACTGTCACCAATCTGATAGTGGTGTCTAGTTTTAATTACAGATCCGTCATCCAAAGTGACGTCGTACATTAGATTTATCTCCTCGTGGACACCAACCGGACGATGTACATCTACGTTAGCTACTCCCTTTACCATTCTTTCTTTCGTCACTATATTTTCATCCGATTTTGATGCGAGTATAAAGATGACGCAAATTGTGAAAAGCACGATAAGTATACCGGCTATCGTGGCTAATTCATTTCTTTTATTTTCAGACGTTTGTTCCATTTGTAATTTTTTAGTAAATGTATATCATGTTATTGCCATTTAAAAGGATTAGCTGAATCTATCTGATCTTTTATTCCGATAAACCCGAACATTAATATTCCCATAATTAAAGCTAATCCTGCAACCAAATAAGATAGAGGATTCCACGGGTTAAACCTTCTTACCCTTCTATTCTTCAGAGTTCTTTTCTCCTGGATGATCCAGGCCAATTTTAATAATTTTCTCATTTTCTTTATTTTTCTAAATAAAATTCTATAACTCCTTGCACTTTTTCCTGTGTGAATTATTTTAATGTTTAAAAGATGGCTCCAAATGTAATCCGTTTTTAAATATCATTTTCATAAGTCCTGGAATATGAGATTCCATATCATTTAATAATTTAAGAGATTCTATAGTGTCATGCTTAAACATTTTAAATAATTCTTCTCTTATTCTTTCTCCGGAAACAGTACTTTCTAATTTTTCAAGAATACCTGGCTGTTTAATAGCTTCTAAAATTGATGGATCTATAATAAATCCTTTAGTGATAGAAAATCTCCAACTCCTCAAGATTCTTAATGGATCGTCCATCATTGTAATTCTAGGATCTAATGGAGTTTTCAATATTTTTGATTTAAGATCGTCTACACCACCAAATAAATCTATTAGATTCCCATCTTCGTCCTCGGCCATAGCATTGAGGGTAAAGTCTCTTCGGATAAGGTCATCTTCTAGTGTTCCAAGAGCCAAGATAGGCTTTCTTGTTCCCTCGAAGTATCCTATTTCTTTTCTAGCCATTACAAAGTCAGCTACAAGCTTTTCATTCTCGCTACCCTTTGGAAACTTAGCTCTTATAGTGAAGCAATCCGGAGTGGAAAGGAATATCTCGAATCCTTCTCTCGTCATCCATTCGGTCATCTCCTGGAATCCTTCTTCAACTGTCTTATCGAGTTCATCTAGAACAAACGTGAAGTCTATGTCCTTAGAGTGAACACCTAATAGCTTATCCCTAACCGAGCCACCCACTTTAAATATCTTTGGCATTTTCTTTTGTTTAATAGATCAAATGTAAATCAATCTTCCGTAGGTGTTCCGATAGGTTCTGATACTTCTTTATCAGCAAGTTGTTTTTCTATGTAGTCTGCAATTGTCATAATTGCATCGTCGCCAATCCACCAGTGCTCCTTCCCGTTAATGGTCACTGAGAAGTCTCCATCGGTTGGATCAAGAACAACTGCATTGAACTCGATGACTGGATTGTGTCTCCCCTTATTATCTTTCTCTAGTCTTTCCAACATTTCGGTCATCACCCTAGATTTGCGTACCCCTGGAAGTTTTTTATCCGCCCTCTCCTCCTCTCGCTTTCTCCATGCAAGTACTTTATCGTGATTATAGTACTCTGTAGTTACCCCAGATTGACCATGGGTTACGATAAGGTTAAGATCAGACCAGTCAGTTACCTTCTTCCAGTTGTTTAGAATATATGACTTGGCTATGTTAGCAATATGATCCATTGCTGCCATGTGCTTACGATACTCTTCCATGTAGTTTTTTTCCACATAGAAAATACTCTCCTTATACGCATTTTCAAAATCATCCTCTGTCATAAAACAGGGTGTGAAAAGTCCTCCGATTGTGTTTTCCATTTCTACCATTTTTTCCAATCTGTTAAATCTAATTCTTCATCTGTGCACTCGTCCTTCACCGTCTTAATTGTTCCTAATCCAGTTGGTGTAAACATAAAAGTCCATCTTTCTCCAGCTGCTGTCGTAGCTGGATTTTTTTTCTTCTGTTCTACACTCCATTCCTCAAATTTTATTATCTCCTCTGGATCTAGTTCAAATTTATACATCCCCTTATAAATTGAATAATTTTCTCCATAGTGGTTTTTTTCCAATCCTAAGATTCTCCGCATAATAGAACACGCTTGGGTTATTTCCTACCCCGATAATAGCATGTCTAGAAACTAGAAGGCATTTGTGGGCTCTTACCATTTCATCAGCTACCTTAAGGAATTCGTTTTTGTGTTCGCAATAATAAACGCCCGGCTCTTGCTCTAGAGGTGTTCTGCCAATAACAATTTGCTCAGAATTCCACGGATCTATATTTGATATGTAGATTTCTATATTGGGTAGGTGACCAACTAATGTATATCCTGTTGTCGACATCGAATCTCTTGATCCAGCAAAGACATAACGCGGGTCATTTTGGATTTCTGTTAATATCAATCGGCTCACTATTGCAAAGTTAGCTTGACCCAGATGTCCATCTGCTCCGATGCGATTTGATAGAACAAGCAATCTGGATGCTATTGATTCGGAGTAGTTCGGTAAACTTGTCTTAAACACTTTCTCGATCCATTTGAGCCAATTTGATTTCTTTGACTCTGCATTTACAGTTCCTAATTCAACATACTTTCGGTACAAACTCTTTTCAATTCCAAGACGCATTTCATTACATAATGTGGGATAAAGTTCTTCAATAATATTTATATTATGGTAGGTTAGTATATCATTGAGCTGTTCATCTGACACCTCCGACGATACTCGAAATTCCTCAGCCTGTACATGTCTTGTAAACATTTTTAGATCTAGTCTAGACATAGGAAAATCTTCCGAGCTTGTTTCCATCTGGTTTTCTGTCTGCGTAAAATCCATATAGAAGATAGCTGCTGTTGGATTAGGCATAGTAAGGCGTAGTGCTGTATTGATTAGGCCACCCTCCATTTTTACATTTTGTGATTCTTTCATTTTTTTATTTGTTTATTGTTTTATTTATTTAGATATTAGATTGAACTCTCTGACGAATAGTTGCTAGATCTGTGGTGTTGTGGAATTCGCCGTTCAGGTAGATCTCTTGAAGTAGGCCTGTCTTTTCTGTTGCCCATTGAACTTTATCATATAGACCGATCTTTCCATCATGCTCTTCCACGCAAAGTAATCCAGTTGCAGATTTCTTAGTTCCGTCATCTGTGATAGGGTCTTTAAAGATCTCCCGACCTTCTGTTGCAGAAGCTGGACTTCCCGATTCAGCTGAATGTATAATTTCAACATAGGTTGCTTTCATTGCAAAGCCAAATGTGTCACGAGTGTTGTATTGGTAAGTGAATGAACCTATACCTAATACTACGTTGGTAGAAGCAAATCCTTTAGCAGCAAGCCTTTCGCAAATTTCATTGGCACGGTCGATAGTAATTGAGTCGCCATAGATTGCTCCAATATGGGAGTCAAGAACTTTGTAACCTTGTTCGTTTATAGTACCTCCGAAAACATCCCATAGTAATTCAATAACACCTTTTCTAGATGGTTCTACCGCAATCTGAATCGCTTTACATTGATCAGTTCCCACCACTTCGACTAGCTTAAAAGTTTCGCCTTTACTGTTTTGATAAACCGCAGTATTTAATGCTCGGCCTTGTCTAGAAAAAACTAATCCATCTACTAAGCTTTCATCATAGAACGTGTCGTATTCTCTACCGGTCCCACAAAGAATGTCAACTGGATCTCCAGAGTCAGGACGAATAACCAGTTTACCTTCACGAGCAAGAATTTCTTCTTTCAAGGTAACAATGTGCTTAGTGCACACGTCCCAGATATTCCATGTATCTGAAACCACGCTTAGTATTCCCTTTGGGTACATCCCTAATAATCTAAGGAATGTAGCAACCTCATCTTCTTTGCCCCCCGCCGCCATTACCGAATGCTCAGTTGCAGGAACAGAGCCAGCAACAAATCCTTCCGCTCCATAGTACTTACGAGCTCCGTAGATTGCAGGAAGTGAATCAGATCCTGAGAAGGATGTCAAGTGACCCAAGCCAGATGAAATGACTGCTTCAGCGGAGTCCATACCTCGCATAGAGAAGTCATGTCCTTGCCAGTCTATGAACCATGCATTCGACGGGTCTGTCTTTCTCATCCAGCCAGTAAGAACCTTGCGGTATTGGTGAGCAATCGTAGCGGAGGTCATCGGTTTCCATAACAAGTTAGAAAGGATTGTCTCTAAATAGTTGGTTAACCAATAGAAGTCCGGATGCGTGTTATAGATCGTAAGAACTGGAACCTTAATAGGAACCATTGTTCCTTCAGGAAGAGATTTAACCGCGATTGGTAAGTAGCCGAGATCATGTAGCTTTTCAAAGTGGGTCACATCATAGTCCATACCCAAATACATGGAGAGTTCTTCCCTCATCTGTCCGCAAACTACCTCTTTAGGTTGTGAGAAGAAATCCTTTTGGAATGCTTCGTGGATCTGTTGCATTACCATTTGTTGTCCAAACGATACTACGTGATCACAACCTTTAGGAGCATACCTGTTTGAACGAGGTGTGAAATTTGAATACACCAAAGTTGTTCCCTCTGGATACATTTTGTTGTGGCCAGTTTTATAGCCGTCGGTTAAAAATAATGGATTCATGTTTTTTTAATTATAGTGCAAAAATAAAAAAGGATCTCGTAGGATCCTTGAAGTTAATTGAATTTTTATCTCGTTAGCCAATTCCTATTAGCGGAAACCACATGTATCTTTGTCATTAAAGCTCCCCATGCTTCCTCCAGATCGTTGAACATTGGAATATCGTATCTTGTGCAGAAGATCTCTACGTTTCCCTTTCTCCAAAATCCATCGGGACAGCAAACTATCATTTTACCTGAACTGCCATAGGAGCCAAGCTCTAAAAGAGAAATTGGACTCTGCGTCCCTGGTGAGAAGTACATGAAGACGATGTCTGCTTTATCTAAGGAATCCATCTCCCAGTTTACCTGGTAGTTGAACTGCGGGTTCTTTTGTTCTTGTTTCCAGGATGAATCCCAATCATCTCTTCTGGGATTAAGGAACGTAATAGGGAAGTCCTTGAAGTTTTCGGTCATTCTGGTTTGCCAATCCTCACATTGACCCATCTCAATTGAGCCCGCGCAGAAAACTGATAAGCCTTCTATGATTTGATCGTTTGAGTTTGGTTTAATTACTTTCATTTTTTTTATTTTAAGAATTCGCTTTCGTTTACATCGTACTCCATATACTCGATTGGTATATCGTGATCCCTTGCTATAGACATCTCCTCTTCTACACCTCTGGATTTATCCCAGCCTTCCATTTTAACAACAAGAAGTTTATCACACTTATATAGAATCTGAGCGCAGAAGTTCTGCCAGAACTGCCAATCCGATGGCATCTTTTTGAAATCCAATAGGGTGTGACCGTATGTTATTGGCGAAATAGCAACGTGTCCCTCTGAGACAAGCTTAGCCGCTACTCTACTTATCTTTCTAAAGTTCTCCTCCACCACTGCTGGATCGGTGTGACTGTATGGTGATGCTAGATATATTACCATTTTAATAAGTTACCGTTTCAAATCTTTTCTTCGACTTCTCCCTTAATGCGGAAACCCAGTTGTAAGCCTCTGTGTTACTATCGAAGTCTTTTGTTACCGTGTATTCGTGTTCGAGATAAACAGTGACATGAGACTTATTGTAAACAGTTTTAGTCAATTCGTCCACTAGATAGTCGCTATCCGTTAATTCCTTAGCGCTGTTAGCGTAAGCATCATAGCAGCTACCTTCGAACCACTCATAATAGCATCCATTACTATAATAGCCTTCTGCGTGCCATGCGTTTCTTTTGATCAATCCAAAGAAGAAAGTCTTTTGCTTTCTAGGTAACCATCTGTAACTGGTTTTAGTAATACCCCTTAATTCAATACCGATAATTCGGCTTATGTCAAAGTGTTGCTCCATGGTTATTTTTTATTTCTCTTAAAGTTAGCTCTAGATTAGTTATCACGGAATGCATAAGATTTGTAGGTTTACTTTCATATTCAGCCTTTGCTAAACGAATAGAAGCTAAGATATTTCCTTCAATTGCTTCCGAATATGAAGTTTCATTCTTAACTTCGTTGGTTTCTTCTTTTTTCTTTGCCATTTTATTTTTTATTTATTTGTGAAATTTGCTAAAAGTCTTATCGTATTCTTCCCAATACTTGACCAACTGATGCTCTTCTAGATCAAAGAGTAGATTGTTTTCTACCCAGCGGTACATGTGATAGCCAAAACGTAAATCTCTTAGATATCCTGAGCAATAGTCTCCGCTTTCGGATTGCTTACACATCAAGGCACTACAACAGCCTTCCTCCCCACAAGCCTCGCATTCCCGACAGTATGGACCGTAAGTATCCTCTGCTGCCTCATAGGCACCATCAGGTCCTATCTGGAAATCATCAGATACCCTTGGCTCTATATTTTTGATGCTCTCAGCTAGTTTATTGCTGTGCCATTTGAGCCACTCCTGATATGTCCAGTGTGCATTTTCAGGATTGCTTTCTATGAAGAGTTTATATTGAGATTCTAGTGTCATTTTCATTTGGTTTTGCGTCAGCTAATAACTTTGTTTTTACTAAAGTTAGAGCTTGTCCCAGTAGGTTAAGACCCTGCCAGTATGACGGATCGTCTATACCCTCAGCATCCTCGGCTAAGCCAATACCCCAGATCGTATCAAATGGTGAGGCTTCAACGAAAATTCTATTCTCTGCCGATAGCATCTGTTCTTTTAGCTCGGGATTTTGTGAAAATTTCGCTAGATTTCCTTCGTAGACAATTGCTAAACAATTCTTATCCCAGGTTGCCTTATCGAATCCTTTAATCATTCGACCGTATTTCTTTTGCTCCTTGGGATTAGATTCGTTCATAATCAATTCAGCAATTTCGGAATCCCCAAATAGCAATGCTTTTTGGTGCATCATGTACTGCTCACAAGAATTGTATTCGATATTATCGACTGTCATCGGGGCTTTGTGCCATTGGGAATATATGCCATTCCAAAAGAAGACGTGCTTATCTGTAATTTTCATAATTATGGTTTATAGTTTACTATTGTCACTAAGCAGTCTTTTAGCTCTCCCTTTATTATTTGTTCTATTCTATCCCAATCTCCACCTGCTAATCCAGATCCTATTTTTCCCATGCCAATGTGTTTACCCTTGAACACTCTATTCATCTTCCTCATGCAGATCGTGAAAGCATCATAGTCGAAAGGCTGTGCCACACCATCAGAGTGGTTTCTGCCATAACTATATTGCGTGTAGGCATTCACAACAACGAGCTCTGTTCCTTTATCGGGATTGCTTTCTCCGAGGTCAATAGTAAATGCGTTGTTCTTTTCGAGAAGAAAAGTTTTCCAGTCAATGTTTCCTAGCTTATCAATGCTAGGTCCCCACATTTCCATTTCGAACTTATCGCATCCAAAAGCTGCTGCCATCTGTGGAGCAATCCCGCTTTTCATAACCGAAAGACAGTTACAACCATGTGCTATCACATCAAATTTTGCTTCTTTAGCAAGCTTAATTAAGTCTCCGTCTATGTACTTTATCATATTGTTTCAATTTTAGTGAGGCACCCCTCACAATTGGTCTGTATATTAAAATGAGTTAAATTGCATTAAGTAATCTTTACCTACTGTGTAGTCACTGTGATGCTCTACGTCAATGTCAGAATAGCTGTTTGAAGAGTAAACCTTCTTGATGTGCTTGCTCAATTCATAAAAGCTGTTACTAAAGATGCCGTGTGTAACGATCAAGTAAACCTCGGCTGTGGGTCTGCTATCATGGATTGCCTTTGCCAACTCAATGAAAGTTCTTCCTCCATCGCAGATGTCATCAACTATTACATATTTTAGATCCTCGTGTTGATCCAGCACAGGGATCTCGGTGTGTAGGATTTTGCCCGTTTTGATGTCTCTAACCTTAGTTGCTGTGATAATCTTTCTGATCTCGAACTTCTGAGCAACATCGAAGATCTTCTTGTAAGCCCCGGCGTCAGGTGATACTAGCACAATACGATCCTGTGCATCCCTCTTATTGTCAATATCGGTTAAAGCCTTCTTAACAATATCGTGATTGCTGACCTTAACGAAATTATCCAGACAAGCTTCCAAAACATCCGAGTGAGGATCCAGAATGGTCACGGACTCGAATTTTTGAGAGTTGATGATTGGGCAGATAACTTGCTTTAAGTAGTTAGCATCACCTTCTGTAAAACGACGATCCGAACGTGCACCCATGAAATATGGAGTGTAGAGCTGAATGTTTTGGATGCCAGTATTACGAAGTGCCGCAGTTGCACAGACGATTAATTCCAGATCCTTGAATGTGTTAAGACGGCTTTTGATCATCACGCCTCCTGCATGAACTGCAGCGAGGTGTGCCATGTCAACGATTAGCGTGACAGATTGCTGTCCATCAGGGAATCTGTTGATCATGAAATCGATCTGTGAATTTTCTGGATAGGCCAGATTTAAAGTTTTGTAATTTGACATATCTTATTCCTTATTATGAATTGGGTTTGTACAGTTTCCTTTGTGTGACAGATAGTTTGAATTGGGATCTCCACCTAAGTGTCCAATATACTGGCAACCATCGATAGTGTATTCAGTAATAATAACTCTTTGATTAGGCAAATCTAACTCGTAGTGAGTTTGTTCCACGTGTTTGACCGATTCTATATCATCGCAAGATGCAAAGAAGATAGCAATAAATGTTAGAATAAATGTTTTGATTTTCATACTGCTTTTAATTATAACAGCAATATTAAGAAATGTTCCCGGAGAATACCAGATGATTAGTTGGGAAAGTACATGTCCTTCCCAGAGCCAGTGACATACTTCACGCAAGCACCGTGTGGTGTTTTCAATTCAGCAAACATCGGATCCCCTGTTGGCAGACGCACCTCCATTCTATAACCTGTGACACTTATAGAAACCAGTGGATTTCTACTAGAACCAAGAAGAATAAGCTTGGCATCAGTTAGATCCAAATCTGAATCAAAGTTAACGATGACACACTCCTTAGAGATAGCAACCGCTTGAAAATCCACTATAAGAGGGTTTGTGTGCATACGTTAATATCTATCCAGGTTACTCTACTATTTTACAGATTGGTATTTTAACAAATCCGGAATTTTCGTATCTATGTGGTTTTTCAACTATTCCGTTCCCGATTAGAAAATCTAGCATTCCCTCGTTCTCTGAATAGTCTTTAACCCCGACCTCCTCTTTAGACAGACCCGGTATATTCACGGTGCACTTGGCAAACGGAAATCCATCCTCCATATCAATGAGTTCTAGTGCAGGAGTTTTTGTGTTGTAAACTCCTCTCTGTAGCAGGACATTATAATCTGTTCCTGATAGATTATAAACGTAACTTTTTTCCATGTTATCTTTCTTCTAAGTGGTGATCGTTATTGAATAGTGAGCAGACAGGTCTGTCCTCCATGATGTCCAGAATCTCGTCCAATGAGTAAGGTCTAAATTCCTCAGACCCATCGAATCCGACATCCATCATCTTGCCTGGACCCAACTTCTGCTCTGGAGAGAAGTGCACGTGACCGTGCAGGTGAATAACACCCTGGTTCATATCGTGCCAGCTAGCTATCGGAAAGTGACACAAGACCATTCTGATCTTAATCACCTTCTCCCCTTTAGGTGCCTCCCTGGTGATTGTAAGGTACTCGTATTTAGAAACGTGTTTAAAGAGGGATCTGACCCCTTCTTTATCACGATCTATATGGTGGTCGTGGTTGCCTAGAATAAGGTAAACATTCTTGCAGTTGATTCTATCACGGAATTCCTTAACGGCTTCAAATCCACCAAATGCCCAATCTCCCAAATGAATTAGATGGTCATTCTCGCCCACCCTTGAATTGATGGATTCAACTATAGCATCGTTCATAGACTCCAATGAAGGGAAATCCCTTGTCTTGGATTCTGCTGGCCAGTTTGATAAAGCCTTAACCAGGTTAGAATGATTGTAGTGCGAATCCGAGGTCCAGTAGATGTTTTGATTCTTTCCTAATGTTATTTTCATATTTCGAATTTTTGAGAAGATTTTAACCTTCTACCTCTAATTTTTAATTTTTGCATGGCTTTATTGTATGTTCTAACAGCCCATGGTCCAGACTCACCAAATTGTTCGCCTATGAATGGGAAGGATCTTATAAATCCCTCGTTCTTGCCCATTCTATCCATTACAACCTTTTTCTCTATTGGAGTTAAAGTCCTAAGTAGCTTTTCAGTAATAAACTGAACGTCACTTTCATTAACAAAATCCTCCACGTTAGGTTCCGATTCAAGCCATGAGATTGGAGCTTTTACCTCGTCCTCACTCTCACCGTTTCTAAGTTCTAGAGATATATTAAATGAGTCAGCAGCCATGGCATTCCTAATGGTTTCCATATTTTTGGTTATCCATTTCTTATCTGTCATTTCAGCTAATCTATCCCTGATCTCGGCAGTGGTAGCGTCCCTCTCGTATTTCTGGTTGTACTCGATGTGTATCTTTTTAATTGCAGCTAAACAAGTGATGACATTCCTAGGAACTTTTATTGTTCTGGAATGGACGCTTATATAATCCAATATATTTTTTCGGATTCTCCAGACAGCATACGATATAAACTTAAATCCTGTGGATGGATCGAAACTTTCCGCTGACTCTATCAGCCCAATGTTTCCCTGCGATATAAGATCCATCAGTGGAAATTTAGGTCCGGCATATGCCTTTGCAACAGAGACGACAAATTTGAGATTTGATCTTATTAATTTCTCCTTCGCAATCTCGTCTCCATTTCTTACCCTAATGGCTAGCTCATTCTCCTCTTCTGGTGATAGAACCGGTATTCTAGTAATATCGGAAAAATATTTATCTAGTGCCGATGTCCTGTCTGTTTTTCTTTCAGTTATCTTGAATTGTCTCATACTGCAAAGCTAAATGAAATCCCCGCGTTTTTCCAGATGGCTACATTGAAACATTAGAAATTTTGTGCGATATATAAAGCATGTCTAAAATTTTAAAATTCTCACAGTTTATATTTGAGTCAGAGGAAGCTATCTATAGCACTCCAGGTGACCCCTACCAATATAAAATTGTTAACGGGATATGGATGACAAAGGGACTAAGCATCAAAAACTGGACTTCTCTAGAGGGAAACAAAAAAGCTAAAGATATACTTGATGCTAGACACCCCGAGGCTAGAGCATCCCAAAGTGCCACAGTACAGACCCCGGAATACCAAAGCGAGGTCGTTGCGGTGGATCCAAAAACTGAGTACATTTCAAATTCTAATACTAAGACATTAATCTGTGCTCACGCTGGAAAATGGGACGGAGCAGGTGCTTCCAGGGCGGAAAACTGTCTTAAGAATATCGAGTTGAATATCAAGGGTGGAACAGATATGATAGAGATAGACATACAGATCACATCCGATGGTGTGCCTGTTTTATTTCACGATGGCACTCTAGATTCTAAGACTAACGGTAGTGGCAAGATTCAAAATATGAAATGGGATCAGGTTAAAACGATATCCTATGATTCAGATCCCGCACAGAAGATATGCTCGCTACAAGATGTTGTCAGTCTAATTAAAGGATACAAATCAAGAGCTATATTACAATTGGATAAGTGCGATGCAGCAGAACTAGCGGTAATAAATAAGACGGGTATCCTTAAAGGTATAGAAGGACAGGTGGTAGCAAAGGGAACTAGTTTCACTCCTCCTTCTATAGTCAGTTCTATGGGTATAAAATGGATGCCTATTCTTCCTAGTAGCAATGTTGGTAAAATGACATCTAAAAAGGCAGTAGATGATGTGGTTTCTAAAGTCAAGCCTGGATTCTTCGAATATCAATTCAGTGACTCTGATTCCTATATAGTAAATGGTTATATGTCTGACGCTCTAAGGGGTAAGAGTGTTTCTCCTATGGTTGTAGCTGTTGGAGGAACAAAAGATACTAACGGTGCCTCTTATAGAGGAGATTCTAAAAATGCTTGGAAGAAGATAATAGATGACATAAAGCCTAGCCTAATCATGACTAATAGACCAAGTCAACTAAGATCTTATCTAGGCTAAGCATAAAAATTGATCGGAATCTATTTTTAGGATGGATATATAAGTAAATAAATAAAACAAGAAAAATGCATATTAAAAAATTCACACAGTTTATCGTTGAAAATGAACATTACGGATCTATCAACGAGGGGGATATCATACCAGGAGTACCTTATAATACGGGGTTTGAAATGACTGATAAGGATACTAATAAAATGTCGGTTAATACCGATAACGGAAAGCAAATGTCAATTAGTTTTCACAGAGATTCTGGTAGTCGAAATGTTTCCCTCATCTTTGAACCTACTAATGAACCGCTTACCCTAAAACAGGGAGCTTCGTATGCTTATGTGGTTGTAAACAAAGAAAAAGAGGAGAGTTTTCCTGTAGCAGTTACAAAAATCGATGGTTTCGTTGCAGACAAATCCACTCGAATCTATGATAATGCGAATTCTATAGATCTTCTTGGAGAGTTTATTGCGACTTCCGGTATCTCTTCTGATGCTGCTTCGGGTATAAAGCTAGCAAAAGTTATAGCTAAACTTTTATTGGATACCCAATACAATAGCAAGGTAACTGATACATTTAAAAAATTCGCAAATAACATTGTCATGAATATTAGGAATGGTAAATTCATACCTAATATGACACAGGATCTTGTTAGTTATAAGTCAACCCCAGGCATGAAAGCATTCGTAGCTGAATTACCAAAAAGTTATGATGCTCTTAAATCTTAAAAAAAGCATAATCGTTTGAATCTTAAACTAAAAAGCCAGCTATAAGCTGGCTTTTTTTATGAATTATTCTATTCCTCGGATATTGAGGATATCCTGTTATAATTCCCACAAATCCAATAGCTTTTATAGAATTCACCATTTTTAAATAGGGTATAGTGCTCTTGGACAGTTCCGTCTTCCTGAGTTAAAACCTCATATTCATATCTGTCGTATTCTATATTCTTAAGGGTATTATCGTAATATGAATCCACAGTGCTCTTTATAAAAATTGATTCGTACCAAATGCTATCCTTGGTAGAAAGATCCCATTCTACCCCGGGAGCAAAAACAGCAATATAGCTTCCATCATTCTTCGTGATAAGTTTTTTCCATAAAACGGGATCCTTAATCGCATCTAGAAATTTACCCTCACCTCTAAACTCAGGCTGATCATAATATAGATCGTGCATATGCTCTCTTAATGAATCTATATCCAAGGAAGCAAATACGCTAGCAAAAGATTCTGTGCCTTCATTCTGAGATAGAGCGGTTACACTTGTTCCTAGTATGAATAGGAAAATAAATGCTAATTTTAGATTTTTCATAGGTGATAGTGTTATTGTTACAGTTACAAATATATGTCGAATCCTCGTAAAAAAGAAGAAGGATTAAAAAAATATTTACTTACTAAAATACAAAGAACAAAAAAAGATTAGATGATCGCGCTTTTAATATAACGAAATCTATTCAGAAAACGGATATATAAGTAAATAAATAAAACAAGAAAAAATGCAAATTAAAAAATTCACGCAGTTTATACTCGAAAATGAGTATTACGACACTATCAACGAAGGAGATATCGTATCAGGTGTATCTTATAATTCTTCATCTTCGAGCGAAAATGGTACAATGTCCGTTGTTGCAAAAACAGGGGAACCGACAGAAATTTATTTTTTAAGAAATAATGGTGCTGATGATAAAGCTCGTGTTAGATTCATACTAAAATTTGTACCCTCTACAAAACCATACGAGATTAAAGAATCTGATGTAAATGCATATGCCTTTATAGTAAAAGATGAAGGAGGCTCTGAAGGAGGTTCGCTTGCTTACCCTGTAGCAATTACAAAAATGGATAATTTCTATGCAGATAAATCGGGGTCACGTTTACAATCAAATTCTATAGATCTTCTTGGACAGTTTATTGCATATTGTGGTGCTAACAATGCTGCTCTAGGTTCAAATTTAGCAAAAGTTATAGCTACACTTTTATTGGATAATAAATATAATCTTGTGGTAGCCGATACATTCAAAAAATTCGCAAATAGCATTATCATGAATGTAAGGAATCAAACATTCCTTCCCACTATGGGGAAGGATCTTGCTAGTTATAAGTCACAACCAGGTATGAAAGCATTCGTAACTCAATTACCAAAAAGTTGTGATGCTCTTAAACCACCTAAAAAAGTATAGTAGGATAAAAAATAAAGGTAAAAGCCAGCTTAAAGCTGGCTTTTTTTATGAATTATTCTATTCCTCAGATATGACTCCTATCTTGTTATAATGCCCGCAAATCCAATAGCTTCTATAGAATTCACCGTTTTTAAATAGAGTATAGTGCTCTTGGACAGTCCCGTCGTCCTGAGTTAAAACCTCATATTCATATCTGTCATATTCCAGATTCTTAAGGGTATTATCGTAATATGAATCCACCGTGCTCTTTATAAAAATTGGATGATATATTATATTATCACTCGTAGAAAGATCCCATTCTACCCCTGGAGCAAAAACACCAATATAGTTTCCATCCTTCTGCGTGATAAGTTTTTTCCATAAAATGGGATCCTTAATAGCATCTAAAAATTTACCTTTGCCTCTAAACTCAGGCTGATCGTATAATGGATCGTACATATGCTCTCTTAATGAATCTATATCCAAAGAAGCAAGTACGCTAGCAAAAGATTCCGTGCCTTCATTCTGTGATAAGGCTGTTACACTTGTTCCTAGTATGAATAGGAAAATAAATGCTAATTTTAGATTTTTCATAGGTGATAGTGTTATTGTTACAGATACAAATATAATTAGAACCCCCGTAAAAAATCAGAGAAATTAGAAAATGTTTAATCAGGAAATACAATGTGGATTAGCTTTTAAATTTCAGGAATTTAGTATTTTGTGTATATCCCTATGTAGCTTATTTGTCTTGTGCTTATTAATACCAAGCGACAGAATTTTTGAATTGTGGCCGTACATTAAATAAGCATGGATCTCGTCTTCGATCACTGGTTCCGAATATCCTCCCTTCAATAGGTTTTGCTTCATCACCTCTAATATTTCGATATCTATACTTCTAACAAATGCCAATGCTTTTTGTTTGTACTCTTCATCAATGCAAAACCTAGCGTGACACACCTCATGATCAAAAGTACCACCTTGATTATTTTCTGTACCGATAATGTATGCCTTTCCCTCGGACTTCATTGATTGGATTGATTCATAGATGCTAACCATTTCAGAATCATAGGGGGTCTCGATTTTGCTTACCCTAATGCACTCTTCTAAAACATCAAAAGGTATATTAAAGCCACTCCAGTCAGCAGGGTATGTGAATGATCCTTTAAATTCGGAGTACCATTCCATATAATCCCAGATACTAAAAGATTTACCTCTGAAATCTTCATTCGGGGATTCGTAAAACTCTTGAACCCTACAAAACAGCATCGGTAAATGATAAGAGTCGGATAATGTAACTGAAAATATGTTAGGTTTTACTTGCTCTATTTTATAACTCAGTTCCATTGCTTTTATTTTTTAATCTGCCCATATCCAGTATCCTACTTTTTTACCCATTTTTACCACCGTAAGTTTCGTCGTAGTATTGTTCTACTTTTAAATGAGCAGTTCTAATATCTGTATCTAATGCTTTATCTAAACATCTTTTAGAAAAATCAATCTTCTGCTCCTTCTCCATTTCCTTGGCTTTACTACAAGCAAATTCCTTAATGTGATTAAGCGCATGAATTGCATGTAAGTCCATTGGCTGCATACGATATTTGTTTATCTCTTTTTGGATATAATCTTCCAACCATTCAACCGCAGTTTGTTTACTCATTGCCACCCCCATAAGTTTCTTTGTAGTATTGTTCTGCATCTTTAGCACTTCCCCAATCTGAGCAGCCATATTTTACGGCATCTTGAATCTGCTCCCTTTCCATTTGCTTGGCTTGTTCAAGTAATTCTTGTTTTTTAATATGATATTCACCTAATGAAATTTCTTTATTAAATGCCATATCCCCATACAAATTTAATTGTGTATTATACCATTCTACCGCAGTTTGTTTCTTTTCCATAGTTGTTCAGGTGTTTGGTAAAAAATTTATAGTAAGTGATACTAATTGACCATCTTCTTGTTTAGTCCAAGAGATACTTTCTACACTTACAAGGTTTATCCCAATGTTGTTTGGAATAACATTAATAGGTAGCGGACAATATGCTCCATTAATAATTTCTTCAATTGTTTTAGTTACTGTTTCCATAGTTATTTAGTTTTAGCTATGTCAGTCCACTCCCAGCCTAAACACACCTTCATCATTGTGCGATGAAAGAGGTTAGGCTTTTTTTCAAACGAAATACACATTCCACTTTTACCTCCTAGACAATAACAGCCTACGTATTTAGAAGATGTCTTAAGTTCCAATGATGGAGGCAGTAATTCTGATTGTCTTTTCTTTTCCATAGTTATTTATTTTTTTATTTTGTTATTAATCCTATTAACCAGGATAGTCCGAATGATATCCCCCAAATTAAGAGTATAACAAATACTATCTGTCCTAATACTTCTGTTGGCATGCCTTCTCTTCTATTTTCCATAGTTATTTAGTTTTTAGTTGAAATATTTTTACACATCAAACATATCCTCTATTTTGTTGATGATCTCCCTAAACTCATCTTGTTTATCTTTTGGCATTTGTAAAGTTTTCATTCCTCTAAATTGCCTATGTTTTATTATCGTTTTTATTTCATCAATGGTAAAAATACTAAACATAGCATCAGATAAATGTAATTTTTCACTCGATATTTCGTTATGCATAATTTTTTATTGTTTCGTTATCGTATGCTAGTGTGATTAGTTTGTCTGGTACACCTAACTTATCCAAATTTTCGTCAGTTGCAAATTCAAATAACAAATCTAATTTATCCTCGGTTAGGTATCTTGGATGGATATCATATCTTTCTATCAAACTCAACTCTCGTTCTTCAATCTTTAATCCCCACTTTTCAGAGAACTTTGTATCTGTTTTACATTTGTCGATGAACTCTTCTTGTGTTAATGTATAACCTAACTCAGTCATTTTTTCTTTTGACATATTAGGTAATATCCTACCATCTTCGATCAGATAGTTCTTATAAACATCCTCAATAATTTGATTGTATCTTTCGTTATTCATAATTTTTATTTTTCAGATTTAAATTCACGTGTTGTTCGGTTAAATACGTCATCTATTACACTTTCAGCATGACCATCCAGTTTTAATGCTAATTCAAAAGCCTCCCTGATTGCGTAAGGATAATTGCAATGTTTAGTGTCAATAGTTACAATAGCGGATTGTCTTGAATCCCCATTGTTGTTGTTAATTGTAATTTTCATAGTTATTTATTTTTTAGAGTTTATATTAATGTAAGTTTGACAGTCTGTAAGGCTTCCTTGAAACCACACATTACCTTCTGATTCTACTTGATAAGTACCACCTTGTAAATGAGTCAAATCAAATTTTACTTGAGTAAGTTTAGATGTTTTTGGAAATTCTGGGTCATAGTTTTCAATGCCTTTCAAATACATCTCTTTCATCTGCTCCTTCTCCATTTCTAAAGCTATTTGAACTTCATTGTAGTAATCCGCTAAATCATTTGTAGAAAATCCAATTCTTTCGAGTTGCTCTACAAGATATTCAACCGCGGTTTGTTTCTTTTCCATAGTTATCCAGTTTTAGATTATGTGAATGGTCTCTATTTGGAATTTACCAACAAGTCTGCCGATAAAATCTTTAGCGTCTTCGAGTGTTTCAAATAGATAAGCCGAGTGGGCTGAAGACCAACCAAAATCCCAACCCTGATAATAAAGTCCGTTTTCAAAGTTTTTTACCACGAATCTCTTTTCCATAGTTATTCAGTTTTAGAGTTTTTCAATTTCTTGTTTAACTTCTTCCCAATAAGTTACTTCGGCTTGTGAATCATTGTAAAATGACGCTACTTTTAATATCTCATCTACTGCTATCAAGGCACTTTCTTTTAAGTGCTGATGCTTTTTGAAAGGTGCTTTAAATAACGAGTCATATCTTGTGTACAATTCTTCTGCTTTTTCTTTTGGTGTCATAGTTAGTTCTTTTTTATTAGATGATACTCAGTAAATTCTTCAAACCACTCTGTGATATCTTCTTTGCCTTCAAAGGTAGTAGGCCAAGAATTCATCTCTATTAGTAAGTTTAAGACTTCTTCCTTACTATACATTTGTTTGGCTTGCCATTCAGCACCTCCATAAGTTTCATTGAAGTATTGCTCAGCATTTTTAGCACTTCCCCAATCTGAGTAACCATATTTTACAGCATCAATCATCTGCTCCTTCTCCATTTGTTTGGCTTGAATTTTCAGTTTAGCAACCTCATCATTAAACAGACTCAAACCTATAATACCTTCAGAAAGTTTATCACCAAGAATTTGTTCTTGCTCAATGTACCATTCAACCGCAGTTTGTTTCTTTTCCATAGTTATTTAGTTTTAAAAATCTCTATCAGCTTTTGTAGGCAAGCTAATTCAGCCTCTTCGTAGTTTAAAAAATTTACAGCATCATCAACATACACACCGTCTTTAAAAATGTAATACACATAAGATTCATCGGGTAAAAATGGTTTGCCGTTTTGTTTTTCAGATACAAATGGTTGTACCCAAGCATCAATATTATGTTTCTCTCTAAACCATCTAAATGCCTGTGAGAAGATTGGTGCCGCAATATTTTCAGATACTCTGTTGGTGTATACTCTGCTTGTCCTCAACTCCCTGTTGTCCAAATGACTGAAACATCCATAACAACACTCGTTAAATCCAAGTTGCTTCAACTCCCAAGCCAACTCATAGGGTACAAATTCTTTTTCCATAGTTATTTAGTTTTTATTTTCTCCGTAAGTTTCGTTGTAGTAATCCTCGAATGACTTTTGCTCCACCTTAAATTCATCACCCATATCTTCTACTCTACTACTAAACCAAGTTTCTTCGTGTTGCTCCTTCTCCATTTGCTTGGCTTGTCTTTTTAATGACATAACAACTGTTGGATCTAACATACCATTATTTGTGATGTAATTTTTTTCAATTTCATCTACCAACCAATCAACCGATGTTTTTTTCTTTTCCATACTTATTTAGTTTTTAGTTTAATAGTTTCTTCTTTCCTTTAATATGTCTAATTCTATCCATTCATTATCAATCAACTCTTCAAAATCATTAAGTTTAACATCAATACCCAATGAAAGTATATCCGTTTCACAATGGAATATTACATCTTCTTGGAGTTCTATTGGTATTGCACCTACTTTTAGAATTGCGGAGCATTTTGCTTTATAAACGTGAGTTTGCTTACTCATTGACCCCCTATTGTTATTTCCGCACCCGTAAGAGCAAAGTATAGGTTTTGAAGTTGGTGAATATGTTTAACATGCTTCGTTAGTGTTCTGTATTGTTCCACCTGTAAACAAATATGACCTTCTGATTTTCGAAATGATAATCTATCTGTACAAAATTCATGTATTGGAAGAAATTTTAGTAGCTTATCATTATCTGTATCATACTTAAATCCAAACTTCAACAACCATTCTTCGGTTAGTGGGATTGATTCAAATTCTTCTGCTTCAATCCAAGTATTTTCTTCTGCGTTTTGAACAGTAAATCCTTTTTCTTCTATAGAAACTATTGTAAAAATAGTTCCGTCCAAAAGTTTAACCAAATTCCCAATCCTCATTTCATTTGCTTTCATAATTTTTAGTTCTTTATTTTTTTTTAGTTTTAAAGTTTTTGCAATAGATTTTAGTGGGAATCCCCTACATCGTGCTTTTCCCCGTAAATGGAATAATCTGGGTTAATTACCTTACCCACTTTGTTTCTCTCCCCTGTGTGGTGCTTGATAACAATACCCTCGTGTGGAATCTTTGTTCCTTCTATAAAGTTACCAAAGACATGCTTGTCCTGCACCTCCTGAGACCAAGCCCCGGTGTAAAGAACTTTGACGTGGGGAAGTAGAAGTAGGTTATCGCAGAAATATAGGGTTCTCATTGGATCTAGATATTCCCCATTCATAGTAATGTCAAACACCTCGAACTCAATTTCTTCAAGTCCATAGTCATAGTTCTTCTGGATGCCCGGACCGAAGATCTCACCATAGATGACTATCCCGTTGTCTACCTGGTAAGCCCCAGTTGATTTAGCGACCTTGAATAGGTTCCATAATTTTTCTTTGAGTTCAAATTTATCAGCCACTTTCATCCAGACGTCAGCATCATAAAAACCTTGTGTATCTGAACCTTTCTCAACATTATGGGACCCATAGACATATTCGTACTCGATCCACTCGTCTGCTAGTCGGAAGAATTTCTTAAACTTGTCCCAGAATGAAAGCTTTAGCTTTTTCACGATGCCGTATCTAGCATTTGTACCGTGCATTTTTCTGGTGATCTGTACGTGATCTTCTTCATCAAACATATCAGGCACATTCTTTAGGTTTGGGAACTTATGGTAGACGTGGAAGTTTGGATTCTTCTGGTATCTGATCTTACGCCCTGATGCTAATTGTACTTGTACCACGGGTGGCTCGTACTTGAAGATCTTTAGCATATCCATCATGTCCTCGCCCTCGTCCCATTTTGTGTTAGCATACTTAGCAGCTTGACGAGCATATCTCAAAGGAATAATCAAACACTCTGAGTATACACCTCTCAACTTAACAGTACGTACACGTTGACCTTTACGTAGGTAATTAGTCACGTTCATCGAGTCCGATAACTCTACAGGGATGACTGCATCTGTGGTTGCTACTACAACTAGATCACCCACTTTGTATTCACCTTTTTTGATGATGCAATTCCATCCTCCGATAACACCTTGCTCGATATTATCAGATCCCGGAATTTCTTTGATTTCATTTATGAGTGCTACATAGCACACGCTGTTTGGATTTTCCATGTTACGATAAGTATTTTAAAATTTTCTCTTTAACCCCAGCTTGTTTAATCCCCTCGCTTGGTCTGGGCGTCCAAACAAAGTTTTCAAGTCCCCAGTCGTCTCTATCGAATGCACCATACTTGCTGTTCTCTACGTGTCTTCCCATGTGTAGATCATCAACTGACACCCAATGGGTGATCTCCGGGTGGTCCATTAGATACTGAGTGATCTCCACGTATCTAGATTGCTCTAGATCATATGTTACAGACCAAATGAAAGACTTTGTGTCCTGAAAGCTACATTGTCCTAGGTTCTTAGTGTATGCAATTGGTTTCTTGATTATGCCCTGCATCTCGTAGTACTCGCCCATCTGCTCTATAGAAGCCCATGCTTTCCAATCGGACGAAACCACTATCTCTGCTCCTGTTGCCTCAAGGATCTCGTTCAGAACATCTATCGACTTCTTATCGAAGTTATCGAATCTGTACTCAAGAGGAATTTCTCTGAGCGTCATAGATAGTTTTCTGCCACCCCACTTAGCCTGCTTCTTCCCTCTTGAACCCCAGTTGTTGTCAAGACAAATTACGCCATCATGATCCAAAAATAAAATCTTCATATGTTATTATAGACTAATTTCAAATCTGGTTTTCATTTGTTCTATTTTATCATCCGGACAGCCGTGTATATTTTTACCTCCGTGCCTATTTTCAACAATCATGGAAGTTACGCGATAACCAAGTTCTTCAGCTAAAAGATAGTATACATCCATTTCCCATTCCTGGGTAAATGTGTTTGACACGACAACAATTGGGTGACCTTCTTTCATAGCATCCATTACCGAATGACGACACCAGTTATGTGCATTTTTAATTTTTGAGGCATCAAAATGATAGTTACCGTCTGCATCCAAGAAATACATGTCAGCCTCAAAATGGAGGGCTTTATCGAATAGTTTTGCTGTAGTGGATTTCCCTGAACCAGGTAAACCCCGTATTAACATAAGTTGTTTCATGTCGCTAATCTAAATCAGATCTCCGTAAAAAATCCTCTGGTTTCAGAGGATTTTCACATTTAATTTTTAACAGAGATATAGATTCCTTTATACCACCCAAAGGTCTCGTCTTCAAATTCCCGATCAGGTTTGAATTCAATGGGGTCTAAATTAATTTCCCCAAAGCAAATCTCATTAGGAGATCTAACCCAAGATTTACTATTTACATTCTCCGCAGCACTCATGGATCTCATCTTTATCGTAAGCCGCACACTTTTGATGTTTCGATGAACATGAGGTTAAAATGCCTACTAATAATGCTAAGACTAAACAGGTCATAATTACAAAAGTTACTTTTTCTATTCTTTTCATAATTTTTTTTATTATATCTATCCTAGAGGCTAATCGAACAGTCTAAGATATAAAACTCCCTATTTGGATCTTGTGGGCCATTCTCACTATACCACTCTTTCTCTATTGATTGCTTTACCCAATTAGACATTTCTTCACCTTCGCACTGCGCTATTAATATATCCTGGGAGTTAAGTCCAGTATCTGGATCTATGTCTCTAAATCTTATCTGAAATTTATTCATAAATATTATATTAAAATTGCGAGGTATGTTTCTTAAATATCTAATCTATCGTCAACACGGGTCGCTATGTGTTTATCCCACCATTTGACAAATCTTGAATTAGGTAGTTTAACCCTAATCCACTCGCCCAGTATAATTATTCCAATGCGGATGATAACCAAAGCCATGCAAATCATGAAGAAAGCTATTATTTTCATATCTCAAAAATATTAATTTTTATTTAATTTAACACCACTTTTTTTATAGGCTTTATCGCCTACTTTGAATTTTGTAATTTTTTCCATTTGTTATCGGAATCTAAGATAAATGTTCCTACGTGAACCTGATCCCATTCTTCTGGACCGATCATTGAAAGAAAAACATCTCCATTTTCTCTAAGATATAGATTATACCTCTCCCCGGGGATAGGCTGAAAAGAATAATTCGACGAGTAAACTATTTTATTCCACTCTAGCTCCTCCTGTAACTTTTTATACTCCTCTAATAGCTCGTCAAATTTTTTCTTGTAATAAGAGTTAGCTTTGAGTATCTTCTCGTTTTTCCACGAAGAGATGTCCTCTGGTATTATGGCAGGAGCACCAACGTTGCTTCCGTAGGCCAGCTTGCTTGGATAAAATCCTTTATCCTCGCTCCATACCACATTGTCTGGATATTTCTTACTGTTCTCCAATTAATTTAATTGACCTATGCCCTTTAGATATTCAATATAGTTCCTCTGGGTAGTCATGTTGGCTAGGTTCTGATTAACCTCCATGATGTACTTCTCTGTGGACATTCTATTTCTTTTAAATCTTTTTGTCAGGTATTCGATATTCCGGATAGCCTCGTGGGTCTTCACATAATTGAAGGTACCCGATTCTTTTTTTCCGTTCATTGTTTATATTATTAGTAACTCCAGTATTTGTTTTGGATTGCTCTTATCTCCTCCATGCCTTCCATTATCTTCTTGAACGGACCTTCTAGCTCCGTGTTGTCCCCATAGAAGATGTGACCAGATTCTTCAATCGAATAATAGAAATCTATGATCTCCTCCATTTCTTCTTTTCTTAGGTCCTTGATGTCTGGCATTTTATTCTATGATTTTAATTTCAGATTCTGTTTCTATTACAACCCTAGCCCCACATCCTAGTAGTGCCTTAGTATCACAACCTGAACCGCTGTATATTATTTTGCTCGGGCCAAGAATCTCAACAGCATTGCAGTAAGTGTTAGTTCTGCCCTGTTTTATTGTGATCACCGGCAAATCAGTACCCTTTGTCTTATTGGATCTGATATTGTGCTGGTTGACGTGGATCTTAGTCGTTGGAGATTTCTTTGCCATGCTGTGATTTTTTAATCCGTTACGTAATTCAAATCGTATTTCTTTGCAACTGCCATAAACTTCTCCTTAACAAAGTCGTCTATTGATTTGTAATCCCCGCTATCCTTGGCCATTTCCCACCACCAACCTCTAATCTGGTCCAATTCTGATATGTCATTGATAAATGGATAACGTAAATCATTATTGTGCAAGTCAATCAACATCATTGAGAAATTTTCAATGTTAGTTCCCGCGCTTAAATCGTCTTTATAGACCTCGCACTCTATAATTGTTTGGTTGATTTTGTTTCTTAAAAAGTGTATCATATTATTAAATTATTTTCTAATTGGAGAGAGGCATTTTTATTGTTGGATGGTATTGATAATTTTCAATAATAAAATCAGTGCTATCCTAAATGCTGTCTTCCACTTCATATACCGTGTGGGGATAAAATTCTATACAATACACTTTAACTTTTTCTATCTCTGGTCCTGGTGTACCAAGTCCATTGGGTTCATCTACTTCGTAACGATGCCACCCTTCAAGTTCATCTGGGTACTTGCTGTCATACGGGTTCCAGTCGAGATACTTTGCTTTAGAGTCTGTTCCTATTCCATAGTACTCGTCAAGACCTATCTTGAGATCTTTAAAAGAACCAGCAGAAATTATTGGCTTGCCGTACTCAGATATGGCTACGTATGTTACCTTAACCCGCGTTCTCATTATTGTACTCGTAAGTTGTTATGATCTCCTCACCAACTTGGGTTGTTACCACGTGGGTCGGAGTCGTTGGTTTAGCAATCTCCTCTACAATGTAGAGATTTTCTAATTCGACATCGGTGTTTCTCATCACCCATTGCACCTGCTCGTCCCAGGTTAGTTCTCTTTTTTGCATACGTTTTAATTTACCAGCTTGAGCTATGTGGAACCACCCATCTTGAGCAGTTCTGCTCCAGCCTATTAATGTGTCTATAGTTATTGATGTAGCCCATCATATTAGCAGAGCCTATAGCATTTGCCGAGTGAATCATAACTTGACAAACGGGAGCGCCATCCAGCCACTTCTCAACCAGCCACTTGGTGCAATCCATTCCAGTCTTCTCCGTTATATTGTCGTAGTCCAATTTGAAGTTGTGGTAGACATTCGTGTGCCACTCTTTCATAGCGCTATCACCAAGATCATGGTCTAGTGAGATTAAATCAATATTCTCTAAACCAATTTCGGTTACCTTCTCTATGAACTCATCGTAACTTCTAACCACCGTCCATTCCGGAACGTCGTGGGTTGTTGGATTCGGTAGAGGTGTTCTCACGTCATCCAGGTAAATTCTAGCTTTGCTCATTTTTATTTTTTTCTAAATTTTTAAGATCTTGATCGAGTCTCCTGAGAAAGGATTCCTCCCCGTCATCACCAGAGACCAGCCAATCTATTCTCTGTGCATAGATTTCAGCCTTTCTTATGATCTCTAATCCCTCCTTGAATTTCTCGATAACCTCAGGCGGGTAATTGTAGTAATACTCGCCCTCCCAGGATTCTCTTCTTTCCCTCTTTTCTCCGTTCTTGAGAATGATTCCCTCGACATCATCTGCTATTTGCCTTATCTTGTATTGATCGTAAGAGAAATGACCTCCTGACATAAACTATTATTTTTATTTATATTTTCAAATGTAAGACTGTATCCCGTATTTTCGCAGACGGAAACTAAGCATTATTCAGCGTCGTTAATTGATTCTACAAGAACGGTTTCACTCTCTATGTCTTTCACATAATATTCTCTCCAATTACCACCGGGTTCAGGGGCAGCACCCGCTGCTTTAGCTATCTCCTCGTCTTTTGTTTTGGTAAGTACAGCAACATAGCAATTTCCTCTCTGAGCTTCTAGAAGCTTATCCACTGTATCAGGATCCACTTTCTTGCTCTCCATTTTAAGATAGGATGACTCAATCTCGGATAGAGTACGGAAGAATCTTTTTTCCGTTTGTTTTATTCTTCCAACTATAGAGTAGACCTCTCCCATTTCGTCTTTCCTTGGAACGCCTTGTGTGTCTAAATACATGTGCACAGACTCCAAATCTTCCCTCAATAGCTCAATCTGGTTATCTCTAATGTCCAAGTCAGATTGCTTGATTGTTGTTTTTGGTTCGATGTAGTTCTTAACCGCAGAATCAATTGCTGATGTTATAAATCTACGGGTATCGTCTGGATATTCAAAATGTTTGGTGGTTGATGCTTCAACCTCCCAGTCTCCGCTTTTAATTTTTACTGTTGTCATGGTGTTAATATTCTTTTTGGTGTTTCTTTTTCTACTTGTTGTTCTATCCTATCGTGGTTTAGCCCAAGTGGTCCATCTCTTTCTAATAGTATGTTCCACCTCTCTCCATAGGTTAGCTCCTTTGTGCAATCCTTGGCCCATCTCTCACAAAAATCATCATTTGTTAAAGCCTCGTGGGTAAACCAGTCTTTTGATGGTATATTCTCGTATTCTTCAAAGTGGTCTCTGTATCTCTGGTAAGCCAATTCAACTCTATCCATATTATCATCAATTCTTTCTTTCTTTTGTGATTCACCTAGATCTCTCCAATCTTTGAAAGTCAAAGATGCCCCAGGATTGTCCTTTAGAAATTGCCAATACTGTAGTTTATTTGAATTCATATCACTTCAGTATACATTTTTCATCAATCTCATCTAGAACCTGCTGGATATAGTCATATACAAATTCCTGATCGTAAATAACCGGTCCTTTGAATCCCCTGAGTGCATCCAGAGAAAAAGGAGTCACAAAAAGACAATTTGGATTGCTTGTTATCTCTTTACCCGTTTGGAATGATTTACAGATCAGAGCAAATGGCTTATCGTAATTGTCAATACCCACTTTAAGCAGAGTTGTTTTTCCGCTTCTTCTGTTATCTACTATCGGAGATAGAAGTTCATTCAGTATCTGTCTCTTTGTTTTTGCCATTATATTTTTTCTTTTTTGAAAAGCTCAATGAGTTCTTCCGATAAATTTTCATAATCCATATCGAACTTATCCGACATAGCCTCTACTATATTTTTATTTCTATAAGGAGCATTGTCGGGATTTGACCACTTCCGGCTGATCTTCATGTAGTTATAGAAAAGCACGTAAGCATTAGACTTCCTGATGTAAAGATCCACATCAACGGGTAGCTCCCATTTCTTAAACATCTCCACTGATCTTTTCTCGTTATCTAGTTCTAGCTCTCTTGAGTTATTTAAAGAGACCTCTACTAATTCTTCCGGGTGATCCACACCGGATAACCACTCATCTACGACTGTCAAAGAATTAGCACTTACGTCCCATAGTTCTATGCCATCTATCCATTGGGTCATATGGCAGTATTCATGAACCATTAACTCTATGAAATCCTCTCTTCCCTGAGCAAATGCTAGTGTTGCCTTTCTTAATTTCGGATCCGACCCATCGTCGAAAAAACCACCGCATTTTATATCATCTGTTAACTTGATATAAGATCTCTTGTATGGCTTGAATACGACCGAGTTCTTTTTACATTCCTCTTTAACAAAAGAGATGAATGCTTCTGTTTTTTTATCCATTATTTTTTTGAATTAAGACCTATTTTAGGCATTTTCTTTTTGATCTTTGGTGATTCCTTCATGTCAAGAAGAGAGCACTTAGCCTCCTCTAAATCCTTTCCCATCACCACAACAGAAACCACTAATTCTTTCAGGTGCGAAAGCGACATGCCATCTGAGAATTCCACCCATTCTTTCAGATCGATTTTCTTTAGATCATCATCAGAAAGCTTTTTCTTTATATAGGATTCCCTTATCTCTGCTGAGGGCATATGCACCTCGAACCTTCTGTCGAATCTGGATGGTCTATTACTAATTCTTTCCTCTAGTTTATCAGGATAGTTAGTTGTTGCTATATAGACAACATTCTCTATTTGTTTTACCCCGTCCAGAACATTTAGTAACTTGGTTGTTGAATACCTGTCTTCCCCAGCCAAAGCATCTATGTCCTCTAGGATAACAATAAGGGGTCTTTCAGGTTCAACCTTTCTTAATGTGGATATGTTATCAACATAAAATCTGAAATCATCCTCGTCCTTGATGTTGATGACTATACCCTCTTCTTTTTCAATTAAACTTTTAACACAGAGCTGAATGATACCAGACTTTCCACATCCAGGTTCTCCCCATAGCAGGATCCCTCTTTTGTGAACAAAGTTGTACTTCTTATATTGATCTCTCTTATTCCAGAAAGTTTGGATGTCGTCTAGAATGGACTGTATCTCAGGAGACGGCAGATGATAGAGCTCGTCTATATTCATAGCCTGCTTCTTGAAGGTGGCCTGTCCCATGGATTGATTCCATATTATCTCATAGAGCCCAGCCGGAAGTTTTTTGACTGTAGATAGAGCAGGTGCAAATTCGTCATTTGTCAAAATAGACCACTGGCAATGCGAGAAAGAGCTTGTCCCCTCTTTATCAACAGTGCTCTCATCTGGAATTAACATAATATTATGCTCCTCTAATAGTTCTTTAATTCTTCTATTTTTCATCTTAGTAAATTTTTCCGTTTGTGTTAATACCAATAAATTCGTCTAGCTTTTTAAGATTCGGTTTCATAGAACCTGGATACTCCGAGTATTTAAAATCTCTACCCTCTGAGTCAATCAGCCTCATGTCACCGTGAATAAAATCTTGCATCTCAGATTCGCTAAGATGTGCTATCACCTCCTTAAATTGGTCTACTATCCTATAAGTAACAATTTTTTCTGTTACCAATATTGGACCTTCCGAATTCAAAAGCTCCATTCTTTCTTTCTTCATATTTTTAGATTAATTGTTTTATCCCCTATTGTGTTATTGTCTTTGTATGCTCAAAGTGTCTTATTGTTTCCTGTGAGCTTTAATAACAGCCATTGCTGCTATTATGCATCAAACTGACTTTGACCGTATTTTAGAGATGGATTTCTCCTAAAAATTTAAAAATTAAAAAAGTATCCTTTTTTCTCCATGTTTTTTCTAATCGAAATCCTGCCTTTTAGTAGCTGGGTCTTTGAAGTGTTCTCGCTTATTCCCATTATTTTAGATATCTCTTTGTGCTTATATCCATCCAAGAAATAAAGTTTTAAAACTTGCCCGCAGCCCTTTGGTAGATCGCCTATAAATTTGACTATTTCTTCGTGGGTGCACCCGAAATCAATTCTTCTAAATGAATCATCCTGTATATCAAATTTTCTATCGATGTCATCATGTATACCAACCTTTCTCCTTTTGTTATATTCGGTAATCGAAAGATTAACTGCTATTCTTCTAACCCAGCCTTGGAAGGATCCGTCTCCCCTGTATTCACCTATTTTTGCAAATACCTTTATGAAGCACTCCTGCGCAATATCCTCAGCTTCCTGCTGATCCCCTGCATACCTCTTACACACAGAATGAATTGTATTCTTTAGTATTTTATAAAGTCTTTCCTCGGAATTTCTGCATTTTTTTTTGCACTTTTCTATCAGCTCCAGACATTCCTCTTGTGAGATATTCATTATCTTTTACTTTTTAACCCTTGATTCGTACTTCCTCTTTATCGAAGAAGAGATCGGAATAGCAGATCCCTCCTCGTCTATTCTAACGAATGTTGCTCTTGCTCTTAGACACACAACTTCTGCTTCGCTTCTTAGGTTGTATTTTCTCATTTCCACTACGACATTAATAGAGGTATTCCCGATCGACTCTATACCGCAATATGTTTTTATCACATTCCCGACTTTCATTGGCATCAAGAAATCAGACGACAGAGATCTGGTAACCATCAGGGGTGTGTCGCATATTTCGGAAGCAAAGAAAGCTGCTATCTCGTCAACGTGAGACAGCAATATTCCTCCAAATGCATTGTTATGAACACCGAGATCTTTTGTCATACAGATCCATGTTGATCTCATAACCATACCTCCATCCCTTAATATCTGAACGTTCATGTCAGTTATTTCTTCTTTCTCTGGGTTTCTCTTTCCCGTTGTGTTATATTTTGCTTGTTCTTCCATTTTATTGATTTATTTCCAGAGTAATTGAATAAGAAGTATTACTACAGATAGACATAGGCACACTATAGTTTTTGATTTAAGTGGCTCGTCAAAGAGAGCTATAGACATGAAGGTATAGACAGTAACACCTATAACAAATCCTATTAGCCGGCTTGGCCAAAGCTCACCATTGAAAGCCATAATAAGATACTTAATGGATGACATATAAAAGAAAGATATTGGGATTCCACATAGCAACAAAACCCATACATTATCCCTCATCCATTGATACTTCAGTGGTCCCTGATATTGATAGAAGGTACAAATCTGTGCTATTGTACCCCATAGAATCCCTTGAATCCAGTTATTGTTCATTAATTTTTATTTTAATCCCACCACTGTCTCAAGTCGCTTCCGTCATATTTCACATACCAGTCTTCATTTGAATCTCTTAAAGCATCATAGTCAGGCCCTTTGATAATTGCACATAGCTCTTCCCAATATTCCTTTTGTATCCCGTGAGCTCTCTTAAGGAGCTCCCCGTTTCTTTCTTTCTGATCTTGAGTTTCGTTATCCTTAAGTTGGTATAACTTTTCGTTCTTCTCACCTAACGGATTATCATAAGTTCTGCCTTCAATTTCTTCAAACTCAAAGTCACGGTAAACGTATTCAAACCCGAGTTCTTTCTCAGCTTCCTCAACAAATGAGTCATTCACAAAAACATCAATAAGATATGAAAGTCGTTTCATCTTTGCAACTTTCTTCATACGGCTCTCATCGACCTCGTGTCCGTGTTTCTCAATTCTCCAGGTCATATCATCAACAGCAGTTTTAACCCAAGGTAAGATTGAAGCATCCCCGTTGTACCAAGTGTGGTTCCATAAGTTCTTGCGGAATAACCAAAGATTGCTGAGGAATCTTGGGATGTCGTACCTGAACAGGTCCCAGGCTTTCCAATACCATTTTTCCCGGTTAATCATCTTTTCAAGGCTATCAAAAAAAGTTGTTCCGAATTGTGTTTTCATATAATATCATATGAAGATTATCCGATTTTATTCCACAAAAAAAACCGGATTACTCCGGTTTTTGTATATCTTCGTTATTAGGTGACTCTAAAATCAATCTCTTGACTGAAGTGACGTAGTTGTCATAGGCATAAAGATTACCCCAGGGGGTAAAATTATTCTTCGTCTTCTTCGCCTTCGCCTTCGTCTTCTTTTTCATCCTCTTCTTCCTCTTTTTCGTCGTCCATCATCTCCAATTCTGTTTTAACGTCTCCCTCGGGTTCCGTTATAAATTCAGTAGAGATAACTTCAGCACCCATTGGTTCCTCGTCTGCACCTTCCGCTTCTCCTCTTAGCCAGTTTGCAACTTCTGCAATATCGTCTGTTGAGGTTGCAAGATGATCGATAGCCCAATCGTGTCCAGCTGATAAGAAGGCATCTACCTTACTTTTATCCATAGCCATTATCTCTTCTAGATAATGTTTAACTGTTGCTAGATTCTGAAAAAACATATAGTGCTTCAATTCACTATCGTGTGTGTGTTCCTTTAGTGAAGCATTGTTGTTTACTCCGGATGCTGGATTCTTTTTGGCGAAATCCTCAAATGTCAAAACTTTTCCCATTTTTAAATTTTTATTTTATTTAACTATATATCTTTCCTTTTTGCTAAATCCTATTACTATAAGAAACGATCTCACCTTTCTCAACCTCCAGTACCCATGGCATATTAGATGGGTAATATCTTTCGTCCAGAGAGCAACAGTTAAAATAATGAGTACCGTTATCCAGAGCGTGTCCATAAGACTCGTGTATATGCCCAAAAAAGTGAGCTTTTATATTTCTTTCAGAAATTCTGCCCGATAAATTGCTGCAGCCAACACCTATAGTGGATCCATATTTTACTGCATCAAGTATATTGAACGGCGGTCCATGAGTTATAAGGACGTCTGTATTTTGAGGTATCTTTTCCCAAATAGAGTCTATCATAGGACCTCTATCATAATTAAACCCCCAGCCATATCCAAAAGTAGGTGTAGCAGCGGATCCCCAAAAATTCAATCCCTCGATGGTAACACCAGAATTGTCCAGGTAGTGGACGTTTTTGTTTTTTCTTAGCCTAGCAAAGAAATCCGAATGTATCCAGTGAGAATCGTCATCCTCTCCGAAGAAGCTCTGTCTCGTGCCCCTAATATAAGGGTCTAGTGTAACGTCATGATTTCCAGCTATAAATACCTTGTGCTTGTGCGGCAGATTCAGAAACCAATCAAGAAAATCGCTTATCTCTTCCTTTCTGCCTTTATAAGTAAAATCGCCAGCATGTACCAATACGTCTCCGTCTGGTATGGATAATTCTCTTTCCTTGGTATGCGTATCTGATATAGCTACTATTCTCATGTCTATATAATTAGTGCAAAACTAATTTAAGTTTCCGTCTTAAATCCGAAAAACTGAGATGATAATACTTTTCTAGATAATTTTTCGGTAGTTCGAACTGTGACGGACTAGATGAATTTACAAAGGATCTAGACACGTAAGTCTGGCCGTTTGAAAGGGATCTTGCTATCTTTATACAATCGGTTGGTACAGAAACACCGCCCATCATGCTATAGCCAGATCTAAATTCATTTATGCAAATAACAAGAAGTGAATCAGTCTGAGATATTCTTCTAATCTCCTCCTCTGTTACCTTCCATATGCCTCTATTAAGTTCAGGCCTCTGCGGAACGCAATTGTAATATCTGAATGTTAATTCATCAAGCTCACAGTTAAAGGCAAAGTCCTCAGCATTTGCAAGGTGTCCTTTGTCATATCCGCTTTTAAGATACTCCTTTGTTGTTGCAGCAGGTATCTTGAGATCATTCTTAAATGAGAACTTATCCCTCTTACAAGGTCCTCCACCTTTATAGAGTTTGTATGTTACCATAACCGGATTTCTATATTTATTGGAAAAATAAGAAGCGTATCCATTATTATAGACCACTGTATCCCATTGCAATACCTGAGCTGCAGATAAAAAAGAGATAAAAAATAAAAAGATAAACAGTGTGTATTTTTTCATAATATAGTATTTATCAAAAATTTTTAAAAAAATGAAGTTTGAGCCTTTCCACCAACACCTATTAGTAAAAGGAAAAATTAACAACCCAACAAAGAGCACAGAAGTATTAGACCAGTGGCTTATAGATCTTGTACATAAAGTAGGCATGGAAGTTCTAGCAGGACCAAATTCTGTTTACTGCGATCATCCAGGAAACGAAGGAATAACAGGTACAATAGTTCTTTCGACATCACATGCCTCTATCCACATATGGGACTCTGTAACCCCTAGTGATTTTCAATTCGACATCTATTCGTGCAAGCCGTTTCTTTCTGAAACAGTTCTGGAACACCTGGATCAATTCGGATTAGTAGAATACAATCTGCTGATGATAGACAGAAACGGTAATATGAAAATAGTGGAGGAAGCTAAAAGTTCTAAAGCTTAATAGCTTCAGTCCCAGTATCCCCAGTCCCTCATAAAAAATTCCTTGTTATTACGATTGAGGAAACTTCTTATGGCCATCTTAATCATCCATATTGGTTTTTTCTTGGAGAATCTTCTGCTGGAAGTGTAAACGACGGCCCAAAATGGAATTGAGAATTTTTTAGGGTCTACCTCTTTGCTTAGATAGTAATCCTCAGCGTATACTATCTCCTCGTCAAACATACCTAAATTAGAGAAAGATTCGGCTCTAAATAGCATGAATCCCCCTATGGCGAAAGGAGATGCCCATCCTGTCATAATATGGGATAGGTCCTTTAATCTATACATCCAATTAAATTTACCATCGAAACTTCTAACCCTACAGCTAGTCAGATCTAGTTCTTTATCTTCCATTTTCTGGATGAGATCATGCAGTAAGAATCCATTTTTTATCCTCATGTCAGCATCTATAAAAACGACATATTCAGAGTCACTAACTAGGGAGAATCCTTTATTTCTACCCTCTGCGGGTAGTCCACCCTGTACTATTTTACAATTTATTCCCTGGAAACTATCTCTTTTGAAATGTAGGTCTATTATAGATTTGGTGTTATCTGTGGAACAATCTGCTACTATGATATCCTTTATACTAATCCATCTTTGATTGCAAAGATCATCAAGCAGGATAGTTATATCCTCGCCCTCATTTTTGCATGGTATTACAACAGACAGGTTAAACATTCTCGAAGGTTCTTATTTCAAATATACCAGATTTTTCAATTATATAAGAATTATTTTCTATCCAATCACCACAGTTTAAATATCTGATTTCTCCTATCATTTTATCCTGTGGAGTGTGTATATGACCGCATATAACACCAGTGCATCCTTTTTTAACAGCAGCATCAGTTAGGGTTTCTTCAAAGTGACCAATATACTTGGCTGCTTTCTTGACAGAGTCTTTTACGAATTTAGAAAATGAAGATGGCTGCATTCCCAAAAAAAGACGGATCCTATTATTTGCCTTGTTTATATTTATAACTACCTCGTATCCCCAAGCACCAAGAACCGATATGAATTTACCATACTTAACTATTGGATCGTACAAATCACCATGTGTTATGAAATAGCCATTATAGAAAGCCTCATCCGTGACGTGGATGTTCCCGAAATTAAGTGGAACATACTCCCTTAAGAAATCGTCATGGTTACCCGTTATGTAATTGACCTCTACACCCTTTTTAGATAGCGATAGTATCTTTTTAAGAACCTTAGTGTGGCTTTCGGGCCAATGGTGTCTTTTTTTCAAAAGCCATCCGTCGATGAAATCCCCAACTATAAAAAGCTTCTTAAATTTATACTCCTTAAGTACTTTTCTTAAGTATTCGGCATTAGATCCTTTACTGCCTAGATGAACATCAGAAATAAAAAGAGAATCAATTTTTTCCACAACTTATATAATAGATTTCTTACTGTTATAATGTTAGGACTCTATTAAATTATCCAGTCTAAATCGTGGGGGGTTACCAATATGAATCCCTGGTGTCATCCTCGTTGTAGCCATCCTCGTCCCAGTCGCTTTCACCGTAATTTCTGAGATCGTTTTCTATTTCAGAGAATTCCCATGCGTCTTTATTTCTGAACCATAGTAAATTAAAATCATCCATATCTGATCCCCACTCTATTCTAGAATCTATCGTGCATCCTCCGGGAAGAAATTTTTCGAGAAGACTAAATATCTCCGGTATCTGATCGGAATAATTAACCGGGAATTCATTATCTTCTATGTTGATGAATATGTAATTCTGAAAATTGATTGATATGCTGTTTAATATAGGCTCTAATAAATCGCTAGACTTAGAATCAGTTTCAAGTAGATTTATTATGCTCTCCAGATCCTCTGGACTGCTTTTTTCGTTTGATATAATATCAACTGTGAAATAATAAGAATTCTTCATAATCAGTATATACCTATTTATTTTTTCACAAAAAAAGTGCTAAAAGCACTTTTTTCATAGGTTGGTTTTGTATTACTTGACTTCCGATTCCGTTTCTGATTCCACAGTCTCTTCTTGTAACATTTTATCTCTATCTGCCTTTGTCTCCTCACTCATTTCTCTTACTACGATAGAAAAAGTTTTTCCTGTACTAGGACACTTAAAGGTTGCAGCCGTTCCGGCTATAGCAGGAACGTTTAGAACGAAATCTCCAACGTCACCTTCCTCCCTGCTCCATGCAAAGATTACTGGCTCGCCGTTGTCAAACTGGAAGCACCATTCAGCTTGGCCCAATCTAGCTTGCTCTCCTAGGTTCATGTTTGCAGATTCCATTTCGTTCTCTTGTGTTTCGATGTTATTCTCCATTTTTTATTGTTTTTTTATTTTACTATCTTAGTTGTATATAGTTTCCCTGTTGAATCATTTATTATAATCACATAAGTTCCTTGATCTAGTTCAGAAGAGTCTACCCTTACTAAACTTGAGGCATATCTATTTTGATAAACGCATCTGCCATCGATTGACATAACCTTAATATTTCCACTATTAGATGGGGTTGTAACGTTAATCATATCGGATATAGGATTTGGCCAAACTTTAACGTTGTTAGTTAATTCAGTTACACCATCTACGCATTGTAATTTATAAATCCATGCACCTACTATATCGTTTGGAATTGTATCTGGTATAGAGTTCCACATAGTGTTACATATAATGCCATCACCGTCTGTATCGTACATAGGGTCTATGGCACAATAACAATCTTCCACATAATTTAAACAGAAATCCAAAGAATCCCCATTATAAGGTAAATTAAACAAGAACTGGGTGCTTATCCATTGTGTGGCCGCATCATCACTATAAACTATGGCAATAGCTATGGGTGTCATACTTGATTCTAGTGTAACGTTAGGGAAGCCACACTCATATATAGGGTTACCGGGTGCTGGTTGTCTAACTGATACTTTAGCATTGAAACCTAATGAATCAGGAAACTGTAAAAGTAAATATGAAGGTGAATTTGGGGTTACAATGATGGTATCAACTTGCGAAAACCCAACCAATGTTGATAAGCTCAATAGAGCAAAAAGAAATAGTTTAATTTTTTTCATAATTTTTTGTTTACTTTTTTAGAGTGTTTCTTTCTTTTGTTCCTCACTTCCTATTGAATTTTCTATCTCGCAAAAAAAATCAACCACGAATTTGCACTTTTCAAACTCATCTGTTGATTCGTAATATTCTAATAGAGTATTTTTTATTGAGTTTCTTTTTTTTACTACACCCTGTGAATAACTCTTAAAAAATTCAGAGTATCCATATTTTTTCATTGTGTGTATAGTGTTTTCGAATATCTGTCTATTTAATTTTTCCACCTTCATTGGGTTTAGCTGAGTCCATTATATATTTTAGGGTCATGCATTTTTCATATTCCTCGAAGTATTCTAGGGACCTAATGCATTCCTTTATCGTTTCACTGGAAAAGTTTTTACCTTTGCTCCTACTTATATCAGTAAAGAGTGCTAGGGTATTTGTGTACTTTTTTCTATCCCCGTCGGTTACCATGATTTATAACCTTTTGTTTTCCTATATTCCTCTATGACATCCTTTATTTCAATACACTTTTCGTAGTCTTCGTTATTTTCTGAATAATGAAGATAGTTCTCCAAAAGAGCATCAAATTGATTTTCGCTTAGAGTTATAGATGTTATTTCGCTGCCATCAGGGGTCTCGGATTCCACTTGGAATATTGTTGCTGTAGATTCGCAGTTATCTATAGCTTTCCTAACAGAGTCATAAAGGATTTTCCAGAATGCGTCTCTGTCAGTCTTCGTTAATTGAAGAAGGTAGTCAAGAGAGTAGCTTTCTTCTTCCTTCATATCTGCTATTTTTTTTAAGCTCCCACGTTGAAAATGACTTTCACTGCTATTGCTATTAATGCACCGAATATAATCCACATGGCTTTGTTTATCCCACTTTGCCATTTTTTAAGATCCTGTACATCGACATTTATTTTCATATAGTCCTCAAACCTATCCTCTTCTTGCATTCTGAATTTAGTGTTTTCGTTGACCCTTACGATAACGCCGTCATACGGATCCAGAAGTTTCTTCTTAAGTTCGGAAAGATCCTCTTTCATTGATTTCTGTGAATCTCTCATCTCATCTATGCTTTTTTCCAACACTTTTAGTTCCCCATTGGGCATTCTATTACCCATTTTCTGTAACTCTTCTAGTACCTGTCTTATAAGCACGGATTCGTTTTTGTTCTCTGGCATCATCTTAATAGTAATTTTAGATCTAAATGATCCTACTATATATTAAGAAAGAGCTGGAAAAATGGATGTTATCGAAGAGTATTCCGGGGATCCATAAAAACAGAAATCCCAGGGAACGCTGAGAGTATCTCGAAGCATTCCTCGCTGCTTTCCAAAAAGAACTCAGCATAAAAGGTATCCTCTGGATTTCCCATCTTTTCCTTAAGGATATTGCATCTGAAATAGTCAATGACCGAGCAAGCCTCTATGTGAGTTTTTGGATTGCTTGTTTGTATGGTGAATTTAACCAATTTTAAATTTTTTTAAGATAATCCGAAAGCTGCAGTTACCAAGTCGGAGTGAACCCTATAGTATTTATTAGACTCGGTCTCTCTAACGAGCATATTCATCGCATCTATAGCTCCCTCCACTACGTAGGTCTTATCCTCCCAGATAAAATCCTTTCCTAAATCAGAGAGCTCTAGCTTTGATCTCCTCATCCACTTGCTTTGATTTCTATTAAATAGCTTTCTATAAGATACCATTAGACTCTCGCTTGGCTCTATGACCTGCTTGAATTCCGTTTTGTGTTTCTCCATCATAACTTTATATTATTACTTATTGACTAAAATATTTGCTATCTTTGGTTAAATTTATTTTACCTTTCTTGTAATCATTTAGTTTAAATCTTAAGAGGGCACCGAATTCGTAATTGTTTGGAGTTTCTCTTTCCATCTCAATTAAGTGCTTAATAAACCTGTCACTCTTTGATTCGAATAATCTTCTTATAAAATTCATCATAATTTAGCCTGCTTTAAAATACCCTTCTCCTTATTGAAACAGTGTAAAGAGGTAATGTGCATAGTGTACCACCCCGGTTTCACGTCCTTCCATGTTTCATAATCTTTTTCTTTGAGCCTATCTAAAAGCCAATATAATTTCATACAGGCTAAATAGATATCGTCTCTGAAGTGTCTGATATAATCACAGGATCTAATATAGTAGACTATATGCATATGGTCGCCTCTTCTAATGAAGTGATAACCTATCGTACAATTGTGAACAGTGCAGTTTGATATATTATAGCTATTATCCTCCTCAACCTGCAGATTATAAACATCAATGCCATCAGGATTACTTATTTCATCTTTTGTATTTACACTAAATAAAACTCTATTGGAATTAAACCATTTATGCCGGTAGATTTCCCTTTGATTTTCAACAATCTCAATATTAAAGAATTCAGAAGATAATCTTCCACCCTGGGAAAATACCAACTTATATGTTGGATAATTTGGTTTAATTACTCCATTTAACATTTTATTAAAGTATGGCTTCCTCAGTTTAATTTTTTGCAATGAATTATAGATACCATTTCTAAAACACATAGTTCTTAATCCCATAATGATGGAAGGTGATACCGAGGTACATTCTATATTTTTCTGATTAGGCTCGAATGAGCCATCACCCCTAGTAAATCCAATAAGTGTTTGTAACTGAGATTTACTTGGTAATTTTAGAAATTCGATAGGTATAATTTTATTATATGAACCGCTACCAAACATATCATATAGGGTTTTTGCAAAATCAACACTATGAAAATATATTCTGATTGATTGTTCATCGTTTATTCTGATTGGTCTTTTAATCTTTACCTCCCTATTGAATTCATTTCTAATTATATTAGCGATATCATCGATGTAACCATTTCTTTCATCCTTAGTTGACATGTTAAATCTAACTGTGCATGGCTTTTTATTTCCATATCTTTTGTCAAAAATTATATCCCCTTCGGCTAAATAGTAACCAAAGAGCCTCATAAGATCATCGGAATATTTGGATTCTGTATTATCATTTATAAAAGAATGAACCACATAATCACCAGGATTTATATCCTCAGCATTTATCCATTCCTCGATCCATTCAAACCTACTATCACTGGGTAAAAATCCTTTATTTTTAACTACCAAGAAAGGATGATCCCTAGTTGTCCTTATCTCCTGGTTTGTGTTTGAAGTTTTTATAGATATTATCTGATCGGTATATCTAGATTGGTATACTTTTTCTATATTACGGAATCTTCCATTATGTGTTATTACCTGATCCCCCACAGATGCATCTTTAATCTTTCTATAGCCAGTTGATGTTTGTATCTCTATTTCACCGGTAAAGCAGGGCACTCGCTCTCCGTGTGCTGACCCGGTATCCTCAGGAAACCAAATAGGAAGAAATGCTTGTCTTGTAAAAGGCTCTCTCACCATCAGATCTACTACATCATCGAAATCCCCGTAATCGTATCTTATTCCACCCATTATTTCGTTAGAGCTATCTGATGTAAATTTTGGCCAAATTCTCTCCGGATACGTGTGGCTAAATTTTTCACTACCGCCAAATTGTTCATTGGACTTCTGGGCAAAGGGCCACCTAACATGGGATGGAGGTGGATTTAGTGGTTCACCGCTAACTCTTTCTTCGAAGTGCTCTTTTGCCCACGGTAGATTTGGTCTCACCTCTTCTATAAGCACATCTTCAGTTTCGGGAATCACAAATCTCAATGAATGTCCAAGCAATTCAAACATATCATCTGGCGAAGGTATACCCTGCCATCTCTCGGTCTTTACGACGTATCCGTGGTTAATAAGACACTCTTTAGTGTACTTTATTGCTGCTGAAGGGTGTTGAAAGGCTCTCATCTTGAGTATTATACTAAAAAAGAATGAAAAGTTCTTGTTAAATTAGATTTTGTATCAATAGTTTAGCAGTGCTTGGATTTGTTGCTAGTGGTATCTCGTGCACATCACAGAGCCTCATTAACATCTGGACATCTGGCTCATGAGGATGCATGCCCAAGGGATCTCTAAAGAATATCACAAGGTCCAATTCTCCCAAGGAAACCATCTGTGCTATCTGGGCATCACCGCCAAGTGGACCGGATAGTAGTTTCTTTACTCTTACACCCGCTTCTTCCACGTGTTTACCGGTAGTTCCAGTTGCATATAGCAGAAGATCCTCTCTCCCAAAGAAGTTCAAATGGTGCATAATAAATGAAACCATCTGAGCTTTCTTACCGTCGTGGGCTATGATTGCTATTTTCTTAAAACTATTTGCTGTCCTCTTCATCTGTTTCTAAAAATTTTGTTAGGTCCTGTAAGAACTTAAATTCATTCCTTCTGACCTCCGCCTCTACAGATTTCATTTCTTTCTCTATCCTCTCTCTGCCTAGCATCATAAGCTGGTCGCCTATCTTAGAAGCTATTTTAGTGGACAGAAATAATTTATGATTAGCAATCCTAATCTCGTATTCATTAAATATAATAGTATACTTATGATCCGGGGTTTGCATATAGATCGAATGAGAGAGCGGGGAATAGAATATTCTGATATCTTTTCTCTTGACCATTATCTTAACGGCCTTAATCATGATTCTGTCTTCATCGGTTGTTTCCAACTGATAGCCTATCACCGATCTCTTGATGTTTCTCCAAAATTTTAGCCATTTGAAAAATAATCTTTTCCTACCGATTGAGTTCATAATTAGTCATTTTATGCAAAAATAGGAAAAGATTCCGTAGTAAAGAAGAACTTTAGAGATAAATAAAGAAAAAAATTAATATTATGTTACTTAAACTAGGTTCTAAAGGTCCTGAGGTTGTTAAACTTCAGACCGCATTAGGAATTACCGCGGATGGTAATTTCGGTACAGGCACTGAGAAAGTCCTTAAAGAATGGCAAGCTAAAATGGGATTGACTGCTGATGGTATAGCTGGCGCTGCTACATTCCAAAAATTAGGGATAGCTCCTGTTGAAAATGTTGTATCTGAATCTGCTCCTGTGGTGGAAGTTCCTGCAAGTGATTTCAAATTGGCAGCTTTAAAAGGTCATGTTCCTGACGCTGTAATTGCTCAAATCCCAGACACGGCTAAGAAATTTGGAATTACAAACACACTTAGATTAGCCCACTTCCTTGCACAATGTGGACATGAATCCGGTGGTTTTAAAGCAGTTACTGAAAATCTTAACTATTCAGCAGACGGACTTAAGAAAATCTTCGGCAAATATTTCCCAGGAAATCTAAACGAATCCTATGCTAGACAACCCGAAAAAATTGCTTCACGCGTTTACGGAGGAAGAATGGGCAATGGTGATGAGTCAACAGGAGAGGGGTATAAATTCCGCGGAAGATCTTACGTTCAGGTAACTGGAAAAAGCAATTATGCAGCTTTCGATAAATTCGTTGATGACGATATTCTAGGAAACCCTGACTTGGTTGCAACGAAATACCCACTCATGGCAGCCGCATGGTTTTTCTGGAAAAACGATCTATGGTCAATATGCGATCAGGGAGCTACGGATGACATAGTAAAAAAAGTAACGCTAAGGGTGAACGGTGGACAAATTGGAATTTTAGACCGTATTAAGCACTTTAAGGAATATTGGGCTTTGTTAAAATAGTATTTAATCAATATCTTTAGAAACCCCACGATTATTCGGGGGGTTTTTTATTTTAACTATTCTATTATCTATTTTTTGATTTCTTTTCAAATAATAAGAAAACATCCACGATGAGCAAGAAAAATCCTCAGATGCTTTTGTTATTGATTCCCATTCATTCAGAACCTTCCCATTCTCATTCAATTCTATAATTTTTTTGGAATCCCCGTTTTCCCAATTTTTTTTAGAACCGACATTCTCGCCAAGGTATTCATATGACCAGATGAAGTTTAATCCAGCTTTTCTTTTTCCGGATAATGCCCAACTTATTGTTTTTGGATTACATTGGTAATAGTTTATTGCCTTTCTTATTGAATCCCAAACTTGAATAAAATTTCCATTTAAAGCATCATATTGAAAAATCTTTTTTTTATTGAACCCATCATGAGTTTTACCCTTCCATGGATTATTAGTTAACATTCTTTCTCTCGCTCTTTGTGAAATTATCTCCATTGCCCCATTTTTTCTTTTCGTTTCTAAAATTTTTAATATCGTATCCTTTGACATTTTAAACGTCTTCTCTCCTCCTGTCGTTTTATTGACTAGGGGTCCGGTTCCAAGATCCTTCCTTCCGTATTTTAAAATCAGCTCGATTTCTTTGTTGCAAACCTCTTCCCTTGATTCGGATTCGAAAACTATTTTGGAATCAAATCCATATTTTTTGGCAGTGGCGTGCCAATGTGGGTTTCTTTTCGCGAGGGAGTATGCTCTTTGATATTTGCCATTCTCTATTTTTCCTATCCCCACGTAAAAGATCTGATCAGTGTCTTTTTTGTAGTGTTCATAAGCGTAATACATACTGTATATATCCTCTCCCGCTAAACAGAAAAATACTATTTTTACACACATCTCAGATAATTTTTCATTAATTGATCGGATATATAAATCATGAAAAACAGAAAAATTAAACTTTTTGAAGATTTCTCCATAGAACTTTTAGTGAATAAAGTTTATGAAGAAACGATGCAGGATTTTTTATATGAGTCCAATTTAGTATCCACCGATGCAGAGGAGGATATGCAAAGCGAACTAACCTCGGGTGAAAAAGCAGCTTTTGCTAGGGATTTCCAAATTCTTACGCCTGAGCAATTGGCTGCGATATATCTGAGAGCTCTAGGTAAGGCAGAAGGAGAAACCGCTAAATACATCGTTATGATACCAAATATAGATCAGTTTGGTATGAACGATAGGGAATCAGGAGCTTTCAAAATCACTCTACCGGCTTTCTCTGATGCTATAGGATTAGATTCTTATACGACAGCTATAAGAACAACTAAAAAGTTCGTAAATCTTCTAAACGGTATAACAGAGGATTCAAGCGAAGCCATTTACCCTAAGCTAATAAAAGCTTTTAATAGATTCCAAGGTAAAAGTCCATCTGAACTAGCTGGTATAGCAGCAAACGCAATACAGGATCCTTCCTTCACTCAGAACAGAGATAAGGCTATGGATGTATTGGACAGAGCAGCGGATCAAAGGAAATCTAAAAAAGAATCGGAACTTAAAACTGGTATGAAGGTGTTCACTTTAATAAATTCTTTAAGATCTGCATCACCTATATTTTCAGATATTAAAAAAGCACAAAAAACTGCAATTTCTAAAATAGCATCTGAGATCAATCAGGATCAAGAAATGATCAAAAACGCATATATGGAATATCTAAAAAGTAAGGGACTTCTTACTGATGTGATGTACTCCAAGGTGGAATAAAAAATCAAACCAACTCAGATAAAAAGGATCCTTATGGGATCCTTTTTTATTGCCATTTAGATCGATATATAAAAAAACTAGGCGGGGGTATAACTCAGCCCTTGATTAAAAAAATTAACCATAAAAATGCGCAATGTAATTACTCTAGCGTTACTGTTCTTAAGTATAAACGCATCTTCACAGATCATAATAGCAGATGAAGATGAGATTCTAAGATCCAGAGTAGACTCTGCACTCAGCATAATAGAGACATCTGACCCATCAAGATATTCTTTCCTATTGGAAAACTGCGACAAGATAGATTTCTCAGACTATGCCACACCAATATCCTTATCTAATGGTGTTGTGATAATACCAGTAAAAATGATCAATGAATCTAGTGTGAATGAAATAGCAGGTATTATTGTAAACCAATCCATGCATTTGTTTTTCATAAACTATGTGATAGAAATGGATAAGCATCTAGAAGACATAGCATGCTCGGCATACGAGATTGACTTTCTTCTGAAGATAAGGGATTAACATAAGACCACAAAAAAAGCCCCAAGGGGCTTTTATGTAATTTCATCTTTAAAATTAGCTTAATAGCAAATTATCCTTACCACCTTTTTTCTTTCCTTTCTTAGGAGCTGCTTTCATTTTAGGAGCTGGCTTTTCACCATTTGATTTCTTGTCTTTTCTCTTATAGTAGCTCTTTTTCTTCTTAGGCTTTTCTTCTTTTACTTCAACAGCTTGTGTTACCGTAGTTCCTGCCAATGTGTAATCGATTGTGGATTCTACGGTAGCTGTAGATTCCCATTTAATCTCATCGTATTTGAAAGTCTCTGGCTCCGATACCGTGTAATCTATCCCATTATCTAATACTGTTGGCTCATCTTCCGTACCATGATCGATCTTTTTTTGATCACTGGATACAGCTGAATAAATTTGATAACCCACTATGGCTGCTATGGCCAAAGCTAAAATTGCAAATAAATAAATCATTCTGTTTTTGTTTTAAGTTTAATATTCTATATACCTTCCTAAAAAAAGTTTCAAATAAAAAGGGAGCAAATTGCTCCCTTTAGTGGAGATGCCGGGGGTCGAACCCGGGTCCGTCTCAACAAGCGCAGAGGACTCATTCACAGGCTTAGTATCGGTTTAACAGAACTCCGTACAAACTGTTTCACTGTATTTTTTGAGCTGACTTCAGCGTTAGTCAGTGAATTGTCCGGAGGTCCGGAGTCTTCGTGGCTTGCGGTCTACCGCGTCTTGGTACTTTCTGTTCCTAGGTCGTACCGACCCGTAGCTTAGGCTGCAAGAGCAAATTCAGCTGACCCTACGTAAGAGTTGTCATTTGTCGTTTTGATAGGTATTTAAAGTGTTTCCATCTAACACTGCCTGCATCATCTCAAAGAACTTCCGTTGCACGTCAATGCCATTAACATCCCCGTTCATTATATATGAAAAAACCCAGACTTTTACATCTGGGTCTTGTGGAACGGGATTGTGGTTTTTACATTTGGAAAGTGTATAGTTTTTAATTTGCTGAAACAATCCCTTATTTCTATGCTTATCTTAAAATAAAACGGAATCGGTGTTTTTGCTTTTGATCTTGCGATCTCTGGCGTGATTAATCAATCGTTGTAATTTATTATTTTTTTGCTGAAACGATTCCTTATTTATTTAGATATTATATCCTAGTTGTTATCAAAAGTTTCGGTATTAGGCAAAGAAATTTTTGAATATCTTGGTTTATTTAATGTCTCATCCATAACCAAAACCGGTGTGATACCTGTTCCATTCAATAGTGAAGTTAAAATAGCTGGTGAGAATCCTGAGATTAAAGCAGTCCCAGTCTCATCGAATCTAACCGGTACGTTTCTGTCTCTTGATTGCAGATTCCAGAAAACTATCTCTGGCATAGAGTAACCAGATTTTTCATACTTTTCACGAATCATACTATGAGCTGTTAAAGAATGATTTGAGATAGCCTCATTAAACTGCATATCCGAAAGTATCATAACCTGATGAGGCATTTCGCTAGCATCAAGATTTGCTGATTTAGCCTTATCTAGGATAAGATTGAAAACTGACTCTAAATCTGTTGACATACCCCACTCAGCTGACTCCAACTGATTGAATCTCTCTTTCAGATTTCCCTTTAGATATTGAAGATGCGGTCTCTCGGAGAATGTGATAAAAGCGTCCTGGAAAGCCCCAACATTTTTCTCGGAGATGTAAAGCCCTAAAGAGATAGCAACATCCATACAGGTCAATGTGCTGCCATCAGATACCGAGCATCCCATAGAACCCGACACGTCAACAACCGGAAGAATCATCTTAGTGTTACCTTCTAGGTAATTAGGAAGAGCTTTCCATTGCTCTACTGCCAATTCTTCTATTCCTCTTCTTAGGGTCTTCACAACATCATAGGGATAAACAGCAGATGCGTTCACTTTGACATTTTCTTCATAAAGAGCTGGATTTGCCAGAGCTGCAAGATATTCTCTGTATCTGGCCATGTCATTCTTCATGAATGCTCTTGGGTATCTAGCAGCAGCAACAGAGGGAACCTGTGAGTAGTTTATCTTTGTCCACTCCTTAGCACACATGTGTGTTTCAATCACATTGCTAGTTTCAACTAGAAGTTTTCTATAGTCCTTTGGTGTCATTCCCCAGTTCTTACGAAGATGGTTGGCAATAGCTCCTTTTCTAGGCATCCATTTAGCAGCAAGTGCATTTCTATCTTCTTTGATAGATTTAAGAATAAGGCCGGATACCTCCTGAGATAACTTATCATTCTGTAGTCCCAATAGAACCAAGTAATCGTCCCATCTGCCATACTCTGCGATGACATCGAGATTAGCCATTAAATAGAGTAAGTGATATTTGGCAAGATGTGAAATACAAACACGGAATACTCTTCTCTCTCCTGCTCCACCTCTGACGTCTCTAGCCCAGAAGAGAATCTTTAGAGCTCTTAGTGGATCTTGTGCAAATGCTGCGGAGAAAGAAGCTATGATATCAGCCTCCTCCGCTTTTCTATATGCACCCGCTTGGAAGAAGAAATCCACGCATGAATTAAGAGAAGTTGAATTTGTGACCATACCATTTTCGGTTAGTCTGTCTTCAGTTCTTAGTGCAGAAATAAGGCTCATATAAATTTGGAATTTTAGTTACCAAGATTATATGAGCCTCGAATTAAAAAAGTTTCCCTATTAGTTCAAGAAAGCTTTTATTTTTTCATCATATAGTGAGATTTCCTTAACTCCAGCTATTCTTTCCATCTCCAGCCCGTCCTTGAAAAGGATAACCGTTGGTATAGATCTTATACCAAGTTCTTTTGTTAATTCGGGATTTTCGTCAACGTTCACTTTATGAATGCCAGCTTTACCCTCGTACTTCTCTTGCAATTCTGAAATGACTGGTGTTAAAGTCCTACAGGGCGAACACCACTCCGCCCAAAAATCTACCAGGTGAACTCCTTCACCTATTTTTTCTTTTAAATTTTCCATTGTTCTTATTTATTAATATTGGAATCTCTGAACCTGGTCAATAGGATTCAGGTTAAGTTCTTTTTCCGGACTCATGATAACAGATATGCCGTCGGATAAGTCCATTTGTCCCTGCATAAAATCTTTCACATCATCTCTTAGATCCTTGCTGATACTTAGATCGGTCATACAGTCGTCTACGATAGTATCGTAATTTTGTTCAAAATCTGAGTCGTCTTTAAAATCAAATTCTGATTCGTTATTAGCCATCCACTCTTTAATCCTTTTTTGGATATCATCGGAAAGACTCATTTCCTCTAGAAAATCTTCGAATAATAGTATGTTTTTCATTTCTTGTTCTTTTTTGATTCTTTGAAAAGAATTCCAGCGTGTGGCTCACCTTTAGATTCACCAGGGGAGTATTCATCTCTTGGCTCTTTGGTTGCTAGGAAAGCCTTATGTGGATTAACTATAAGTCCTAGTCTTCTCATAAATGCTCTATTGACAAGAAATGGTGTGCTTTTCTCTGTTCTGTCTACTGGAGATACCCTTACGTTTTTAACTCTAACAGAGTTAAATTCTATATCTAGATGTATAATGGGTCTTTTATCGATATCAGATCCAACCTCCGCCATGCTGTATCCCATAATATCAGAGGTAAACTCTTTGCTGCCTATAGACCAAATTAATTTACCGCCTTTTTTTTCTATTTTATCTGCGTGTATAGTACAAGACTTTGCTCCATTACCTGTGTCGAATTTAGCAATCATCTCGCCTATTCCTGGTATCTTAATGTTCTCCAGGTACCCAACCTCTAGATTAGAGAATGTCCAATTTGATTTCTTAGTGACATATTCTATAACGTCATTAACAATAGGCTTATCTATGGCCTTAGAAATACCTTCAGTTCCAGGGGAAGCATTAACTTCCAAAATATAAGGTTTCCCTGTTTTGCTATCGATCATGATATCAACACCACACCAGTGACAGCCAACTGCAGTAGCAGCTTTAATCGCCATTTCAGTAAGGTCGTCGTCTATCTCATATTTAGAAACTGATCCACCTAGAGAATAGTTGGTTCTAAAATCCCCTTTAACTGCAGATCTTTTCATAACCCCTAGAATAACAGCATTATCGTCCTCGGGATCCAAAGCATTAAGCTTTTTAACAAGTACCTGTATTCTTAAATCGAAATCTGAATCAATTTTCTCTTGTAATAGGATCTCACTAGTTGGGTTTAATTTCTTGATTGTCTGGTAAACCGACTTAAGTGATGAATATGAATCAACCAAAGAAACCCCTATCCCTTGAGATCCGGAAAGCAATTTCATAACAATCGGGAATTTACCACCAACCGATTCTAGAGCAGCGTCCAAAGATTTCTCATCTGGAACCAGTGCAAACTTAGGAACTGGGAGATCCTGTGATTCCATTATTTCACAGGTGGTGAATTTATTCTCACAAGCTAATATTGAATCTAGTGTGTTCACGCAGAAGTATCTAGCATCTTCCAATGCTTTCATAACTGAAATAGTATGTGAGTTATTAATAACTCCCCTTCTTGGTATGATGGCTGTTGTATTTGGATCTATAGAAACTTTAACATTGTTAGCTATGTCCTCAATTACGTGTCCATTATAGACCTTTTTGATTCTAGCATTATTAACATTTATAACATGACATTCTATATCCCTATCGGAGCATACCTTCATAAATTGCTTTGATGTCTTGCTTGGCTTCGCTGTGCCTGATAATATAACAACCTTAACTGGGCTGTTACTGGCTGACTCGTTTAAGAAGTTGCCAAACCTAAGGATTCTCTCGGTGATAAGCATTCAGAATTTTTTCTTTTATATATCAGCGCTGGGTATGATATCCTTTTCAATTAAAATCTTAATAGTGAGAACGTCAATAAGTGACTCTATCTGGTCGATCGTTTCGTCCTGCATTCCTTCTAGTATAAAAAGATCGAGTATCTCATAAAGCTTCTGAACTTTTTTTCCGTCGTTTATTTTGTCTGTTTTAACAAAGACTTCTTTGTTTGAAAATATGGTGAAGTACTCACTGGTCACAGTGTCCTTATAGAGCTGCAAGTCCTCTGCAGACATTTCAAAATCTATCTCCTCTTCAAATCCCATTTTTTCTTTCATTTTCTATTTCCTCCTCGATATATCTAATCATTTGAAGGGATTCTGTGCTTCCCATTAAGCAGTCACTTTTGCCGACTACGTATTTTAAAAATTCACGATCGTCGTTAATCTCCTTTCGTATCTCCATTAATCTATCGAGTTCAGGAAGATATCTTTTACTGAATCCCATATTAAAAAAGAGGATTTATCATGAATAGGTTTGGACTTATAGGATTGTGTCCCATAGCTTCAATGAACCTGTTGATTGGGTCCAAAATCGTCTTGGTGAATTGCTGATCGTAATCGATCTGCGGCGCAAATTCATATGGGAAATTACCTTGAACGAATGCAAACACGTTATTTTCAGCTGCAGATTTGGTTTTAACAAAGAAGAAATTAACTTTATCCGAACTTCTAATCATAGCATACTTGTCCTTAAATTTTGAATTATTCAGTAGATAGTTATGGTATGCACTTGCTCTAACGTGGATAGGACATCCCTTTCCAACTTCCAGAGCTGAGACATCATTCAAAACGAACTTCTCGTAGTTGTTAATCTGTATAGCTGCAGAGATATTCTGAGACTCCTGAGCTTTAAAGTCTTTCTTAATAGATTTAAGCTCTTGTACAAATTCCTTGATGCTGAACTTCTTACCTTTAGAGAAGATAAACTTTGTAAGATAGCTTAGTTTCTCCCTAACGAAAGGAGGTGTTCCACCCTTGATCATTTCAACACCGGTTATCTTTAAATGGGAAAGAGGCTCCATATGGACTCCGTCTTCATACACAAGATTAGTAACGTACTTTTTCTTACCTAGGAATATACCATTTATAGCAAGTGTCTCTAACTCGAAATCCTGTTTATTTTCAGTACCCCATTTCTTTGAATAAATCTCGAAGCAGTTTTTTAGGTATCCCTTAAATCTTTTCTCGTTTATCTGTAGGATAAGCTCTTTCGGATCTCCCTGCCAGTCACAGGAGTTTACAACCTCTTCAAAAGCTACGTAATTGGAATTGTGAACCAATATATTATTAGCAAAGAATGTCTGATTATCATATCCCTCTTCGTCTATTTCGAGATCGTATACATATTCACTATCGAATTCTCCTATCTGATCGCAAGATTTTATTCTTTCAAATTCGTATTTGTAACCTATTTCTTTATGTATTATATCGAGGTCTATGGACAAAATCCGATCCGTCTTGACATTTATTTCAGAAGGCTTTATATGGATCTTTTTAGAATCTCTAAATACTGTTATCGAATGATCATTCGTTACTATAACCTCTTTACCTGAATCTGTAACTATTCTCCACCTGGGTTTACTTACCTTGTGTCTAATTATTCTTTTAATACCGGAGAATGTCACATCCTTCTTGTAATTCAATGCTGAAATCCCATATGGCTCGATAATTTCATTTCCCCTTTCGTCTACATTTACATCATAGGTCTTTGAGTACAATCTAAAAAGATCACCAAATTCAATTTCTTCTATATTATCTCCAGATTTCAATATTATTTTGGATGCTTGATCACAGCTGTCAGTGTCAGAATAAATTACGAGGGGCTTATGGACCTTTTTAACTTGGGTTATTCCTAATTGCTCATGAAGCTCGGTATCTAGATGCCAATGTTCTTGAAAATATCTATTTACAATCTTCTCAGAGAACTTAATCATATCCTGACCCTGTAAAGTAACGGCCTCAGCAACTTCAGTATTAAAGCAAACGAAGAAAGTATTGGCTAGAGCTCCGTAGATTGAATTCATCGTTAGCTTAACAGCCTGCTCCTCGTTCTTTAACTCGTTCTTTAAAGACGTAAGTTCCGTTATCTTATTCTCTATCTCTTTGATTTCCGTCTCTGTCATTTGTTTTTTATTTAATTACAATACCAATTGCAATAGACGTGCTACTCTGCTGTGAAAATAAAACTAATCTGTTTTCATGAACATAGCAATCACAAGTTTCGGATTCCATATATGAAAGTTGTGTTTTGTAGATCTGTGAAGTAGCAACGTCACTATCAACTCTTATCTCTTCTGGCGAGATGCTGATTTTGTAATTAAAAGACTCTCCTTTAGCTCTAACCTCTTTGCTACTCACATCAAAATAAAGAAGTTCTTCCGCATTGCTCTCTAATCCGCATAATGAAACTATCGATGAAAAATCAGATTGGTAAATCTTAAATTGGGCAATAGTGTCTTCCTTAGAGTGAACCATATCCAAAATATTATCATCAACATAAGATAGGAGGGATAAATCAGCGCATTTAACTCTGATGTGTAGGGATTTAGAGGTCAGAAGCACATCTGTAGCTACGAGGTTTCCCTCTAGAACCTCGGTCGAGATCTCCATGAAAACATCCTCCTCCGGTCTGAAATGCTTGAAGCAGTCCATAAATTTACCAACATCGATCAATCCGATTTTAACTCTTTCTTCCTGACTTTTACCCTTAAGAATGTCCTTCCATGATACCTCACCTTCGAAAACTTCACCGAAGGCTAAGGAAGCAAATTTCATAACAGCTTTATCTGGGGTGTGAACCTTACAGAAAAAGTTATCTGATGTTAGTTCTAGAAGCACGCTTCTATCTACTGTTTTCAACCTCTTAAGAAAGTTAATAAGATTGTTTGTACTTGTGATTCTTAGTTTTATCATTTTTTCCTTTTATAATTTTAGATGTTTAGTTTAAATGTTTTCGTCTAATTCCTGATCTTCCCCTTCTTTTTCTTCTGGCTCTTCTTCTGGCTGGAATATTTCTATTCCATCAATCTCAGTGGGCTCGAATAATGAGTTAGTCCGGATTAGAGGTTTAGTTATCTTTTTTAAAATCTTCTTTGCCTCTTTGTATTTTGTCTCCTGTTCTTTAACAGCTTTCTTATTCTCCGATATTGCCTTCCTGATACGGTCAATCTCACTCTTAGTCTCCTCTATGCTTTCCACACTTAGTTTAACTGCTTCTATTCTCTGTAGCCTCGATGTTATTTTTGAATTATACACTGACAAGAACTGGGAGATCTCCGAGTTGCTTCTTTTCTTCTGTATCATGAAATTTAGAAACTTTAATTTAGCTTCTAGAAATTCTAGATCAGCTGAAAGATCCAGCGCATCTTTTTTCAGTCTTTTTAATCTTACCTCTTCCAGATGAGCCTTAAATTGATCCAGATATTCCTTTACGGATCCATACTCAACTACTCCACCATCTTTAACTAAAACGACATCCTCCTTGATTATAATCTTTGTAATCTTTGAAATATTATCGGAAACGTATTTAAATCTATCGTCGTCAATTCCTCTGAATGTAATTGTAAGATCACACTTAATCTGTGATTTATTTTCTATGCGATATTCGCATCCTAGTAAATCAAGCTTTGATTCAAGTCTCACCATAAAGCTATCGTATCTGATAGCTGGTGGAAGATCGAATATTCTCATCGATCTCTTAGTGGCATTCACCTCAAGACCGGACTCTATTAACCACGTGTTCTCTTCATTATTATACTTGGTTACTTTACCTGAAAAATCACGGAAATGCGGCTTCAATAATTTAGGCTGGCCGGAAAGATATTCAGCCACATCCTCCATTTTTCTAGGTAGTATATTAGTTCTATAACCAACTGCAATACCAACCATGTGAGTCATAAGACCTATTGGCATTTCCACATGGATCCAATCGTGTGATCCCTCCTCGTTGGCATCGTTAAGATCGGAGTGCTTTTCTATTAGCTCTTTTATCTTATTATTAATTCTAACAGAGGTGTACCTAGGAGCTGATGGAGAAGGGTTAACGGGGGAACCAAAAAAACCGTCTCCTTCCAATATCTGGAAAGAACAACCGAATGGTCTTGCTAGTTTGGATATTGCTCCAGATAGTGAGCTGTCACTATGGTGGTAATGTCCGGTTTTAATAACCTCCCCTACTAGTCCAACAGTTTTATTGTATCTGGAAGGGGAGTTTTCTAAGATTAATCTCTGTACCGGAGTTAGAAAATCATAGAAATTTGGAATACCCCTACTCTGCAGAACATATAGAGCATAATCTCTATATTGGGTATTGATCTGATCTGTGATGCTTAATTTATTCAACTTCTATAGTTTAGAAGTTCTATTGAAAAAAAGAAGCTAAGTTCCTTATCTACCGAATTTTTTAAGGTATTTCATACCATTCTGGCTGAAAGATTCGTTAACTTTTTCAGATTTTTTATTTCCTCCAGCTTCCTGAGTGCTCTTCTTTTCCTCTTTCCTTTCCTCCTTTCTCTCCCTTCTCTCTTCTCTTTTAGATTTAACTCCATTATTTTCTGCTAGGATATAAGGAAGAGTTGCTGAAGGATTTGATTTAGCTGCTGCTAGTATCTTATCGAATGATGTTGCGTTCTTTATGACCTGATCTCCCGATGTCGTAGCATCCAATCCGTTTGCATTTCTTCCTTCGGGTAGAGCAGGAGTTATACAGAGATCAATTCTTCCTTTTTCAGCATCCCCGGGAGAGAATGTGTTGGTCCTTTTAGCCTCAGTTGCACTTCCTTCCAATCCATATTTATGAAAATTAGAGTTTCCGTCTTGCTGTAAAATAGATGAACCGAAATATTTACTTTTCGTGTCCGTATCTTTTATTATAAATTTATAAACACCCGGGTCTAAAATATAAGATCCCTGCTGAACTATTAGTTTTGTGAATCCTATTTTAATGAAATAGTCGTACCAGTCTTTAACTCTAAATGCTGGTGACGGAGTTGTACTTCCCAAAAATGTGTCAATATCACCATCGATTTTAAACAATATAAAAAAGTCAGTAAAGTCATTCGGATAAGAATTCTTTATATCTAAAGAGGATCTAAGAGCAACTAAGTGATTTTCTCTTTCCCTTATTAGTTCAGTATCAACCCCTATATCCTCCAAAAATCTAAGTGCGGATTTTCTATTTTTTCCTATTGAGTCAAGTATATCCTTATATTCTTTTGATCCAACAAAAGATGGTTTACCTATATTATAGTAGTTTGGCTGGGTTAAATTGCTCGTGGCCTTACTAAGATCGGGATTTTCAGTCTTGAGGGTCTCCGTTTTTTTGTTTTGGAATGAATTCTGGTTGGAAGCATCTATACCGCCATTTAAAGACGAGCTGGAAAAAGCTGCAAGTCCTGATGGGCTACTAGTCGGTATCGTTTCCACTGGTCTTTCTTCTGCGGTCCCGAAGAAATAATTTTTAATCTGTTGTCTATCGTCAGCACTAAGATCACTCTTGGAGCTACCGAATACCGTCGAATCCGATGCGGTAGGGTCTTTAAAACCTCTTCTTGCATACTCAGCAGCATTAGCAACAATATCACCTAGATTACCTAATTTATCGCTCGAATTCGAGCTGTGAGCGCCTGAAGGTCCAGGTGGAGTTGCAATTGTGGCCCCACCTTTAGAATAAGATACATTAGTATCTTCCTTTGGTGCTGCTTTGACGCCATCTTTTTTGACTACTTCGACGCCATCGGATGAGAAATCAAGGGTAGCGCCGTTTAGCGTAACGTCGGTAATTGTTATTCCGTCACCAATTTTTATTCCTCCTTTTCCTAGTTGTTTTTTAATTTCTTCAGAAGCTTTAGCTTCCTCGTCGCTAAGTACCTGAGCTGGTCCACTCTCGTTTATAGCTATAGTACTGAATGAGAATTTATTAAAATCCATCCAGTTTTTTACTTTACTCATTTTGGTTCTCTTTTTTATCTTTTTCTATAATGTATGTATCTCTAGAGTTTAGATAAAAAATAAGGGAATTCGCCAGTACAGAAAAAAGACTTGCCAGCAGTCCGCAAAGGAAAAAACTTAATATCGGGATATCTGAGTACCTAATATTATCTTGATTGATAGAGATTAACCCAAAATAAGAAAGCAATGAAAATAGAAAGCCGCTCCAAAATCCAAAGCACTGAATGCAGCTAAGTAGTTTCCCTATATAGGGGTATTTTACTAGAAAGTAATTTCTAACAGGAGCTACTATATAGGAGGTTACCACTAAGTAGCAAAATGAAAATGAGATGAATAGAAAAAGAATAAGATCCATCATATAGAGAGTGCTTTATCCAATTCTTCCAACTTTAATCTCTGCTCGTCGGATATGAACTGTGGTACCTTAATGCTAACCTTAACGAGGATATCCCCGTTTATAAATCCATTAAATTCCGGAATACCTTTACCCTGTAGTCTAAATATTTTACCAGGACTGGTTCCCCCTGGAACCTTGATCTTATATTCACCGCCTTTCAGGTTTGGTATATTTATATCTGTCCCTAAGCAAGCTTCCTTATAGCTTATGGATTCCTCACATATTAGATTTATGCCGTCCCTCTTAAAATATCGATGTGATACCTCATTCACATTCACAACAAGATCACCAGGGTTACAAGGTGATTTTGCATGGTCGCCCTTTCCAGATACAACAAAACTCATACCACCAACGCTACCTCTTGGCATAGCTATGTCTATCTCGTCCAATATCCTTTCTGTACCTGTTCCGTTGCAGTGCTTACACGGATCCGTACTTTTAGATCCTGACCCCTGACATGTGTTACAGAAAGATTCATGACTGACTATACCAAATGCAGTATTTACGGTCTGTCTTATCTTACCTGAACCGTGGCAATCTTTACAGTTTTCAAGCTTACCTGAAGAGGATCCTGTTCCAGAGCAATACGAGCATCCCTCCTTTCGCCAGACAGCTACTCTCTTAGTAGCACCACTTAATATTTCATCAAGCGTGACCTCCATTGATACATTGACATTTCTACCCTTATTAATTAAAGGATCCTGTGAGAAGCCACCCTGTCTTCCGCCAAAAAAACTATAGAAATCGTTTCCTTGGAATGCATTAGATCCTTGGAATGGATTCCATCCCTGACTCCTGAAGGGATCTGGGTTGTCGTATTTTCTTTTCTTATCCGGATCCGAGAGTGTTTCGTATGCATCACTCACTTCCCTGAATTTTCTTTCCGATTCTTTATCTCCGTTATTTTTATCAGGATGATACTTAATAGCTAGCTTTCTATAAGCTTTCTTAATGTCCTCGGGCGACGCATTTCTGTCAATACCAAGTATTGAGTAGTGATCATTTGCCATAATTTTTTTACTTGAATATGTCTATAATTTTCTTAGGCTCAAAATCATCTAATGTAGACTTTTCTTTCCATTCTTTCTTGAAATTTCTACCCAGCTTTTGTATTTCTGCACAGATCTCGTAATCCTCGTGCGATTCCCAATATTGGATCATCTTTTGAGTAAATGAATCTATTTGGTCCTCCGTTCTAAACACGTAGTTCAGCTCCTCAGTAGGATTTCTAAGAGCGCTTAAAAAAAGATCCTGCACAGCTCTATCTATATGCTTTCTGAGTATACTAAACTGTGGATGTGGTCCTTCCGAACCAAATCCCTTAGAGGGGTAGAAGCTTTTAGACATGAGATTATATATTTTTGGATTTCTTAAGGTTTGCTAATATGACATCCCAAACTTCCCCTCTAGAATATAAATCTTCTATGAAGCTACCGTCTGGATTCTTATATTTTGAAATCTCATTCTCAGTTTCTTCCTGACCGAACTCATCCTTTAGGTAATCTATTCTGATTTGTACCTCTAGGTCGTTGTCTCGTGTGTACTTGATACCATTTACAACACCTTCATTTTCGGAAACTTTGAAATCAAATTCTTCCATTGCTTTCCGCATCATCCATTCTTTTATCTCTTCCTCTTTCATTTACTATTTGTTATTTTTACTATCTAGATATCTTAGTAAAGCAATATTTTTCTGCTTTACTTCGAATTCTATATCAAAGTTCATCCCGTATGTTTCGGGATTCCCCCAGATCCAGTCAGAATGAGCAAGCTCCTTAGCACTAGCATCTTCATATAATTTCCTAGAATCCGAATAGTGAGTGATTGGTATAAAATCTCCCCATGTCGAAACGCAAATTGCCAAAGACTCCGCTTCAGATATTCCTTCTGGAGGATTGCAAATGTTATGCAGATAGTCAAATGTGACCGGGATCCCCACCTTAGAATGGACAAGTTGTGCGAGATCTACCGAGGTGAACTGTGACTTTTTGTCATCAACCTCCACAACCAATCTTCTTTTCACGTTATCAGGTAGCTCTAGATAAGCTTTACAAAACCTTTCAGCAGCTTCCTCCTTGGTTGGCTTTGATGTGTTAATGTGAATATTTATTGGGTAGTCGTAAGACTGGTCCAATCCCATTAGGTCCATTATTTCTGCATGCTGTCTTAGCTCCTTAAATGATTTCTGAACTACATCAGGTCTTTCGGAAGCTATTACACAATAAGGCGAGGGATGGAATGTCAATCTCTGATCTGTGGTCTTCGATAAATCCCCACACAATTTTAGGTTTATCGCGATCTCCTCGAAATCAGGTAGGTCTGATAATTCATATTCAGAGCACCATGGGAATATATCGGAACTCATCCGATACATGCGTATCCCAGTATCGGCGTTCCATGTTAAGACCTTATAGAGATCTTTCACATTTAACAAAGCCAGTTGTGAGGCGTAGGGTAGTCCCCTTTCTAGGAATGTTCTTTTGACCATACCTCTGTTCGTAGTAACCTTCTCCTTTTCAAGAGAGAGATTAATACAGCAATATCCATATCTTCTTTCCATATTACAAATATATTGAATATCGCCGTAGTGAACCCGATCTATTCGGTGTCTTTTAAAGCTTCTTTTACTTTTGCTATAACCATCTGCGAGGTTATGAGCCTATGACATTCGTTCTCCCTTGGAGTACCATGAAATATCGGGCAAGAATTTTTAATCCGCATGAAGACATTAAAACACCCAGAGCACCCAATTTTGCTGTTTACTCTATAGCAATCAAACTCATTCTGTTCTTTCGTAAATCCGGCTACCATAACAACAGGGACACCATATGCCCAGGCAAGCCAAGCTAGACCCGAGGATAGTCCTATAAAGATCCTGGATGATACTATGTGATCTATAGCAACTTTTATATCGTCAAATCCATTATAATTTATAACCTCATTTAGATTAATGATTTTCTCGTATGAAACATTATAAACATCAATGTTCTCCTCTCTCAGATAATCTACGACATCCTGCCATCCATTAGGAACATCCCATCTTGCAATTACCTTAAGTGATTCTGGTGCTATCGTTACCTTATTTTTTTCCACCAATCTTTCCTTGTATTTAACAGGAGGTCTATCTGGTAGAGTTTCTTGAGGCAGCAGAAAGGTATTTTTGGCCGCATAAAAAAGACCATTTATTGTGTGCATATAGTCTTCCTTATTATAGCCAACCGTTATCTGTGTGTCTACGTAAACCCTAGCATAAGAATCAGCAGCTATAAAAACTATATCTTCCCCAATATCATCAAATAGATTTTTAAAGAAAGTGGTGACTAATATCTTTTTTGGTCTGTAATATTCAAAGAATGGCCTGAGAAAGCTAGAGAAGCATATGGTATCGCCAATACAGAAAGAGTCCAGATGTATTAAAATTTCCTTATCCCTGAAATTCCTGCTTCCAGGTTCCCTCTCTGTATAAGAAACAAGCTCCTCCTCTGAGTATTTTCTTCTTTTGTTTCTAATGTAATCGGGAGGAACTATCTGTGACCCTTCATTTTGCTGATTGAACTCCATAGCTAAACAATTAAAATCCGGATAGCCAATTTTTTCTTGCCTGCGAAGATTTACCAAAAGCCATTTCCAGACTAGATTTTGATTCAGGATCAGGTGATATCTGTAAAATTCTTCTGTTTCTCATAACAAAATCCCAATCGTCCAAAGATAATGAACCTAATCCCTTAAGGTATCTTACATTTTTAAGATCCGAAGAAGATGCTCTCTTGAATTCATCTAATGAGAAGTAATATTTTTTAACCCTATCCCCAGAACTAACTAGAGGCGTTTCCAATATATGTAGCCTCCCCTGTCCTACTATCCACGGGAACCAAGTATAGAAAAGATTAACCAGCAAGCTAGTAATGTGGGATCCATCAGGATCCTGGTCTGTTGATATGACTATGTTTTTAAATGGTCCATCGAAACTCTTCTCCTCGGGGTCAAGATTCAATATTTGCATTAGCTCCAATATCTCCCTATTTGAAGATAGATCCCCGAGTGATCTTGCATTCTTGATCTTTCCCTTTAATGCATATACACCGTCTTTCTTAGGATCCCTCTTTTGCAAAAGTGAACCCATAGCAGAATTATGAGACACCACACCATTAGCTAAAACAAAGCTTTCGTCCTCTTCCACAGTAAGATCTATACAATTATAAACACCCGAATTTTCTATTTTCTCTATTTCCACTATCTGGAAAAAATTTTCATGTTGTTCAGTTAACATATTGTTGATTTTATTTTATTAATTGATTCTTCTATTAAAGAATCATATTTCCACCGATCCCTGACCAAATTTTTCCTGTCCGTTTCTATTTTTATTGAATATCCAGCTGATTAAATATGATCAAAAACACATATCAAATCTCCATTTTTTATTTCAGAAGCTTTTCTCATTATAAAAGAGCTTTCTTTTTGGAGATAAATGCAATATTTGTGATCGTCACTGCATTTATAAAACGAGCCATCTTCTAGGATTAACCCGTTATGATATTTTTCATCACCAGTTTTAAATTTATCGGTCACCTCTAAATTTCCAATAAAATTTCCCAGACTAGATTTAACAATACAGTGTTTTTCTGCGTCCATATCCGAGACAGACAGAAATGAAAAAACTGAAGATATTTTATCAAAGACATAATATCTGTGAGCCTTCGATTGGACTAATTGTGTTCCATCTTTTAGTGTTACAGTAAAACACTCCTTTAATTTTCTTTGCTTATTTACGATCTTTCTGAATCTATTATTGTGTGTTATTACATCATCACCAAGCAAAACTTCCTTCATGGGTAGATTCAAAAGCTCGCCGTCTCTCCAAACATTTATTTTTTCATCCTCGTGTATACATAGCCCCTCTACTATAAATAGATTTTCCGCTTTAGAAGCTGTTGGAGGGAAATACTTATGAGAAAATTTTATCTTTACATTCTTTTTTTCCCTTCTAATCTTCTTTATCTCAGCATCTTTTCTTCTCTCATCGACAGATTTCTTTATTGATTTAAAGGTTTCTGTTCTGTAGAATTTCTGTAAGCCAGCTTCGAAGCTTCTAACGATGGTTGGCTCAACCTCTTCTCTCTTACTTACAAATTTAGTTTTATTCTGATCGCCAAATCTTACTAAACCGGGAGATAAATTAAGAATCAGTAGATGATCATAGAAGTGATGACCTAGGCTATCCTCAAGTTCACCATTGATTCTATCCATAACTATCTTCTGATGAATACCCGTGCATATTGCAGAGTTCACAAAAGCAAAAGAAGAAGTAGATTCACTCTTTGGCCATATTAGAAGTTCCCCTATTTGACACTTGTATGAGAATCCCGGTGATAAAGCTGAGTTAATCAAGGTCTTGTTACCGTCCCATATAAACTCTATGTTAATGCTCTCGGTCTTTTTTTCGGTTTCTAATACCCTCTTTTTCAGGACCAGTGTGGACCATAGAATATCACGGTCCCATTTATTATTATCGAATATCTTAGGCAGCGGGGAAAAGCTAACCCTTGTTCCGGTTTCCCTGCTAGAAGACTTCGTCTTTACATCAGGTTTAGATGCTAAAAAATTCTCCCACCTTTGAAAATATGTTTCTTGACTATTTGTTGTCTCTATCTCAAAGAATGACGACAAAGCGTTAACAAGACTAACTCCCATCCCGTTGGTACCAATTAGCGATTCCTCTATATCATCGTTATCGAAATTAGAACCAGCTCTTAGCATGGATACTGCGGTCTCAACGTTGGATAGCCCACTCTTTTTGTTCTTTTTAGATCCATTGAGAAATCCGTCACCTGAATCTGTAATGGAGATTGCATTGGATTTGGTATCGATCTCGACTGTGATTTTCCTCATCGGAGATTTCATTCTCTTGGCCTCGTCGACGCAATTAGAAAAAACCTCATCGAAAAGTTTGTACATACCAACAGAGATTGGTCGGGGTTGTGATTTAATACACTTACCCTCTTCCACTATAGGTACCTGTTCTTCCGACGTTTTTACACTACCAACATATATGGTAGGTCTAGCCAAAATGTGTTCAAAGTCACTGAGGACTTGTATTTCTTTACTCGGTTTTGTAGCCATATTATTTTATCTAACTAGAGGAACTAGAACCTCTGTTACGAATTCCTCCATATCTTGTATGGAGATTTTATCAAAAGTATCCATCATACTGTGACAAAGATACCAAGATGAGTTATCAAGATACCCATTTTCATTGAGCATATCAGATTCTCCCTCCAATAAGAGAGGCAGGGGATTGATAACATTTGTGTCTATCCCATTCATGTATAACGGTAAGCAATCGCTTCCTGGCGTTCTTTTAACTGGGGGGTTGAACATTTCCTTTATTCTATCTGTGAGCTCACCTGAGTAGTCACCAATCATGAAGTTTCTACCACCTCTACCGCTTAACTCTAAGTTAAGAACCCACTCTATAGAGCCAAAAAAACCATTCTTTATTTGACCAGCTAGCCTACTAGATCCAGCAAACCCAACCTCCTCACCGTCTGTTATTACGACATTGACTTCGGGAACTAACTTTTTAAGAAGTATAGCATTAATAACCGAAGCCGAGTTATCGTTTGCATTTTCGGATTCTAAGTTAACTATATCATGGTGGGCAATAACCATTCTTGTGGAATTCCCTCTTAATATGATATTATGATAGTGCCAACCTCCGCTCATAAAATAGTCAATCTCGTAGGTTATTCCTACCCTTCCACACAAGTCGATTATGAATCTAGCACGGGGACTAGGTTCAGCACTATTCTCGAGTGCAGTTCCTAGATTTCTTACTTTACAAAAATCTTTTAGGGATTCAAGAATCTCCCTGTTTTCCATTGAGCTTATATACATTCCTTCTATAATTATCCAAGATTAATAACAATCTCCGTAGAAAAAAAGATGCCCGAATAAAATATCCGGGCATCTAGTGGGTTTAGTTTAAAAAGTAAGATTAGTAAGAGTAATGAACCTCTTCAATTTGCTCTGGCTTCAGGTATACTGAATAGTGAGCAGGATTAGACTTAGCCTTAACAGACAAACTCTGAGGATAACAAACGATGAATGTTCCATCAGCGCTTTTATCGATTCTATCCACAATAAATTCAGAATCAAAGAAAACATCCTGCATAACACCAGCTCTTTCAATATCTGAAGGTGCAGCTTTTTCTATATCTATTCCAGTTTCGCGTCTGTACTTAAGAGCAGCTTCCTCTTTTGCTTTTGCAATAACCTCATCAACATATACAGGCTTAGTTTTTCCTTGCGTTGGAATTTCAGCTACTACGGTTACCTCATCAACTTCTCCCATTGCTTTCTGATCCAATAAATCTTGAATAACAGCAATTGCCTTAAGTGGGCTAACGTTCATTTCTGGCTCACCACCTGTTTTGTTAAATGCAGTGTCGTCGTAAACCGGGATCGAACTCTCGTTAACATTCGAAACAAAGTTCTCGTAGATTTTAATGTGTTTCATTTCTATTTTTTTTATTTTTAATAGTCTATATATCAAACAAATTTTAGAAATTATACTCTCTCTAATTTAGCTTTTCCTGATTTAAGATTTTCTTTGCCCTGCTTATAGAACTCAAGATTTTTCTTCAATCTATCCTGCTCTTGCGGGTGCAATGATGCAAAAAACGGAGATACAACTATCTGGGAGGTCTTCTCAAAAGCTATATCGGGGTGACCTATATAGAAAGCTGCTATGGAATATTCATCAACCATTCTCCATTGCCATATTTCAGGCTCTACGAATAGAATGTCACTAGTCCCTGGTGTTTTGATAGCTAGGTCTCCGTAAGTGAAAGATAAAACGTATCTGTTCTCTTCTCTAAGCTTTCTCATAACGTGAAATACAGCTTCTAATCTTTGCGGTCTGTATTCCCATGCTCTAGAGTAAGCATTGATAATCTCCATCGAAGGGAACTTCATCTTCTCCATTAATTTAGCTATCATATAGAGTGAATAGTAAACTTCCTCCTCCCATTCGCCTGCTTCTGCTCTTTTCTTATAAGCTTCTAGAGACTTTTCCAGCTGATCGGAATCCCTGTAACTTTGAGCCAAATAGAACATATATCTGGTATTGTTTGGCTCGTCCTCTAGTGCTTTTTCTAGAATCTCAGCATCTTTAGCATACTTCTCTTCTAGAGAGTTAGCTCTTTTCAATGGGCTGATATCTGCTTTAACGTGGCATCCTGGAAGAATAGCACTTTTCAAATTTGGTAAATCGCAATGAAGATACTCGTGGAGTACACCCTTATAAACCCAAGGTTGATTGGATCTAACTATCTGAGCTCTGTGATATTGGAGAGCATTAAGTCTGTATGTGATCTGATAAGTGTCCATTGACTTATCAATGTGTGCAAATGGATTAAACCCAAATTGCTCAACAATAAACGTATCATCCGCATCAATGATCCATCTATAATCGCATTTATCCTTAGCCAACTCAAGACTTTCAGTTCTGTTAACCTCAAAGTTAACCCAAGGTCTCTCGTGAAGCTCACCCTCTATTTCAAACTCTGCCATTGTTTCCCTGATCACCTCGATGGTATTATCAGTGGATCCTGTGTCAACAATTACCCAGTAGTTGATATAAGGGGCTACTTTTGATAAACACTCCCTGATATTATCGGCCTCGTCTTTTACGATCATAACCAAACACAGAGTAACTGTTTGTTTTTTAATCTCCTGCAATCCTGATATAGGGGCAGCTTTCATTGTTGAATTTTGTTGCGGTTGCTTAAAATTTTGTTTAGGTGGATTTGGCTTATTCCCACCTTTTTTTTTCTTTCTACTTGTTGGCATTTTGAAAAATTTTGTTATTGTTATAGTTTATTTACTGATAAGATTTCATAATTAAGACCTGAATAATCTAATTCTGTCGCTATCCCGTATGTTTGCCCATCTATTTCACCTGAAAAGATTATCTCAGGAGCAAAAGGATCAATCCTATCCAGCACTATCTTGTGTAGCTTACCGTTCCAGATCCAGGTTACCCACTTCATGTTCTTTCTTAGAACCTTACCGCAGTGCTTATCCCTGTTACCCAGCATAACACGAATCCTGGTATTTTTTCCAGTAGGTGAGGGGTAAACTTCTACCAGTACAGGATTTTCTAGAGAACCCGATATGAGTTCTAGACTTTTGAGATTGCAGCTTATTATAACTAGATCTCCTAGATCCAACCATTTCATTTTAGAATCTATGCCCCGGATTGACTCCTTTATTATGGTTTTAAGTTTTCCTTCGTCTGTAGATTCGACATCAATATAGGAACTAAAGTCTTTAGATTTATAATTCTTAACACCTTTTACAAATGATCCAGTTACAGAAGAGAAAACTGAGACCAGAAGATTCACAGCTTCATCTAAGAATGTCCTTTCGACACTCTGTTTAAGCTTCTCCTCTTTAATCCTCTTTTTTAAGGAATTTACAAATTGATCGACTGCTTCAGAACGCATTATCCTTTATTTTGCTCCTTGGACTTTTGCAAGCCCAAAGCATCAACAACATTAGACAAAACCGCTTCCTTCCCTTCGGACGAGTCTATTTTCTTAACTTTCCTGTTTTTAGTGTAAAGCTCTATCAGAGGTAAAGTCTTTTCAAGGTACTCGTCAAATCTCTTGTTAATAGTTTCAAAACTAGCATCGTCCTTCCTCCCCTCTTCTTTAGCTCTTTTCTGTAATCTAGAGATTGCTTCTTCCCTCGGTAGGTCTAAGAAAATAGCATGATTTAAGCCAAGCCCTAGTTTTCCTAGCATTTTATCTAGCATCTTAGATTGCTCTATATTCCTAGGAAATCCATCAAATGCTATATTCTTTTCTAAATCAAGTTCCTTAACCTTTTCATTTAACATCTCTAGCATCTTATCGTCTGGAATCATATTTCCATTTGCTATGATTTCCTTCAGCTCCTTATCGTCGGAGTTTCTAATTAGATCGCCTGTTGAAATGTGCTGAAAATCATAGTCCTTTACTAGTCCCTTTGCTAGAGTTCCTTTCCCTGATCCAGGAGGGCCAAGGAGAACTATTATTTTCCCCTGCTTATCCGGAAGCTCTCTTTCGTTTACAAAATCGGAAAATCTTTTAATACTAGAATTCATACCCTATTTATCTATTTTTAATTAAGATCCACAAGCAATACATCCATCAGGTCCACCGTCAAGGCTACATACTATATCGGAAGTTAATTTAGCGGCCAAATCAGCTAGCTCCTGTGAATTGTGAGTGAGTTCCTCAGGTAGCTCCGTTACAACTTTCTTAACTTCGTATTGCGGAACTGTTTCAATAACAGGGGCTTTAACCTCTTCTGTCTTTTGTGTCTTATATTTAGATAGATCAACACCAAGTCCTGAAAGAGCATCAGCTGCTGATTTAGTTCTCAAATAGTACATACCGGTCTTTAACCCGATCTCCCAACTATGGAAGTGAGCAGCTGTCAATTTAGCAGCATTCACTCCCTCAATGAACAAGTTCATAGACTGTGATTGGCAGATAAATCTTCCTCTGTCTGCTGACATGTCCAATAGATCTTTTTGCTTGATCTCCCATACAGTTTTATAAACCTCCTTAATATCGTCTGGTATGCTAGGAATGTTCTGTACCGATCCCTTGTTGATTATAATCATATTCTTCATATCCTCACCCCAGAGGTCCAGATTTATAAGATCTTTCACAAGATGCTTATTGACAACTACAAATTCTCCGGATAGTGTTCTTCTGGTGTAGATATTAGATGTGAACGGCTCAAATGCCTCATTGTTCCCCATTATCTGAGCTGTGTTGTGTGAAACCATACCGTTTTCCAACAAGTATTCGTTAACATCCGGCACTTCAAGATCCCAAGTTGATCTTTCTTGGTCTGCCTTTCTGATTGATTTTATTTTTATCGTCTGTTTCATATTTGTAATTTATTTTATTTTTTGCCAACCAAAATATGAATTATCCCTTGATTATTTCATCATTCTCAGTGAGTTCATCAGCTCTAACCCAAACTTCCTCCCCATTTCTCTGACAAAGGAATCTGTGGTTGTGAGAGCATGTTACCACGTTACCATCCTCGGTCTCTATTTCAATAACAGGGACTTTGCCATTATAGAATATTTTTTCACATTCCTTAGTTCCGAATCGTGTCTCAACTTTAACTTTATCGTCAAAGAAAACCCACTGTTGCTGGCCAGATTCTTCTATCGATTTCCAGTCTATATTTCTCTCTTCTAATATTTCTATATAGGACTTAACTCCACGATCGGTTCTGATTCTTGATTCAGGCACAAGACAACTGGCTGTAGGCATGGGTGCCAGGAGTAAAGAGTTTCTAACACCGTGTTTCATAACATCCTTTCTCAATTTACCCCAATCCCATCTCCCTGAAAGATCATCATCATTGAAACCCCACATATTGAACTGGAATTCTCCTTTGCTAATCGGTGAGCCCTCAAATGATTCGTATGCACCATTAGCTTTTGCTAGATCTTTAGAAGCTGTGCATGATGCAAAATAGATTGTCTCAAAAATATCAGAGTTTATCTTTCTGGCTTCTTCCGACGTGAATCCGATACCCATGATAGCATATAAATCTGCCAATCCCTGGATACCTATTCCGATTGGTCTGTGCTTCGTATTGGATCTCTTGGTCTCCTCTGTTGGATAGTAGTTAACATCAATAACCTGATTTAGATTAAGTGTTGTCTGATATGCCACCTTATAAAGCTCATCGTGATCAACGTCACACTTGCCTCTTATTAACTTCGTTGTTCTAGCGTCGGTCGACTTTAAGAACTTGTTAACTGGAATGGATGCAAGGTTACAAACAGCTTGTTCCTCCTTAGAAGTAACCTCCATGATCTCGGTACATAAATTAGAACTCTTGATTGTGCCGATATTCTTCTGGTTAGATTTCTTATTCGCGTGGTCCTTGTATAGGATATAAGGAGTTCCGGTCTCGATTTGTGACTCAATTATCTTCGCCCAGAGATCTCTTGCTTTGAGTGTTTTTCTAGCCTTTCCAGCTTCCTCAGCAGCAATATAAGCTTGGTCGAAGGCATCTCCGTATAATTCCCAAATCCCTTCCACATCAGATGGAGAGAATAAAGACCATTCGCCATTTTCTTTTACTCTCTTCATGAAGAGATCAGGTGTCCAAAGAGCCAAGAAAAGATCACGAGCTCTTCTTTCTTCCTTACCTGTATTCTTTCTAAGATCTAAGAAATCCTCAATGTCAGCATGCCAAGGCTCCATGTAGATAGCGAAGGATCCTTTTCTGCGGCCGCCCCCGTTATGCACTATTGAGATATCAGTAGAATAATTTGGTACATCCTTAACTCTCAGATCATATAGATTAGAATCTGCTATCTCAGCTTTTTTAACTCCCTTTACCCTATTAAATTTTAATTTTTCTAAAGAAAGGCTAACTGATTCCTCTCTTATTTCCCCATCGATCTCAGGATGATGCAAAAAGACATTTTTAATTTTTCCCATTTTCATTTTATATTATCTCACTTTTTTTATTTTTTTCATCCCATATATGAAATTCAAATTTGAATCCCTTAAATACGCAAGACTCTTTTTTAGCTATGTTCTTTTCATAATCCAGTCTTAAACTATAATCCGATTTAACTTCTACTATTCTATTTTCTGGAACTATATAGAGGTCAGGATAGTACTCCCTTTCAATCCCCTTAAAAAAATACACAATTGGATCATTCTCCTCAAATCCTATTTTTAAATCACTTCTTTTGTATTTTTTTAAAAATTCGGGTATAACAAATCTTTCATATCCCTGTACTCTTATCAATTCACCTTCATGTGAAATAGTATAGGATTTGTAGGATTGTTCTTTTTTTCTTCTACATATGTTGGAACATGTTTTTCTAAATCCTTTGTTTGTTAATCTTTCTTTAGCTGGTTTCCCGCAAACTTCGCATTTAGGATGGTCCACCACATCATTCAAAAACATATGGATCATTATCCTTTTATCTGAGAAATTACTGTATCTGTTTTTTAACTCCTCAATTAGAATATAATTCTCCATTAGCATCTGTGTAACTGAACCACATTTTTTTTGTTTTTCTAAACTATCCTCAGTAAGTGATTGTTTAAATTTATCCAGTGTATCTACAAGAAATTTATCGCTCAATTCTTTATATTCGCCTTTGCTGTTATATTTTTTATAGGATCCTCTAAATTTCTTAAATCCTAATTTATCTCTAGGTACTTCGTGCAATCCATTCTCATACAAATAGGAAATTTCTTCGTACGGTAACCCATAGAATCCCATCTCTTTAGACCACTCTATGATATTTAAAGTCTTATCCGGATAATGCGAGGACATGTACGAATATTTTCTGAATTTTCCAGATTTGTCTTCTTCCATAGTCATTGAATATTTTTAATTTATATATCAGACCAGGGCGGAGTTTTTATATTAAAAGCTTAGCAAAATATCCTCGCCGGTAATATTTTTTGCCTCTATCCATTCTGGATTTATGGTTCCAGATTCGAATTTAATCTCTATATTTTCTATGAGATTTCCACCCTTAATGCATAGAAATAAATGGTCCTCGGTAACTATATTTTTACCACCATCTGTTTCTATTTCGACCATTATTTTATCTGATGATCTTGTGACTATCTTTTCTTCAACCAAATGATATTCGCCATCGGAAGAAAGTACTAGATCACCCGCTTCGATCTCTTCTATCTTTTTATCACCTCCACTAACTCTAATTAGGGTCTCACCAATAAAACACTGATCTACGTACCTCGCAGTCTCATTAAAAACTCTTAGCATCGGTATAATACCATTGGAATTACCATTTGTACCTTTGATGTAAGATCCTGTGCTTCTAATGTTATGAATAGCCAATCCTATTCCTCCTGCATTCTGTGAAATAACAGCAACATCTGATAATGTCTTGTAAATACCAGGAATTGAATCATCGTCCATCATTAACAGAAAGCAAGACGAAAGCTGAGGTTTCTTAGTACCGGAATTAAACAGGGTTGGTGTTGCATGTGTCATCATGTGGTTAGAAAGAAGCTCGTAAGTTTTAATAACGTTCTTCATATCATCTCCCCATATACCAGCGGCAACACGCATATACATGTGCTGTGGTGTTTCTGCTACCTCACCGTTTGTTTTTAACAGGTAACTTTTCTCGAGGGTCTTAAAGCCAAAATACTCAAAATCAAAATCTCTCTCGTGAAGTATTGCACTATCCAGCTTGTTTTTATTCTGCATTACAACCTGATAGGTTTTTTCGCTAATCATCCCAGCTGGCTGATTAGTAACAGGATCTATGTAATTATAAAGAGTCTCTATAGTATCTGAGAATTTCTTCTTTGTTGTTTTGTGCAGTCTAGAAACTGCAATTCTAGAAGCTAGAATGGAATGGTCAGGATGCTTTGGTATCATGGAAGCAGCTGTCTCAGCTGCTAAGGTGTCCAACTCCTGAGTGGATATACCATCATAGATTCCCGCGATTACCTTCTGGGAGATACCCACAGGGTCAACTAGGTCCTGGTTTAGACCATAGGTCATCTTTCTAATTCTATTAGAAACTTTCTCAAATCTCACTGGTTCTTTAGAACCGTCTCTCTTAATTACTTGCATATTTTATTTAACTTATTTTTAGAAATCTGTATCAAACCCAAATGGATCGTCCTCGCTTTTATTCATGATACCCGCTTTCTGATACTCCGAGACCCTCTTTTCAAAAAAGTTCGACTTTCCCTGTAATGCTATATTAGCCATGAAATCGAATGGATTTTCAGAATTGTAAACTCTTGAGCAGCCAAGGTCTACTAATAGTCTATCTGTCACAAATTCAAGATACTGTATCATTAATTCAGAGTTCATACCAATTAGTCTAACTGGAAGTGACTCTGTTATGAATTCCTTCTCAATTTCCAAAGCGCTGGTGAGAATTTCTTTTATTCTATCTGGAGAAACCTTATTGATGATGTGATTGTTGTGCAAATGTACAGCAAAATCGCAATGCATTCCCTCGTCTCTTGAGATTAGCTCATTAGAAAACGAAAGGCCTGGCATTAACCCTCTTTTCTTTAGCCAGAAAATAGAGCAGAATGAACCAGAGAAGAAAATTCCTTCCACAGCTGCAAAAGCAATAAGTCTCTCCTGGAAATGTGGTGAATCGATCCACTTTAGAGCCCATTCTGCTTTTTTCTTAACAGCTGGGATTGTATCAATAGCTTTGAAAAGCATATTTTTTTCTTCCTGCTCCTGAATATAGGTATCAATCAACAAGGAGTAAGTCTCGCTATGGATATTTTCCATCATGATCTGAAACCCATAGAAGAACTTGGCTTCAGAATATTGAACCTCTTTAACGAAGTTCTCCGCTAGATTTTCATTCACTATACCATCTGAGGCAGCGAAGAAAGCTAAGATATTCTTAACGAAATATTTCTCATCCTCATTAAGAACGTTTCTCCAGTCGTTTAAATCCTGAGATAGGTCTATCTCTTCCGCAGTCCATATGCAAGCCTGCTGCTTTTTATAAAGATCCCATAAATCTGGATGCTCTATAGGGAATATAACGAACCTATTTGGGTTCTCCTGGAGGATCTTTTCCCCATAGGAATATACTGAATTTTCCATTAAATTAATTTTTTTTAATAACCTCTATTTTGACGGTCGTGATTTTCTTTTTGCTTTGCCATATAGAGATTCACGATATCCTCGCTTGTCATTCCCATGGAAATACCAAAATTCATAAAGAAGTGGAGACCGTCGATCCACTCGTAATAAAGCTCTAATTTATCAGATTCCGATAGATCTGAAATTTTCATGTCTGCGGCTTTAGCATTGTCTTTTTTCCAATATTTCCATGCGGCAGAGCCTATACCATCATTAACACCACCGAGTGCATCGAACATCTCATTAAGTTCGTCGGCTAAAGCGTGTTTGTTCACCATCCAAAAGTCAGCAATTTGCTTTATTGTCCAATCGGTAAAATCAAACCCGTATCTAGTCTGAAGCTCCTTTTGTTTATTGTAGATTAGTCCCAGTGTGTCCTCTGTTCCTTTGTAATAGTCCTGAACTTCTAGATCAGCACATTTGTTGTCTGTGTTAGCCATTTTCTTGGTTTTTAATAGTTTAAATTAAGGTTTGACTCCCACCGGGGTTTTTTATATATCACCCCGGTTAGCCTTGGTCCCTCTATTTAGAGGAATTTTCTGATTCTTTTTTTATTAATTTTTCGAGTCTATCGATTTCGATCTGTAGAGCTAACATTTTGTCCTTTGTAGCTCTTCTTTTTGAGTAAAGATCGCTAACTATGCCCCTTAATATAGGCTCTTCATCTTCCCCTCCGAAATATGCTCCGGATGAAGTTTTAACCCAACTGTCCTTCGGAGTTAATATGCTCTTACCCTTATAGACCTCCGGGGATATACCCCATTGAACAATTGTATTTGGATACAGGGAGGCAAAGTCATAACAAGCTATCCATTCGTGCAATCCCGCTATTGGCTCCTTAACATATCCACCTGCAAATTTAACTGCCTGCTCTTCTTTCCTCTCGTTAACAAATACCTGTTTTCTTTCTAGGAACTTTCTGAGCATCATGCTCTCTGTTGACCAAACTGGGGAAAGTGCTCTATTGATTTCTACGCCTGTTACCAATGCTATCTTAAAGAAAGTCTGTAAGGTCTTTAGCTTCTGATCTATATAATGAACAAGAGCACAATCGACTGCGTTATAGTAGATAAAGTCTTCAAAATTAGATTGATATAGATCACGGAGAGTTCCGTTATATGAGATCTTCTTGAGTCCTATAGCTTTTTCAGCAACATAATCCAATCTATTGCTTTCCTTGATTTTAATAACTCTATCCCATTTCTTATAGATATCCAAATAATCGACCATTAGTATGTGTTGGGGCAACTGATTCTTTCCTATTAGAGTTCGGGATGGCGATATCATCTTGGGGTCTATTCCTAGCTTCTTTGCACGGTTTATCAGATATGGCCAGTCGTACCCTAGCCAGTTCCATCCTGTAATAAATGGCATCTTCGAGCCTATGTCCTTAAAGAAAGTATACAGCATATCATACTCGCTTTCAAATTGCTTGTATTTAAAGCTCCACTCGTCACCGGTTTTTTCGAAGTAGCTATTCAGCTTATTATGAATGGAAACTTGTTGCTCCTGAGTTAGAGGGTCTAGTCCTAAAACAATAAGCTTACACTTATCCGTTGCAATACCGATTGATAAAACCCTATTCTTTGTGTTCTCAGTATCTAACGCATCAGCCATCTCATCCGTGATCTCAACCTCGATATCGAGAAAGTATTTCTTTGGTGTTTGATACTCCCAAAGCGGTGATGTTATGTTGCGATCTGACTCTTCCAGCATTTGAGCCATTCTATACTTATCGTATCTCTCAGAAGGAGCCTTTTTAACTGGTGCACCTGTCCAGTCTTTCCATTCTGGGTCTTTTTTTCTGTCATTAGGATAACACTTTGACCAAACAAATCTCTCCTCTTCAGGAACAGGAATGTGCAAAAAAACTAGATCACCCTCATCACTGAAATGAGAAACGTTCAAATACGTTCCTTTATTTTCTATGTCTACTATCATGCGTTATTGGATTTGTTAGTATTGTATTGAAGTTATTCGATTTATTTCCAATATCCCCGTTCTTTTTTACTTAATTTTCCGCAGATATATAAATCCAACAAAACTTACATCGTAATGAAAAACATAAAGTCTATTACCGATTTTCTAAACGAAGATTTTGATCCGGGAACGGTTCAGGTTCCAGGTGATGCGTACGCTACTCGGGTTAATTCTAGAAATTACCAGTCAGCGCACCAGCCCCTTCCCCAGGTACTAGACCCAATGTACGAAGGATCTTATTTCTGTGATTTTCTAGACGAGTGTGGCAAATCGGAAAATTTCACGAGCATTGTGAAAGAGAAGAGAAAATCACCAACAGAGATCACTAATTATCTAAAAGAAGAATTTCTTAGCAATTCAGCTAAGAATTAAAAATAAATATCAGAAATGAAGCATTTAATATTATTTGAAGATTACACATCTACTGAATTAGATCTAGATCCAAAGATCAGAGAAGAATATATTAAGAAATTGGAGGATCTGGTAAGCTTTCCTGATCTTTATCGGGACGATTTTGAAACATGGATGGCAGTTATAGACGATGTGTCATCTAAATATTTGGATTCGGAAGAGATGTCTATCTCCAAACAAGAATATAATAAATTCCTAAAAGAATATAAAAGGGTGAGGGATGCTAATTCGAGCCAATTTCTTTTAGATGGGTTTTTTATTGGGATAAGCGGGGAGGTACCGGATACAGATTATGAGGATCTAAACGAAAAACCAATAGAATGGTGGTTAAAAGAGTTATCAGTATTTCCTAAAGAAATTGCTTATATGGCTAAATCTGTATGGGATAATATTAACATCTTTCCTATAGAATTTATCAGAATTAAATAATAAAAGATCTGGACATGATTTAAACCTCTTGTTCAATTTCAAACTTATCCACATCTCTACCGACTATGAATTTTCCAACTAAATTATTATCCCTTTCTATTCTCATTCCAGCTAGTTCCAATCCTTCACCTATATTTATTAATGGCGGAAGCTTAACATAGTTTGCAGGTCCTCTTCGTTCATGGATAGCTACTTTAAGTCCCGCTTGTAAAATTTCGGCTATTAATTTTCTTTTTTCAATTTCCATTTGATACTATTTTACTTATCTTATTGATTTTGTAGTATTTTGTTTCACTTTGAAACTTAAAGGTAAATTCTGTATAAAATTTCTCCTTATCTTATTTTTATAGAATCTAAATAAATTATTAATTTCTTATCGGTCGGTTCAACCGACAGATTTTTTTTAACAAAGATATCCCAGGAATCCTGACCATATTTTCCTATGCCGGGTAGCTCTGAAGGGTCATTGAAACCGTCTATCCACCTTTGACTCATCTTTTTTATTCTATCCGCTTTTACGTTTTGGAATCCCGTAGACTTTAGACATTCCGATATTCTTTCTTTTTGACACAGAACAGCAGAGTTTGGATCTGGTATGATGCTGAATAGAATGTCTAAAATAGGTCTAACCTGTTTATTGTTTGTTTGGTTTAGACATATACAACAGACCATCATTCTCCATGGGTTGTCCAGATACTCCTCCTGTATTAATATTTCTCTGCCCATGTGGCAAATATAAGAAACACACCCGCACAAAAAAAGCCGGTTGCCCGGCTTTTTCTATAATAACACTGGATTATCCCTTAACCTCCTCAAACTCAACCTCTTCAGCTTCCGTGCTTGCAGAGCTAGTGGTTTCTCCAGCTTCGCCGGGGTTAGCTTGCTCCTGAGCATAAACTTTAGTGGAGATTTCTTGGAGTGCCTCGACTAGATCCTTGGTGCTAGATTCCATCTTTTCAACATCCTCACCTTTTATGGTCTCCTTAGCGGACTCTATCATAGAATTAATCTTAGCTCTTTCCTCCTCAGATGTCTTTTCCTCAAAGTCTTTAACCATTTTTTCAGCTTGGAAAATTAAGCCATCCAACTCATTCTTAACCTGGGATAGCTTAAGTCTTTCTTTATCTGCTTTCTCGTTAGCTAAAGCGTCGTCTTTCATCTTTTTGATTTCATCCTCTGATAGCTTATTACCAGCTTCAATCTTGATGTTCTGCTCTTTACCTGTTCCCTTGTCCTTAGCAGAAACACTAATGATACCGTTAGCATCAATATCAAAGGTAACTTCAATCTGAGGAACGCCTCTTGGAGCAGGAGGGACATCAGTTAGCATGAATCTTCCTAGAGTCTTGTTATCTGAAGCCATGGGTCTTTCACCCTGTAAAACATGGATTTCCACATTTGCCTGGTTATCAACAGCAGTAGAGAATGACTCGCTTTTTCTAATAGGAATAGTTGAGTTAGATTCAATCAATTTGGTGAATACACCTCCCATTGTTTCAATACCTAAAGAAAGCGGAGTAACATCAAGCAAAAGAACGTCTGTGATTTCTCCTTTTAAAACTGCTCCCTGAACTGCTGCCCCAATAGCAACAACCTCATCGGGATTCACGCTCTTATTTGGCTTCTTACCAAATAGCTTTTCTACTTCCTCTTGAACCTTAGGAATTCTTGTTGATCCACCAACCAATAGAATCTCATCTATTTCAGAAACTTTAAGTTTGGAATCTTTGATAGCTTTTCTACAAGGGGCAAGTGTCTTCTGAATTAAATCGTCAATCATTTGCTCAAATTTAGCTCTTGAAAGTTTCCCTACAAAGTGCTTAGGTCCATCTGAAAGAGCGCTTAGATAAGGTAGGTTAATTTCTGTTTCTGATGAGTTCGATAATTCTATTTTCGCCTTCTCAGCAGCTTCTCTAATACGTTGATAAGCCATTGGGTCCTTAGAGGCATCTATTCCAGTTTGAGACTTGAACTCATCCACGATCCAATCAATAATCTTCTCATCGAAGTTGTCACCACCAAGATGTGTATCACCGTTAGTTGAAAGAACCTCAAATACACCGGAGCCTATCTCCAGGATCGATACGTCAAATGTACCCATTTGTTATCGCTAGGCTCTTTATCCTAGCATCTACATATTTCTATGTAGGTCAGACTATATCTTAAAAGAGGTTTAAGAATTCATTCAAATACTGGGAAAAAATATTTTTCACAATATTCAAAGAACTCTAAATTTTTCACACATCCGATTTTATAATTATATATTTATCGAATGTACCTCCTTTCCCACCTTTCTTGGATATTTCTCCTTATTAATTTAACTTAGGATACTTTATCTAGTCGTTGAACTTTCAACCTCTTTCGAGGAAGCTTAGCTGCTGATTATCCAAATCTCTATAATTTTTTAACATTCACACTTAGAATTGCTTCTTATGTTGTAGTTTATAAAGCTCTAAGGAACTCCCAGCAATTAAATGGATTTTTTTTACTTGGAGGCAGTACTAATTATTTACCACCAAGATCATAAACTGCTACCTTCTGGTCCTTGTCCATTTTATCAAGACCGTAAGCTAGCGCTGCAGCCGTTGGTTCGTTGATAATTCTCAATACATTAAGACCCGCGATCTCACCCGCCTCTTTTGTTGCTTGTCTTTGAGCATCATTAAAATAGGCAGGTACAGTGATAACCGCTTCTGTTACTTCGCTTCCGAGATAATCCTCTGCAATTCTTTTAAGATTCTGAAGAACCATAGCTGAGATCTCCTGAGGAACGTAATCTCTTCCGTTAGCTTCCACGATAACTCTATTATCGCTGCCCTTTTTAACCACATAAGGCATTTTATTAGCCTCCTTCTTTACATCGTCAAAGTTAGATCCAATGAATCTCTTAACTGAGTACAGTGTGTTTGTAGGGTTTGTCACAGCCTGCCTTCTGGCTGGGTCCCCGATTTTAATTTCACCCTCGTTGAATCCAATAACGCTTGGGGTTGTTCTCTTCCCCTCCGCGTTAACGATAACAACTGGCTGATCTGCTTCTATGACCGAGATACAAGAGTTTGTTGTCCCTAGGTCAATTCCAATTACTTTTCCCATAGTTTTTTACTTTTTTTTTATTTTTAAAACTTTTATTTTTAACTCCGGATTTATAGAGCCGGGTCTCTGAGGATGTTTCACCCTCGTCTTTTCAATCTTTAATGATATAGGTTTAAAATCTTTCATTTTTTTGTAATTTTTAGGACAACAATTCAAAAAGATTGCCGCAAGAAAAAAGGAGACATAATGTCTCCTTTCCTTTTATTTATATGTCAAAATTTACATATTATAAATTTCTAGACTCCTTAAGTTTGACAAATTCCCCGAATTTCTTAACTAGCTTCTTCTTTCTTTTGCTAGCAGCAGATGTTCCAACAGTTAGGCTGTCGAACTTATCGCCGGAGCCGGATAAGCTAGGATTATAGAATCCAGCATTAGTTCCACCGTTCTGGGGTGTAGCAGGATTTCCCATGCCTGGTGTAGCACCTAAAGTTGCTAAAGGAGCTGCCATACCTCCGTCCTCGTTTACTTGCATAGAGTAACCACACTCGTTTAGGTATTCATTTAACTGATCACAGGTAACACAATATCTGCTTTCATTTAACCAATTGTTCGTGCATTCCATAATACAAGCTTCGTCGCAAGATCCTAATTTTTCATTAACAAGATCAGCGTTCTTTTTCATGCAGACCAATTCTCTGCCTTCTGTTGTTTTACCCGTTGGATAGTACATTTTAATTCAGTATGTTTTTTATATTTCTTTCGAATATCCTTATCACGTTTCCAGTTTCATCTTTGGTAACATAGCCTATGATATCGTTATATGTATCGTAGATCGGTGAGCTTATTAGAAGCTTTCTCCCGTGATTATCAACGATCCATTTATTTAGGATCTTACTTTCCTTCTTTGGACCCATTCTATAGTCCTGGTAGTTGCTATCTGGAGCACCGCAATCACACATAATTATTCCTTATCTTTATCGTCAAATGACACGCCAACTCTAATCGGTATACCATATTTATCAAAAGTTGTTTTTATATGGCCTACTGTTATCTTAACTTTGGTCTCTTTTTCTTTTATCTTTTCCAGACCATTTACTCTAATGACTATCTTTTCAAAGTCATCAAGGATCTTCTTATCAACCTTCTTCTCTAACCAATCCCAAGGGTTTTCGTCAGGTATCCAGCTGCCTTGTGGTATAGAAGCAGCTACCCCTATTAGGACGTAAACGTCTATCCACACCCACTCAACACTGCCGCCGCTCCAAACTAGAGAGTCTCTATCGTCATTCCACGGTAAATAGTATTTATTATCTGGCATGTTATTATAATTCTTCTAAATTATCACCGCCTGCCTGTGATATCTTGTGTATAGTGTGACATTAACTGCATGCTATAACACAGAAGATATATTTGGGATAAAAATTATTATCTTGGTCCCTCAGGTTTTTGCTCCTCTGTGGTTTGTTCCCTAACAATCTGATTAAAGAAATCAATAAGGGGTAAGCCATACTTAACTGGCATTTCTTGAATGAAAGCGTCTAACTGCTTTAAGTGTTCTTCGGTTAAGTTCATATCTTATTTTATAATTGTTACTCCTATTGCATTCGCTACGCACTCAGTCACCCGCGAATTGTCCTCACCCCACGCTTCAAATTCAGCTGTGCTTAAAGTGTAGTTACCATTGCTTAGAACCTTGCCTTCGGTCTTTAGTTCATAATAGGTAGTGCAAGTAGTTGCGCTTGTTTCAAAATTGAGAATGAGTACACTCATCTCTGTTGCTGTTCCTGCATTTAAAGGAAAGACTATTGGTTGTATTTTAGCCATTTTGTTGTTGTAATAATTCCCAAATAATGTATGCTTCAGGTGCTGTATCGTACCATTGCCACCCGTCTATTGGCTCTCTGTTACCATCTCTTTCGAGTGTGTATGTTGCAGCGTAAACGAAGTGAGGGCCGTAGAACCAACCCTCTTCTGTCTGCTTGTAAAATCCACTTGTATCTTCCATAATATTATCCAACTATTACCCAGTTTTTACCTGTTGCTATTGCTCTTTCTCCTGCTGTTAATGCACTCGCTCCCCAGTTACCGGTTATCGTTATTGTCGCACTTGTTGTTGCTGTTCTGTCTACTAAATTATTAAACACTTCAACAAGTGCTGTTCGTGAAAGTTGGCAGTTTAAAAGGCTTACTGTTCTTGCAAAAACCATAGGGCATCTATCCAAAGAAAAGTTGTTTTGAAAAATTGCTCCAAAATCCGTTCCGCTTGTTGTGGTAATTGATGTGGTAGAAAGTGCTGGAATAGAATTTACTGAACTACAACTCAAAAACATACCACTCATATTATTTACAAGAGCTGTATTTAACAATGGTATTGATTGAAGTGAAGTACAACCACTAAACATAGATGAAATATTAGTAACTGCAGACGTGTTAAACAATGGTATTGTTACTAATGATGAACAGTTTTGAAACATAGATGACATATTAGTAACTAACCCAGTATTAAACAATGGTACACTTTTTAATGATGAGCAACCTAAAAACATAGATGAAATATTAGTAACTGCAGACGTGTTAAACAATGGGATAGATTTTAATGAAGCACAGCCATTAAACATAGATGACATATTTGTTACAGCAGATGTAATAAATAACGGCACTGATTGTAAAGAAAAACATTGAGTAAACATTTGGCTCATATTTGTTACAGCAGATGTAATAAATAACGGCACTGATTGTAAAGAAAAACATTGAGAAAACATTTGGCTCATATTTGTAACTGCAGAAGTATTAAATAATGGTACTGATTGTAATGAGGAAAACTGAAAGAATAAATTTGGTAATGAATTACATCCTCCAATAGTTTTTATATCAAATCTCTCGCAATATGAATGTCTTATTATTGTGCTTCCTAATACTATGCTTGTGCTAACACTTGCATTAGGCATTGATAAAATACAATCTAAAAAACCCGATGCGTATGCAGTAGTTTGAATTGGTGAAGTTACATAAGCTCTCTGTAAATCAATGATTCGAAGTAATCCACTTACTGGAGTAACAACAATCATTGCTTGTTTGTAACCTCTACTCGTTAATGTAGCATTGCTAACAGTTGCGTAGTCGTATTGATATTGCGCAACCGTTCCGCTATTATGAAGCGTTACCGTTCCGTCTCCCCAGTCTACTTGATATTGTCCTGCACTTGTTGTAAATAGAAAAGCTGCAAAGTTCTGCCCTTCAGGAAAGACAGCGTAAAGCCCTACAAATGTATCGTTGGCTGCTGTTACTGTTGGCATAGCTAGCCAGTCCGAAGGTCTAACCCATTCTGTATTACCGCTTGAAATCGGCAAACTAAAACTTCCTACTGCCATTAGTTAAAGATGTTAAATGTTACTGTTATATCTGCGCTTGGCAAGTTCGTTGCGTATAGCTTAACACTTCCTGCGCTGCTCAATGTCGCAGGCAATACTTGCGCTGCTTGTACTATTGCTATTGTGCTGTTAGCGGGTATAACGTCAACAATGCTTGTGCTTAAAATTGCTACGTTTGAATAGTTGTATTCGTATAAACCACTAACCAAACTCCAACTCGCAGCCGTTAACGTTACAGGTGTAACTTGTAACACGGTTAACCCTGTCGCAATCGTGAATGTTCTGTTGGCTGATAAGTCTTGCGTTGTGCCGTTAATCGTGAGCGTTCGCGTTTCGGGAACTGGAGTAAATCCTAACGCGTTTTGCTTGCCGTTGAAAGTGGTCCAATCAGTAGAACTTAATGCGCCTCTATTCGTTGCGCTTGCCGTTGGTATATTCAGTGTTATTACAGGTGTTGTTGTACCCGTTGCAACAGTGCTTGTGATATTTGTTCCTGTAGTACCTATAGTCAATGCCGCTACGCTTGTAACCGTTCCCGTAACTATATTTACGTTACTGTAAAGAGATGTGCCATTTACTGTAGCTAATGTAGGATTTTGAGGAAAAGTTATATAACAATTTGCATTTGTAAAAGAGGAAGGCGTTGTTGCAAGGTATCCTCCTACTGATATTATACAATAAGTTCCATAGTCAACCGCATAGCCAGCAGTAGTAAAAACACAATATTCACCTGCTTGATTTCTAATAATAATAGAATTACCCCCAACCAGATTATTTATGAAATAATTGTTCATAAGAGTAATGCCATCACTAGTGGTGTAGGAAATCCTCATTTCATATGGGTCACCTTCAGAGTACATGACATATACTTCTCCTGCACCTGGAACAACAGGGGAAGATGCTATAAATAGCCCATAATTGAAACCGCCAAATTTACCATTAAATTTATTCCAATCTGCTGAGGATAGTGCACCTCTATTAACTGAGCTTGCTGTTGGTACATTAAGAGTGATAACTGGAGTAGTTGTGCTATTGGCGACCGTACTTGTCAAATCTGAACCGGTTGTTCCAATAGTCAAGGCAGCAACACTTACTACTGAACCTGGTCCAGTTGGGCCAGTTGGTCCAGCTACACCTTGAGGCCCAGTCGTTCCAGTAACACCTTGAGGTCCAGTTGGTCCGGCTACACCTTGAGGTCCAGTTGGCCCCGATGGACCCGCAGCACCTGTTACCCCACCACCACCTCCTATAAAGACCGGATCTCCTAGACCATTGAAATAGTTACCAAATCCATCCGTTTGTAGGATGTTCTGGTAAGTGAATGATATCTTCTGGTCTGTAAGGTTGTATGCTGGATTGTTTGGCATTTAAGCTGCATTTAAGATTTACCCTTTATTTGTACTCTAACTTTCTTGGATTCCTCCACCCTAAATGCATTTTCCCATGGAGAAAATACAACATCGTCGACAACAACTTCTAAAGTAGCTCTTCCAGTTGTCCCCTGTGGGAGAACGACTAGTTTCTTAATTGGTATAATGCAAGTGCCATCCCTCTTTATTTTTCCATAGAACACTAGGTTCCAGGTATCAGTAATCAGTATTAATCTAGCGGTAGCTGTGCTTATGGTGCCCTCGATAGTCACTTTACACTCGAATACCTCGTCTCTGTCCCTATAGAAAGAATAATATTTAGAAATTGGCTCCACCGGAAGCTTTTCTGGTCTTGGCTTTAGCCCAATACCCTCAGTGTTTTGGAATCTTTCTATTCTTTGTTTTTCCGGAGAAGGATCTGGTTTTTTAAATTTTCCAGATCTCAAAACCTGCTGGAATGGGGTTAGTATCTCTTCTTCCTCAGCATCCTCTAACTCATCAGGTTCTATAAAATCTATGTATTTCTCAGATGGGTCCTGGAAAGTGAAATTACCGCCTTCTAATTCTTCCTCGTCTTCAATCCCACAGATACATTCAGACTCATCCATTTGACACTCGTTGCAAACAGGCTTAGGAGCTGGTCTTTTTTCCTTCCTTGGCGAATTCACATTTCTGTCTACCTCGGATATCTCCTCGAGTGAGGGTATTTCCATTTTACCAAAAGAATCAGTCGGAACGTTTTTATTTATTTGAGAGGATTCTTCCTGTGGTGGTTGTGCTTCTATGAATCTTGCTCCCAAGGTAGATCTAATCAAATCCTCTACGGACCCGTGTGTTCTCACTTGAGAACCACCAAACATATTATTCTGGAAGATATTCAACTGCTCTCTAGTTATTTATAATCACCTTTCTCTTCTTTTCTCTCAAGGTAACCTATTAGGTACTTGATACCTTTTATATAATCCCTACTTCTTATAAAAGGTTTTGCAAATTTCTTAATGTCATTTCCGCTTCCCTCCGGTTGCTCAGCTGACTTTGGGGGATTGTATCTTCTCACAGTTCCGGACGGGTGTATGGTGTAGAAAGGAAAATCGTGACCCTTATCCTTAGCATGCCTTCTAGTCCTGATAAACTTCAAGGTGTTATTAAGCTCCTGTTGATCTGATGTGATCTCCTCAAACCCCATTCTGAGAAGCTCCTTGTAAGCAGGACTTCTTCTAGCAGAATTAAGGTTTAGCTCTCTCCTTAATTCGGATTTGTATTCATCCGCTGGATCGTAATCTGAAAAAGAAAGTACGTTTTTCACTTTTGTTTATTATTATTTTCCTTTATATGTTTCCAATTCTAATTGACCACTCGATGCTAATGTCTGTACTTTAGCAACCATATTAGCGAGACGGGTAAGTGATGAAATTGCGGGACTATCGGTTTATATTTTCATTTACCCAGTCTCTATAATCTTTTAGATTCTGTAAATTCTTTTTACCTTTCTTTTTCTTCTTTACATCCGGATCCAAGTAAGGAACTACTGGACCAGGACCGCTTGGAGAAAATTCTTCCGCACCGGTAACATTAACAAGTGGAACTATCGCTGTCTTTCCTCCGACTGCTAATTCACCTTTTTCGTTAACTTCGTCCTCTTTTACGTAATGTGGAAGATTCTTTGTCTTGGTTGATGCAAAATCTTCTAATTGTTTCTTGGTCATTTTTTTAGCTAGTGCTAAAATTTCAGACTTGTACTTTGGGTTCAAATCTGATGGCTTAAGCTCTCCGGTCTTAATACCATAAGCAGACCCCATTAACCTTTGTTGGGCTTGACTTTGTGCTGGCATATTAAAAATATTTTTTTATTGGTATAGGCTATATATCAAAAAGGAAAGGCTTATAAATATAAGCCCTTCTTTTTCTTTTCCCACTCCTTCTGAGTGATTGGTTTGGAAGACAAGGTCCAGTTTGTATCCGGATTTATTATCTTCTTCTTTTTCTTTTTCCAATCAGAAAAAGTCCAGAGGAATCTATTGTATCCCTTCCCAACCGTCTCGAAGCCCTTGTCACCTGGTTGTATTGCAATAAGTGATTGCGGGGGTGCATAAAAAGATGTTTCAGCCATTTAATTAAATCAATTTTTCTTTCTAATTTACGACTGCTTCGATCCTTGTTTTTGCGATCTGCACAGTCTCAAAAGACATCATAGTGCCTTTCATATATTCAGCAACTTTAGTCTCCGCTTCAATAACGGATTCTGCTGCTACTAAAAATTCAGATTTTCTAACAACCGGTTCGCCCTTTCTGCTAACTTCACCAGTTTCAAAATTTACTTTTGCTAAGTAGTAACTCATTTTAATTTGTTTTAGATTGTTTATATATTCACTTTAAATAAAAATGGGACCTTAAAGATCCCATTTTTAATAATTTGTCCTAGAGATTAGGCAGCGTTCTTTTTATCTTGAACTTCCACTCTCAGATCTTGAGCTAATTTCTTAAGATCCTGCATAGCTTGTCTAACTCTTGTTCCTGCGCTTGAATTCCCTTTGCTGTAGAATTTTTCAACGTCGCCTTGTACTCCTTCAAGAAGAGCTTTGATTTGTTCGAATTTCTCCATTGTTTTTTAATTTATTTATTAGTTTATATGAAAATTATCTAAAAAGGTTTCGATTATCTAGAGATTAAAATTGAATTTTTATCAACTCCTTCCTGTACGCTCCAATCTTCTCCCAAGTATGAAATAACTATGGATTTCATAAATTCCATATATGTTCCTTCACCTGAGAAAACTAGATTATCCTGTATCTCGTCGTAAATCTTGGATACTTTAGCATTATACTCCAGGTAATCCAAAATACATTTAGAAACGGTCTCGAATAGTCTAGACACATCGCTTTCCTCCATTTTAAACTCCGCAGATGTCGCGGGAGGTAAATCAGCTTTGCTTACCGCTATATCCTCTATTTGCTCAGATGATAATTTATTAATGCCAAGCACGCAATATGAGTTCTTAGGCTGATCTATTACCTGATGGCTGGAGTATTTACCAATCATGAGTCTAAAGGCATCCTGTTTTCCTTCCTCCCCTGTGTCTATGTAAAAGAGATAGTTAAAGATGTCCTTTTCTTTCCTTAAAAGGAAGGGTTTCGTTCCAAATCCATCGGACTCGAAAACAGATTCTAAGAATTCATTAAATTTTTTAATTGAAGCCATTTTATAAAAATATTTCTACCTTGTTGGGATAAACCCTGAAGTATATATTCAAGTCATTAAGTATCTCTATGTTTCGATCATTTACAAACGATTCATTTTTAACTAGAACTGAAAGAGCATCTGGAAATCCACCCGTATTCTCGCTATAGATTATCATCGTGTTAAAGTTCTCTGGCTTGGAGTAATGCTCTATCTGATGGCATATTAATATTGGAACTATCTTATCCGGATCGCGGTCAGTTCTAAATCCAACTATCTGGTGAAATCTCTTCCAGAACTCGTTTGCCTTTATCTGGCTAGATTTTATTTTAGCCAGAAGCAGGTTCAAAGATCTCTTACCGTATGTTTTCTCCTTCTTTTTTGATTTGCCGCTTATCCTATACGATAGGTCTATAAACTGCTTAATTTTAGGGGATACTAGATTATCCTCGCTGGTAATAGATGCACTTATAGTGGATTTCACTTCAACACGATTGCCATCTATAAAAATATCAGCACCTCTCTCATTGTTGATAAATCCTCCAAAGGAAAGACAAGAAAGTGTCTCACCCTTACCTCTTCTTCTTTTACCGCTCGGAAAGTATGCATCTATAGTATAAATCTCCTTCAGATCCTTTCTAGAAATACCATTGAAGCTATCGATCCATCCTATATCAGTTGTGCCATTCTTTACGGCATCGGAGAAACTTATAGAACCTTTGATGGGTTGTTTTTTAATGAATCTTTTCTCTATGGTATCTAAGGTAACGGGATCTAGATTAATGTAGAAATCCTCAACGTATCCCCTCCTGAACATAATACGGGAATCCTCGTTAGATCTACCAAAGAATACCTTATATAGGGTTTCTATAATCTGACTAGATCTCTTATCACTATCGTGTATAATATCAAGCAGAGAGGAAGAGCTTTTTATATTCTTTATTAGTTTTCTCAGCTTTCTGAAACCAGCTTCATCTATACCTGATAAATTGAATTCATCCAGTCTATCTGACATAGAGCCAAGAATGGATTTGCATTGCTCTATTTCTAGTGCAACTATATCCTTAGGTGTCTCTGATTTTTTAGGTTTTCTTTTTGAAACCTGCATTCAGTTACTTTTTAGAACTTTGGTTTAATCCGTTATGTACACCAGAAACGAGGGTTGCGTATAATGAAGCGACACAAGGTGGTACTAACTTCTTAAATGCTGTGAAATCCTCATTCTTAAGTTTATCCCTTACCTCGGTTGCACTAGTCGTTCTTTTGGTTTTAAAGACCTTCGTAGTGGTTGGGAATTCCTTACCCGCTTTAACCAGGTAATCCACTTGCTTGTTATAATCGTCAGATTTATCATCTCCTGCCCCTATTAACTCGATTCTATAACCTAGCTTTCTAATCTCTCCAGCTATAATACCTAAAAGACCTCTATTGACAATTATGAATCCGCTTAAAACTTCCGGATATTCTCTAACAACAGATTCCATGTAAGTCTTTATAACATTATCGTCGAATGGTGATTTTCCTGATTTATTATGACCAGGATAGACCACAACAGCTATAGATGGTAAATCGTTTTGCTCTTTTAGTTCCTTTGTCATTGCTAAGTGACCTTTATGGAAAGGTTGGAATCTGCCAACAATAATATTAATTGGCTTTAATTCATTTTTATTAGAATCCTCTTCTAGCGGAGCTATATTTTTAACTTCCTTTGTGTCTATATGTTCAAGATCAGATATGAATTGTGAGAATGTCTCGCCATATGGTTGGGGTTCTTCCTGCTCGTTATCGGATTCCTCAGTGACATATTCTACTTTCTTTCTAAATTTAGATTTAAAATCATTGAAAGAAGGTATCTCAGATTCGTTTATTTTTTTAGTCTCCTTTTCAGAAATAGCTTCTTCTATCTCCTTCACGACTGAATTGAACTGATCTATAAAATCCTGATTTATTATTCCACCAGCTCTCTTTTTTATTTTTCTAAACTGGTTAACGATCAATTTATATAGGGATTCAAAAGCGTCATCCTCTTCTATATAGGCAAGAGCAGCTCTATTTGGAACCATTTTCTTATTGACTCTAAACTCATCTTTCTTTAAATATTCAGGTTCCTCGAAATCAGTTTCACTATACTTATCCTTATACTCATCTAAGAACTTAACAAACACGTCAGAGATAAAAGAAAGATATCTTTCATCTTCTGTTTTACCTTTGAAATCAAAACTACCAACTCCTCTTTCAAGTATGAAATTCATAACATCCAGAATAGTTATAACTAAGAAATCGCTAGGCTTTGTCTCTTTCTTCTGCACATATTTACTCTTTGCCAGCTCGGTGAAAAGAGGATCTACCATTTTTGCTAAAACCGGTTCTTCACCTTCCTCATCAGAGCCAAATCTAAATACTATACCTTCGATTGCCTTTTCTAGATCATTATTCAATGCTGTCTTTTCCAATTTAGGATTTAAAACACCAACTATGTAAGCCACAAAGCTCTTTGTTCTAAATTCCTCTATAAGATCAGAGAATGGTGTGTTTATAAACTCGAGAATACTTCTTTTTTGGAGCTCTGTTAATTTGCCTTGAAAAATGATAGGTGGCCTTTCTACTCCTAGTAAATCCGCCCATTTATCTAGATCTTCTTTACTTTGTATAGTTGACTTTGCTCTGCCGTTATCTAATTTGTGGACGTACGATAGAATGAGATTGTTGTTTGGCATTCTATCATAAGCAATCTCAAGTGGCTGCGGAGAAGAGAAATATTCAAGACCAAATCTCCACCCTCTTGGTATCAATTGTATCACGTGTGGTGGAAGTGACTCTATGTATTGTATAGGCTTCTCGTAGTACTTCATAATGGTTCTATCGACCATTGTGATGGGATTTCTCTGATCCCTTTTATAAAACTTAAATTTACCATTATCGATATCGCGTTCAAATGTGAACGCAGAACCGTCCATCTTTTCGTTCACTGTCACGAAAGAGCTAAAGAGGTTGTTGATAAACTCGTTCCCTTTTTTGTGGTAAAGATCCTGTAGATGGGAAATACTTGACATAAATTCGCTTTTTAATTTTAACTTAAATTTTACTTTTGTTTCAGCCTAATTTTTCTGTCTCAGGTGGAACAGGTAAATCTGTTCTATTTAGTAACTGTATAAACTTCTCCTTTATCTGAGGAAGAAATTCTTTATATTTGAAATTCGGAGAAGTCATTATAGATAAAACTTTTTCGAATGTTTTGACGTCATTCTCACTATATCCTGGTCCAAGGGCATAGTTTATAAATTCCTGTGGATCATCTGTTATGAATTCTTCTGTTCCCGGAAGCTTTTGAGCATTTTTTAATCTCGGCTTTAATTTACCTCTAAAGCTTTTGGTTTGGAGATATAAACCGCTAGGTAAAATCAAAGCAGGTGTTCTATAATCTAAAACCTCACCCTGTTCATCATTAGCCAATATCTCTCTTCTTGCAACAAGAGCTGCACTTAAAAGCCAATTTCTATGAGCAGATTTCCACTGGCTTTCATCCATTCTATAATCAGGCGAATAATAGATAAACTTCGCCCATTCCATATTTTGGAGAGGCATAAGATCCAGTTGGACAAAACCGTTATTTGCATCACCAGCTATTGGCCAAGCTACACTAAGTATATTCAGGCCAGATAGATTGTTCATTTCTGGCTCAAATCCAAGAACTCTAGGTAGCTCTGGGCTTAGCATATTCATAAGAGTCTTCGAGCACTCCTTGAATGGTATACCATTCTTAGTAGCAAAATAATTTCCATTAAATCCAAGATCTATATCACCGGATGTGTCCTCGATATTTTTCTTCTTTCCGGTTGAGCCTATAAAAATATAGTCCTTTCCCTCTTTATAGGAATCAAGATCTAAAAGAGGTAACAGAACCTCTTTTATATTTTCTATGGTTTTCATAGCTTCGTCCTGTCTGATCGGTCTAGCACTTTTAATAGCCTTCCCGCCTTCAGATACATTCTTAAACTCCCCGAAATTTTTTAATCTCATTATTTCTTCTGATTTATTCTACCGTAATATCTCGATGTTGCATCGTATAGATCCTCAGCATATCTTTTCTCGTCTTCTGTCTTTGGCTTGTCAGGATCAAAGTCTTTACCGAAAATTTTCTTGCCTCTTTCCACACCATTCATGTAAAAATTAGCAGCATCCTTATCTGTAACTTTTTTCTGATCACCACTAAATGTTTTTCTTTCCCACCTGTCCAAATCCTCCTTGCTTTTCTTTTTGTAACCTTCCCCTTTTTTAGCGTCACCGAAAAGAGCATCACTAACTCCAGCTCCTAAGTTAAGAAGAAAACCAGATATTGAACCTAAAACTCTCAAAGGATCTCCTAGATTTTTAGTTTTTCCGGGTGCATCCTTTCTAGCATCCATCCCGCTTTTAACTCTTCCCTTTATATCCTCTAACCAGTTTCCGATATTGCTAGATCTTTCTCTGTCCTTGAAAACAGAAAGCTTTCCCTTTAAAGGTCCGTATCCTCTATCTGAGCCGTAATATCTTCTCTCCTCTGTTATAAATTGATCGAAATTCTTGATTCCCATAAGAAATTTTTATTCTATATATCAAAAATTAGCGCTAAAGCTTAACCTTGAATACTTTATAAGAGAATCCTTCCCTTTTATAGATCTCGATTCTAACAAGACTGTGCTTCATTAGATAATTTTGATATCTGGGACTACTAAAATCATCAACAAAGTCTATCACGTTAACTTTCTCCTTTCCCTCCATTTTTCTCATTCCTCTTCCCAAGCTTTGCTTGATTAAGACCTCGCTCTTGTATGATTCAACAAGGAAGATATTGTGAAGGTTGTTAATAGAAATCCCCGTCGCAAATGTTCCGTATGTTGCTATCAAGATTCTATTCTCTCCGAAACCCATTCTTGATTTATACTCCTCCCTTAAATTCTCGTCGGTGTCACCATCAACATAAAAAACTTCTTTATCGTTATTCTTATCTCTTATTAGATTGAATATTTGTTTGCCGTATTCGTCCTTCACGGACTGGAATAGAACTAGTGAATTTTTGGAGATTTTCGATATAAAATCAACAATATAGTTAATCCTCTTCTTGGATTCAACAACCATTCTTCTCTCAACATTATAAATCTCCGTTCCCTCTACATTGCCGTGATTTGACTTCAATTCAGCTAACTTGTCTTTGTATTCCTGCTCGAGCCAATCTAGGATAACAACCTTTATCGATATTGGAGTTGCATAGTTATTTTCAAAAAGGAAGCTGGGTGGTATTTCAACGACCAATGGTCCAAGGAACTGCTGTATAGTTAAATAGTCAGCTGTCCCTCTTTTTGTTAAAGTACCGGTGAGTCCATATCTCCATTGAGAATGCATGCATTTTGCTAGTATCTTCTTAATGGACATTGAATTACTAAAATGAGCCTCGTCCACAAACGCTGCATCAACTTCTTCAAAAAATTCAGCTTCCTGTTTCACTAGGGATTGGAATGTACCTATTATCAGATCGCATCCAGGTCTTAACTTATTACCCGCTCCGATCTGTTGTATTTTAACCCCCAGTTTCTGCAGGCCATAGTCATCAAAATCCTCACTTGCCTGTATGACAAGGTTAGTATTAGGAGCTACCATCATATACTTCCTAATGAGACCCTGGCTTTTCAAATAAGCAAATATCATAAATGATATAAGGGTCTTCCCCGAGGAAGTAGCTACCTCTGAAACAGAATATCTATATTTGATAATCTTCCATGCAGTTTCTATCTGGTAATCTCTGGGCTTTTTATCTGAATCAGCAAAAAATTCATTAGTCCACTCTGTAAATTCCTCTAATGTCAATTTCTGGTTGATAATATTTGCTAGTCCGTCTATCTCTATCTCTATTTTATACTCCTCGCCTATCTGCATCAATTCTCTCCACAAGCCTATAGGAACTCTCCAGAATGCTCCTTTCTTTTCTATGAAACAGACATTACCGTCCCATATTTTTTTCTTGACCAGAGGATGGAAAAAGTGGTTGTGTATTTTCTTAGTCATCGATATCTCAATTTGCTTCTTCTCAACCTCATCAGGAGACTGGGTTAGGACAAGCCATTGGTGATCATCGGATACTATAAATTTAAGCATGATTATTTAACTGTTGTTCCTCTAAGATATTCTTCTAACGCTATCCTTTGACGAATTCCATATAGCATGTGATCCACTGTTTGAACCGTCTGGTCCATGAATTTTCTATGTCCCTCTACGAGTTCTATTTTTTCAACCAAAGCTGTTAAATCTCCCTCAATTAGAACAGTCTTCTCGTTAGATCCGTACCTCACATCAGTTTTCTCAGAGTATTCTTTTAGCTTAGCAGATTTACCCTCTCTGTACTTAGCATTAAGTTTAGAGACTATACCAGCTAATTTAAAGCTGTATTCTAGAAGCATTTGTCTGTATCCAAAAAGATCGACCTGTGCTTTTGCAACTGTTTTTATGTCTTTCAGGTTAAGAGCTAGCCCTTGTATTTTCTCTCTCCACTCTTCCCTTTCTCTATCAAACATTTGCTTGAAGTCTTCTTGCTTTTCCTCTTTTTCCATTAGAATAAACTTTTTTTGCTTTTCTTGTTTTTATTTTCTATGGTTTTAATAACCACGGTTTTCTTTTTATCCTGAGGTTTTTTCACATCAGGTTCTTTCATATCTGTGTTTAATGAATCAAGAGCAGAATCCTTAATTTCCAAAGGGAATTTAAACTTGGGATGCGAGTCATCGTCAATTTTATTTTCCCATTCTTCCATCTTACTCTGGATCTCCTTTGTGTCATCCATCAATAAAGTATCCCAAGTCCAATACATCGTCAGTAAAGTAATTTTCGAATCTTCTGATTTTCTTACCCGTCTTTCTCAGATGGATAACAAGATCGTTCAAATCCCATTTTCTATTCTTTGTTATAGTGTGATCTTCTAAAAATTTTCCCCAGTTAAACACCTTAAATCCAGATGTGAGTAACTCTATGGATTTATTAAGCCCAGCCTTATCCCAATCATACCAGAATCTAATATTCTCGACATCAAATGGAAATCTATTTTCAACTGAACAAAGTCCCACTGAATTTTTCCAAAGCCAAGAATCCATCGGTCCTTCGAATATTGTTATATCTTCCCCAAAGTCAATTGTAGCAACATTGAAAACAGATGAGATAGGATCTATTTTTCGGCAGCCATCCAGGAATTCACTGTCCTTACAGAATAGAAGTTTTTCCCATATTCCACTTAGTTTATAAGTCAGATACTTAGAAGATCCCTTTATTGAATTCATATTTCTCAACTGAAGTCCAATTATTTTGTCTTCCTTGTTAAGATTGAAAAGGAATAGTTTCTCCTTCTTAGGATCCCATGCAAATCTATTGTCTACAGACTGGTATCTCTTTCTTAGGTATCTTTCTATAGGTTGACCTGATACATCCTTTAAACCCAGGCTTTCCATAAATTGTGACCTCGGTATAATGAACTTGTTGATGTCATCTTCGAAGAACATGGAGATATCAGTAGAGCCTATTATCGGTCTTCTCTTATCTCTATTTTCATCTAAGATCTTCTTAATCTCAGAAACCTCATCTCTGGATAGCTTTCCATAAACCCCAAATTCATTAAAGAAGGATAAGGAGGATTTAAAAACTCCGCATCCCCCATTATAGCATTTATATGCCTGCGTGTCCATATAGAAGTTACCTCTTTTCTTTCTGGCGTCATTAGAGTCTCCGCAATATGGGCACGAGAAATTAAGACGGTTTCCCGAAGAGTATATCCTCTGTTTACTGGAGGATCCAGGAAATTCCCTACTGAGGACTTCCCTGACGAGTGATTCTATTTTGCTAGGTTCCATTGGACAAAAAACAACCGGAGAACTCAAGCTCTCCGGTTGATATTGTTTTAAATCTTATAGATCTGCGTATAAATCTTCTAGTGAAGAAGATCCACCTGAACTCTTAGGTGTCTCAGATTTTAAGAAATCTGAATTTGGCTTCATAGAATCTGAGTTTGTTGTTACCTCAGTATAGAAGTCGGAGGATTCGCTAGTAGCTTTGTCTTCTTTAAAAGGTGCTTTAGCTGGGCCGGAAGAAGTCACATTAGAAGATGCATTGGATACACCACTAACAATCTCGTTAATAAGTCTTCCGTCTGGTACTGTGCTTCTGATGACGCCCATTACTTTTTCGGTTAAATTATCATCCCACTCCTTGTATTCGAAAGATCCAAGATTTTGAGGACCGGTCTTCAAATACTCAAGAACGCTATTCATTCCCTCTTGTGTTTTCTCCATCTTGTTACCATCGATGGTGATTGGTCCTCTCTCGCCTACAAATTGGCAAAGATCGTAGTTGTTCCATTCTCCAACTTTTCTAACGCTAACTCCGAAAAGTTTACCGTCGAATAAGTCATATGGGTTGCACGGATCACCATACTCTGGCTTCAATTGTGCCTCTACCATATCATTGATCTTCTTACCAAATTTCCAGATCATTATTTTACCCTCTAATTCAGGTCTATTCTTATCCTGTACTACTTGTACTAAGGAATAATAGTCCTCCTTTCTAGAGAATTTCTTAGCCAACTCCTGATCTGCAGCAGAGTGAGAGTTCTTAAGCTTCCAGAAGATGTCTTTTAAAATAGACTTCTTACCAACTGTAGATGGGCAATCTACAGAAAAACCGTCTCCGCTTTGCGGATCGTTCAAATACACGTAGTATTTGTGGACCTTAGATTTCTTAGGATCTGCAGAATTTGGTACAAAGCGGATAAGTGCTTTATACACTCCGTCCTTACCATCCTCTGGGTACGGCTTGTAAAATTCCAAATCCTTAGATTCTCCAGATTTTGTCTTGGTTACGAACATGTCGCCATCAAGATTGAAAATGTCATTCAAGTTACTCATAATTTTTAATTGTTTTTTATTTAAGTTTAATTACTTACTTTTGTTTCGTGGCTATTGCAAAGGACATTGATAATTTGGCCCATTCTAGACGGGTTTCCAAATTTTAATAAGTCGCTATTGATTTTAGATACAGCTGCAGAACGCTGCTGATCAGGCTTTAGCCAGTTTCTTTTTTTTGCTCTTAGTTTTCTCCAAATTTTTCTCATTCTTACCTTCTAATATTTCTCTTAAATATAATAAAATCCAAGTTGCATCTACCAAATCATCAACTGGCTTATTTACAGCTTTAGCTCCTGTAACCCATTCAGATTTATTGTCTGCTAGTGTTTTACAAAAATTATCCAAGTTTGTTCCATCTTTTTCTCTATTACTCAAAGCTTCATATAATTCGTCCTTCTTAGCATTACCTTTTAAAGCGAATTTTTTTATAGAGGTTGGAGAAAAAACATAAAAATTATCACTTCCTATATGACTACATATTCTTTCTCTTAATAATGCTGTAGCCATTGATATATCAATCAGTGCATTACCATTAGAGGAAAAACTAAGTCCTTCCATAGCTATCTTAACCTCCTCCTCTCTATTGTCTATTACGTCACGGATGCCGTTCCATAAAGTCAAAACAACATCCAGAAAATAGTCGATCTTTATTCTTTCCCTTTCAGAATATTCATCAGGGATAGGTTTTCTATCTAGAAACTCTATCCTGAAATCAGAACTAGCAGATAGAACAGAATAGGGTTTCTTTGCGTTTTTCAAAAGAGAATCCCGGTCTCTATCAGACCTAGTGATTGAACCCCAGTGGTACTTACCGTCAGCTAGTATACAAAAAGCAGGTGAGTTTAAGGAAAAATCTATTCCTACTAGAATCATAAATTAGGCTTTTGGCTTCAGTTCGACTCTTTGTCCAGCTGCGCCAGTGTATCCATAAACCTTGATAAGTTTATTGTAGCACTTCTTCATTTGATCCTCTGATAGACAGTTTACAATGTCAATCAAAACTCTTTGATCATTTCCGGAAGCTGCTACAAGCAAGTCCATCATGTTTTCTTTGGAGTTTATAAGAGGTTGTGCAAACTCCATTTCGTTTAATTCCTTAACTGTTGAAAATTTCTTCATCTTGTTTAAATTTCTTTATGTATATATCAAACTCCCTCTTTGGCTTCCAGATGTATCTCAATGAAGTTACACGAGAAGTTAAGTGTAAAAGTTTGAACCTCCGGAGAGTTTTGTGTGTAACCTAATGTGAGGTTAGAGATGGCTGTAAGAATAGTCTTCTTGAAACCCACTGTGGAAACTATATTACCGTTATTGTCCATCAATCTGATACTTAAATCGTAATCATACTGTATTGGATTTTTAAAATCAAGGTACCAAAGCAGCGTGTCCATCATAACCAGATAGTTAATATAGCCATCGAGAAGCTTGAATGTAACAGTGAAATCCTGAGTGAATAAATCCTGGATTGGCACTGAACCCTTATATCTTTGCTTCTTACCAAGATATCTTGTCTGTTCCACAGTACCAGACTGTAGCTCCGGAAAGGTTATAGATTGTATCGTACTATTCATCATTTGTGCAATAGTATCGTACGGAATGGGTTGCTTCCTTAAATAAGGAAGGTATTTATTAGTTACGCTCTCAGGAAAAAATCCTTTAGGAAAGACGAAGTAAAAATTACTACCTTTGGAATTAAGAATCATCTATCCTTATCTATTTTTTTTAGTCAGAAGAGAACTGACATTAATTATACTCCCAGCAGCCTGGATAAACAAATCAGGGGTCAAGCCTGGAAATTGCTTATACCCAAGATTTCCCGGTGTTAGGAAATATGCTATTGTAGCAGCATCTGTCCACCCCGATGATTTAAAAGCACTAACTATACCAGATACACCTTGAATAATCTCGGCGTTTGTAAAAGGAGACGTTGATGCTGCTGCTGTTGTTTTCGTTTGTGTCTTTGTGGGATCCGCTTTATATGCCCCTGTTAATCCTGCTTGAGGGCCTATGCTATAAAGAAAAGATCCCGCTGAGGTTACTTTCTGTAATAGCTCTTGAGGACTAGTCACTGCGGTTGTTTTTGGTGCTGTCGCAGGTCCTGTTGCTGCCGTCACGCCAACCTGTATTGATTCGCTTACTATAGCTGAACCTGGGATGCTGTAAGTTGTTCCAGTAGGCTTCCAGTAACCCCAATACACAACAGATATCGGTAAATTACTAGGAGCATCCGGGCGGGTAGAAACGACCTGTGGGGTTGCCTTTCCCCCAACAACGGAATACTGGGATTTTTTTCTTGATACTGCCATTTCTAAATTTATTATTTATTTTTCGTAACTGTAACGTTCACATTAGGGCTCGTTTGTACGCTGGTTACAGTACTAACTGGGTCTCCCCCCTGAGTTATGAAAAACCTACGATCGTTTAGCTGAAGTATGGTTCCGGATATAGAATCGTCCATCCTGAAAGCAACTTCTCCCTTAGAAGGATTAGCTAAATTCTTATCTCGTAATGAAGGCACATATATCTTCTTTCCTGTGTTGTCTATAAACACCATCCTATAGTTTACGGTGTCACCTAAATCTATTTCAACCGGAGCACCATCAGATCCGCTCTTGTACAGCTTAAACTTATAATAGTTATCAAAAGGTGTAACATCCACGACTAATCTTCCAGCCGGTTGAGCTGTGGTTGGAGCCGCAGATGTATCATTCTGAATAGATCCATTACGAATAATAAGCGGTATATTAGTGGTTGATATTATATTATAATTAATGAAAAGATTATTGGTCCTAACTATCTCAGTTGGTGTTGGGTTGGATTGCCCAGGAACTGTGAGTGAAGCTTGATTATAGACCTTATTATAGATCTTCATCACCTGAGGGAAAGTATTTAGCTGTATTGGAGAAATATTAGGTCCCCATTGCCCAGGGTTATTAGAAGTGTATGTTCCTATTCTAACCACACGGGAGTTATCCACAGTGTTTACTAGAGACATTGTATACTTAAGGGTGAAGCTTGCAGCCACCGCAGAATTCCTAACTATGGGTCTATAGAAATTAGGAACGTCGTATCCTGTTGTCTGTATAGTCTGAAAAGTATTGGTAGTAATAAGAGCAACACCTATCTGCTCCAAAGTTTCTATCTGGTGGTTGATATAGTAGTTGTTTCCAATAGAATTCTGGAAAAGTATAAAATCCTCTATGAACCCTTGATTATCTGTTGCAAAATATTCAAAAAATTGGCCAGATGCTGACTCCTTAATAACCGCACCTATATTAGCAAATGGGTCTTCGCTCTCTAGTGAAAGAGCAGAGATTAATTCAGAGTCATATTTCTCGTAACCAAGATAGTCTACTTTGTTAGCTACACTCCAAACCTCCATTCTAATCGGGGATGCATAAACATATCCTTTACCACTTTGACTGGTCAGTGCTGCAAGGGTTTGGCTTCTAAATGAAGCAGCGGCTGCCTGATACTTATTATTCATATCAGCCAAGCTTGGTACTTTGACCTCAAAATATCTATCATAGATATTAGCACCTATTTTAAGAGGGCTAGGATTGAGGGTATATGCTTGCTGCGTTCCTTTCTGTATCAGTACCTGTGAGAATGTCACGAAGGTCTGATTAACGTCCTGATATTTCACATTTATAATAACACCGCCTATATTAGATAGGTTATAACCTGCAACAATGTGATATCTTATAGAATCGTAAACAACCTCTATGTTACCAGGAAAAGTTATTTGCAATTCATTGGTGGGTGTTAACTTATCGGTGAAGTCATTGAAAGGTATGATCAATCCAGGATCAAGAGTAACGAAAGAGTTAGTCGAGATCTGAACCACACTATTTTCTCCAGTATTATGTGTTACCGGATAATTCTCATTAAGATTGTAAATCTGATTGGTCGGGACAATAGCTGAATTGTTTACAATGGCTGTAATGTATTCATTTACCATCTTATTAAATCCCACTGTTACGGTACCTGTGTTTACCGGATAGGTCTCAGGGTTTGGTTGGTCAGCATACATCCACTCCATTAGCAGATATGGTGTAAGCTGAACAAATTTAGATGTTGTACTATAAGCCACTTTTAATCAATTATTATTTAAAACCATCTGTTTGCAAAAACTTGGGAGAGAAATGAAATCCCGCACCAATATAAACACCAGGAGAAATACCACCTGCACCGACCACATAGCCAAATCCCACATTTAATCCAAGGCCGAATCTCTTTCTTTCCTGCATTAAAGTTTTTCTGTTCTCCGGGGTATCCTTTATTTGAAATGAGTTAATATCGCTAAAAGTTATACCGGGATAGTCAGTGGATACCCTCGTCATTAGTCTTTTAGTTTTAGGATCTCTATAAAGTCCTGAAACTATGGATATTTGCTGTTCCATACTAATCTCTGCGGAGTTAGTGATTAGATTAGCACTTACTATCTTAGGATCATTTTCATCCTGATTTATCTTGATCTCATATGGGATCTTACCGGAAATCTTCAATGAATTCTGACCAGGTAGTGTTGGATTATGTGTAAAAGTTACATACTCCTGACCCGACTGATCTTTATGTACCTTAGTTGGTACGTCTCTAAAAACATCAACATACTTAACAACAGTCTGTATTACAACCTCTGGTGTTTTTTTCTTGGATAAATCCAGCTTATTTATTAGGTCCTTGTTATCATCAGATAATTCAGACATCTTTAGTTCATAAGCAGATTTCTCATTAACCAGATTGCCATTCTTATTGGAGATAAATCTCACCGAATCCTGAGAGGCCAATAAATTATTATGCTCTCTTTTTGCTTCAGCTTCAATTCTATCGCTTACGTTACATTGTCTAAGTAACAGCAAAGCTAAAATAGCAGCTGCTATAACAAAACCATTTCTTTTAAGAAACGAATAGGATTTTCCCTTTATTGTTTCTTCGTTATCCTTGATAACTTGCTTCAGATTTTTCATTTTCTTCTATTTTTTTCCACTTCAAAGAGAAAATGTCAATTTGTCCCTTTCCGTATTTTTCAGAAAGCTGATCTAGAAAATTTAATTCCTCTGACCTTTTTCCCTCTAAATCCTTAATGAGTATCTCAGTTTTTTCTGAGAAATCCTTCATCATTTTCTCTATCTCACCTATTTCAGAATGCAATTTCTTATAGGTTCTAGATAGATCAAGAACATAATCTCTTTCCTCTTTTGTTAAATCAATCATATTTATCTATAGTTTAAAAGTATCCCATTTTATATTAAGGGAAGCTCATTAGAGCTGCTAATGGTTCACCAGAAAGAATCGTAACTTTTGATGTGTAGTTTGTTATTCTTAATGGATAGCTTTGTCCCGAGCATGTTTTCACATAAGCCATAACTTGATTGTTATTGTTATAATGATACATTATATCAAAATAATAGCAAGGTGTTCCGAAAGTAACGAATTGCTCTTGGTATGTAGACTGTGTCGTTCCAGATATGTTTGTTAATTGATCCCACACTACGCCGACTATCTTTCGGTTAACGTTTGTAAAACTACCATAGTCAAGGAATATTCTGAATTCGTTAACATAAGAGGAACCATATAAAGGGTAGCCCTCTGGTTGCTGCGGATTTGTTACTGTCCTTGGTATTTTTACATAAACAGAATTCCCTCCCCGCCATGATGCGGGTAAAGTGAAAGTTACAGTATCTGTGTAAAAATTAGAAACGGAAGAAACGTCAGCGAAATATCTTAAATTTGCTGGTAATGTATTAGCTGCAATATAAAAACTTCCAGACTGTGCTGCAATCTGAGTGTTACCTACAACATGATACGAGAACGGACCGGTAGGCCCTGTCGGAACTCCAGATGTCCATATATTATAAGAGGCGTAGCCATCACCGGTGGCTCCAAATACTGCTCTAGATCTAACGTCCCTGTATGCAACACCGGTTAGCGGATCAACCTCATCCAGTATAGCAGTTGATTGTTCAATACTGAAAACCTGTCTCCACTCGTCACCGGGGCTAGTATACTCTAGCTCCGACGAGAACTGTGTTGTATAAAACCTAGCCATCGCATTACTAGAAGTCGCTCCTCTGCTTATAACTACACCCTCTTTGCTACTCGCTACAGAAGCTGCAGGCTCTATATTTATTTCTCCATACACATACGTTTCCATAGATGCATTTAGTTGGCTGCTTGTAAGCTGATAGTTATTTGTCTGTATCTGTAGACTTCCAGTAGAAGAGAAAGTAACAGATGACATCGTAATATCATTATAAGCATTAAAATATGCTCTCTGAGCGGACATGTTAGTATATCCTGAATATTGAGGATAGATTAGGAGGGATCCATTATTAGACGCCACATTGAAATCGTAATTACTATTGAAATTTACTCTAGAATTATTCCCCGTTTGATCCCAGTAAAAAGAAGGTTGTGAGGTAGAAGAACTATTTGATTTACGGAAAGAAAAAATGGGGGTAGCTGACTGATCATTCGTGCTAATTAGAAGCTTTGAATAATTAGGATTTATGTAGCTAGCTGTGTTTCCGCCATCAGATATCACCAAAGATTTGTTATTCTGATTAGAATTTGAAAAATAGATAGCTGAATATTCGGTAGGCGCAGAAAAAGTAGGTATATCGTTTTTGACCTGGAAGAATTGTGATTCGGTCAGGGATATTCCTGTGCTTTGCCAGTTTGTACCGTCATACTGATACACGTTACCATTACCGGTTACCCCTTGGTCTATCCATTGGTCATATTCATTAGCATTGTCTGGTGGAGTGACACTAAGTGTCCAGGAAGAAGCTCTTTGACCGCTCACTCCTGTTGCTCCCAATTGTCCAGCTCCACCCGGATACCCTGTAGGTCCTACTACACCTGACCTCCCATAAGGACCAGCAGAAAAAGAAACGATCTGAGAAAAGTTCTCATTTATCTTGTCTACTATGAGATCTTTAGTGTCTCCAGTGAATATTTGTTTATTACTAAATCTCATTTTATTTTTATGAAGTTGTAGACACACACCCGCAAACAATAGCGCTGTCGCTGGTGGTGTAATTCTTTAAATTTCCTCCCCAAGCTTTGAAATAAACTTTCCATTCATTTAGTGAATTCGTTTTAACTATAGTAAATTCAAACTGATCTGCGTATGTATTCTCATTTCCGCCCGTTACAAGATCACCTAATAAAACTGCATTTTTCTTAGCCCCAGAAGAAAAAGTGAAAGTAGATGAAGGGTCGTTAGAATTAGGTGCGTCCAATATAATGACATTAAATCCCCATCCGCTAGATGTTGTATTAACTCTGAATGTCATGGATTCACCTACGGAAACTAAATAGCCATATCCAGTTTTAGGTGCGGATGCAGAGTTTGGTATAAATATAGCAAGTGATTGCTTTGCTACTACACCACCTGTGTTTATATCGGCATGGAAAAATTCACCAATCTGATGACGCATTAGATTGGTGTTCGTAGTTGTACTTGTTGCTGCACCTACTGAATAAACATACTGCGATCCCGTGGTTTTTCCAGACCAAGTAGGCATGGATCCTGTACTATTATAACCGGATGCTGTTTTAGGATTTGGGAAATATCCGCTAGTTTTTTTAGCAAATTTATTGTTACCGTCAGAATCAGCCAGATAAAAATTGTTTGGTCTTGCTAAATAAGGTCCATAAGCAGAATATGAAGACGATCCGGTGTATTTGGCACTTAATAGATTTTGACCCGTATTATATGCGGTAGTTCTATTGTACGTGATACCATTTTGAACCATCACCGTATTTCTTCCGGTCGTTGCTGAATTAGTGAATGCCGAAAAAGAAACCGGTCCTGTAAATCCATAATTATTCCACACAGCATTTGCAGAGTTTATAGCCAATGTGGGGGAATTGATGCTAAAATCGCCAGTTGCTGCATAATAATTAAGATCGCTAGAAAATGCTCCGGTTATCCCGGATCCTATGCTCACATCTTTGAATCTAACCTCATTATGAGCAACCCCATTAAAGTTTGCAACATTAAATCCAAGTCCTCCTTTTGCCTCGAAATTCAATCCATAAACATCAGAACTAGCTGTATTAGTAGTGTACCACTTGATTTTAGGAGTTAGTGAATTAAAAGAAGAACCGGTCTGATATTGATATTTAGAAAATTCTAAAAGAGGGAATCCAGTTGTTCCGCCAGTGCCAACCATTAATTTGGAAAGCTGTGGATTCTTAACATTTGCTCCAGAAGCTCCCGAAAGTACTAATGTTTTTTCAGCGGGGGACGGTAAAGCTATAGTATAAGCCTGTGTTGGGTAACCTGATGTAAGGCCGGTAGTTGATGCTGCAATTTCAAAAACACCAGTTTGTGAAATTAAAAATCCTTGACTGACCCAGTTATATGATCCATTTGATTGCGTCCATTCGAAAACTTCACAGTCATTAGCTAGGTCTACCCAATAGTCACCTCCAGTGACACCCGATGTTGGTCCCGTATCCTGAACAAACCAAAAATTACCTCTTTGTCCTTGAAATCCTATCGGGCCAGTAATCCCAGTTGCTCCATATGACCCAACTGCTCCAGGTATACCGACAGATCCATAAGCACCACCACCCGCATTTATAATCTGGTTAAAATTATAATTCAGCTTGTTAGCTACGTCTGACTGGGAATCCCCTTCTTGTAAGTTTAAAAGCCTTAAATCTATCATCTATCTATATATTGTGGTTAAGGGGCTAGCACAAAATTTCCACTCCATCCGCCCTTTCCGTTGTAACTATAAGCCTCCCAGAAAACCCAAGGATAAGCGGTTGCTCCTGGCTGTGTGCTCGTTGTTGTAGTTGTATTTGATCCGAAAACAGTAATCTCTATTTGCGAGCAAATGTTTAGATTACCAGAGCTAGCTCCAAAGATGAAGTAGTCAGTATTAAGTGTTTGAGGTCTAGTAGTTCCATTCCAGAACCCTATAAAAGAAAATCCGGATAAGGAAGGCAAGGATGAACTGGGAATAGGTCTATCACATATTACTCTCAATTTAACAGCTTCGCTTTTTGGTAGGGTATCTATTGAAATATAATTAGCTACATTGAATCCAATACCAAGGTAAGACCCAATAGCACCTGCTGTAGCGGTGCTATCTGATCCTACCGATCCATAAGATGGGTCTATAAAAATAGTTCTAGAATCTATTAGATCAAAATATGGTATTTCGTACCAATTTATTTTATTTTTTAACTGAGGAGTAGGTGCCATATTCTAAAACAAATATTTAAGGAGTAGTCCAAGTAAAGGCCGGACTGTTAGTATTATTATAGTACTTTTCCGAAGTTTTTTTCGTATAAACTTTACCATTTGCTCTAATTTCCAAAACAGTACCTGATTGTCCTGAAGAAAACTTACCTAAATTAACCCCAGTTGATGCATACAGTGAGGCGCCATAGCTAAAAAAACGGGTAACACGAAACGGTATCTGAGAATAGAATGGGGGAGTAGTATCCCCAGCATTTTTAGTGACGTTGAAGTATCCGTCATTCTTTGCTACACTTGGATAAAAATTAAAATTAAATGCCGGGCCAACAGAAGAGTCGGTGCCAAAGTTAGCGTACGATTGGGTGATTGAAATATTGGTAGTATTAGGAAATAATAAATTACCCGCTGGTGCATTAAGTATAATGTTTCCACCAACGGTCATATCTTGATCTGCTAGCGTTATTGAGCTAACCTGTGATTCAAACTTAATCTGATTTGATGCATTTATACTCATGTATCCTGTAGCACCGCCGCCGAAATCAATCTTATATGGCCCATATGGAACGATTGAATCTAAATTCAAGCTATCGCCCCACGAAAAAAATGGATGCTTAACGAAATCTGATGTTGCACCCGTTGATCCTGCTATGTCTAGATCTGCTCTGCTAAATTCCATCAAATAGTCTGAAGCTAGATCCGGATTAGTCGATATAACGAACTTAGCTCCCTGCGGATTCAAATTACCCGCCTGTTCTGGTTGATCATCAGCAAGGACAAATGCAAAATCCTGAGGATTATCCTGATTAAAAGCTACTGCAGCTCCATAGCTTTGACCACTTGGTCCAATGACACCTGTTACATTCTTAAACAGATTCTGGTCTCTTTTTAGGCTAGAAATGTAATTCCACCCTGTTGCTCCGTAGGAATAACAGTCAGCATTGCCATCCAGCCAGTAATCACCAGTGTTTACATCAGGACCTGTTGGTCCAGTAATCTGAACGAACCATCTGCTTCCTCTTCTACCGGTTTGTCCTGTTGCTCCGGCTGGTCCAGCATGACCTATAGTTCCTCTTTCACCGGTGGGTCCTTGATCTTCAAGTGTGCCACCCATAGCATTGGATAGCTGATTAAAGTTCTGATTTAGTTTATTAACCAAATCTGATTGTGGATCTGCTGGAAAAAAAGGCTGTAAATTCAGTCTAGACATTTCTGTTAAATTTTATCTATGTTAAATCTGAATATAATCTGATAGTTGAAATTAAGCTCGAGTTTATATGTGAAATTATAAACCAAATTATTAACCTTCGTCAGTATTAAATTCTTATCTGGGATGTATCCATTTCTGAGTCTTTCCGCTGCCGCTATATCACCTCTGACCTGATATTTTGCATCTTGTGTCCCTGTTGCAGTTTTTTTAACATAAGCCTGTAAAACTGACCCCTCGTATATAGGAGCTATATTTAATTCCAGATATGATAATATATCGTCCTGTATTGAAGCAGGGTCTCCAACTCCAAATTCCGAAATAACATTGCTCAGGAAAACATGTCCTACCCCGTCATTCATTAGATACCTTCTTAGCATTCTATCCAGCCTGATTACACCGGTTATTGTAGTGTCATCAGGTTTCTGCCAGAATATTTCAACATTCGGAAATATGTTAACATTCAAGGATTTCACTGGTATAGAAGCATTATAAGGCAATAAAACACCAATACCAGAAGCTGAATTAGTAGCGTTTATCTGTTGAATCGGGATTAATGAATTGAAAGCATTAGTGTTTATGGTGCTAACGTCACTTGTACCCGATGTTGTGGATAACTGGAGGACTATCTGATTATCTATAATGATATTCTTGGGTGTCTTCATCATTTTACTACCGAGAAAGCTTTTTTGCTCTGCCATCGATCTGGTTCCGGCAACCGGGGTTTCCAAAGTAGCAGAAGTGTATTTATTATAGTAACCAGCGTCCCAAGATGACTGGAACACATTAAAGTCTTTCCTAGCAATAGGTGTTTGTCCAACTAGAGGATATCTAGGTCCAGCTGGTAGATTCTCGCTTTGCTGCAAGATGCTATTTTCAGAAACCTTCGTATAATTAATATTTTTTATAAGTCCAAAGTTGAGTGTTTGTGGAGCAAATGTGCAGTTTCTAAAAGAAAGGTCGATTCCTGTATTTGGTATGGTATCGTTCTTATCATATTGGAAAAATATAGTCTTTTTAAACATCGGCTCATATTTACCAGAATATCTAAGTAATTGTGAAGGCACGCCAGTTGGTGAAACCTGTATGTCATACGAATTAGCTTGCCTCACTGATTCAGTCTGCGGACCTCTCCCTGGTATTAATCCAGGTTTAATACTAGCAGCAGGAGAAGAATATACCTTAACCGGTCTAGATTCACCGATCTTATAAATCTGAGCTGGTTCCTCGAAGTAGACCGAGAAATCTTCCAATTTTACAGAAGATGTTGAAGTTGCATCACTGTAAAAATAAGATTCATATTTAACATAAGGATTTAGAGAGTTTACCTTATCTGCCACATATGAAAAAGAGGTTCTCTTTGCTATAAAATCAAAATAATTTTGACCACCTTGGATCTGGAAAACAGGTTTATTTCTATAAATACTGCTAGCACCAACAGGTACAGTAACAGGACTAGAGAACGAAAAAGGTACAGTGAAATAGTAGTTACTGTTTTGCCCAACCGGACCAAATTCTAAAAATCTCTCACCAACCCCAGTTGGCCATGGGTATTGGCACCCGATATCAGGTACAGAAAAACTACCAGGTCCCTGATAACTTAAACCAGATGCAGATGCGCTATTCGGATAGGTTAGATTGACCTCCTCTCTTAAATCAGTATCGTAGTTAGGGTTATCTGTTATCGCTATTCTTCCTGGGTTTGTTGTCGAATTAACAACACTGCCTGATGAATTAGATAGGTTTAAAGCAACACTTAATTTAGTATCTGCTATACTGTATAGAGGCTGCCCGTTAACGAATGAACTAGCAAGCTCATTTTTGTCGCTCAAGCTATAGAGGAGGGTATAGTCAGCTATCGGTGATCCACCAGTTCCTCCAGTATATCCAAGTGGCTGGAGTTTATAATCATTCATAACAACATCGATAAGCATGATTATAAACTTCTGCGTGTTGTTTTCTATGAATTTATAAGAAACCGGAGTCTGTATCTTAGTGGAATCCTCTGGTATTACTCTTAGTAGTGAAGCATATCTGTATCCTTCGTATCCTCTGTAGCCATCTATATAAAGATTAACATCGTTACCCTGAACATCCGCTTTGAAGTCAGACCTTTTCTTCAATATAACTTTTGCTCCCCTGAAGATAGTTTCATAATAACCGTTACCCTCATTGTAGGTAAACTCTGTAAATAACTCCTTTGTCTGATCTGTCAAATCCTGATATTCAGCGGGATAATCCTCAGGTGTTACTGTAAAGTAAGACGGCAAATAATCAGAAGAATTAGGTGTTGGGTCTACAACTGAATCAAGATCTATAGGTCCAGCCATATAACTTTGTTGATCCTTCATAAATTCTACAGGAAATTCCCTTGGTACATTTTCCAGAAGGAACCATTCGTGAGTCAAATACTTAGGGTCAGGATAGAAATTCTGGAACGTAGGTGAAAAATTACTGGGAGAAAAAGAAGGACTAAGATTTAATCTATATTGGTGACCTCTAGAATCAGTACCGTTTTTATATCCCCATTTATTTATGAAAGGAACTATCCTAGATAAATTAGCTCTTTCAATTGTGTAATTCTCCTGTAAATAAGAGTATTCGCTAGCAAGCAATCCATAATTAAATTGCTGCTCTTTTGTTGCATTATTTGGCTGTAAATTAGTTTGCTCTATCGATCTGATACCAATGAACCCCTGGAAGCTGTTTAGATTTTTTTCATATCCTGTATCTGTATTATATGTACCATATAAAGCATTGGAAAACTCAAGAGGATAAACAACAGGAACTATCGTTGATGTATTACCATTTGTAAAACTAGAAGCACCGCTAACACCGGTGAAGGTGTTAGTCCCGTTATAAAGGATGCCGTTATAATAAACCGATCCGTTCTTTACATAATAAGGTATATCAGCTACTATTTCTCCTTCAGTATCAGGTAAAAGCTCTAAATATCTGAACGTCTCGTAATTTGGATTTATACCATACACAGATGACCAAAAATCGAAATCGAAATCCTTGAAATCAAAAAATGTAAATACACCTGTTTTTAAGATATAGGGTTCAAATACATTGAACTTTGAATCCGAACCTAGAACTATTTGTTCATAAGGGTCAGCGATAACAGCGGTTCTAAATAGGGCATAGTCGTTAAATCCCGTAACAAGTTTGGTGTTTGTATCATATATTGGGTCATCAACGTATCTACCAACCTCTTGTATCATTGAAAATCCTTGCTTGGTCTGTATGAAGTTACCAGTTCTGACTATATTCAAAACATCATCATCAAACGATACCCTAATTAGTGGCTTATCCGTACCACCTTGGAAATACTTAACCCCCGAAAATAATGCTGCGTCTTCGTCTTTAATATTAAGGTATCCGCTACTAGAAAATGAATAATACTTTTCCCAGGTAGTTCCCTGTAAATCAGCCGGATTCTGATTGGACGAGGAAGCGGAAGCGGTAACGGTTGAAAGTGCCTGATAATATTGGCTGCCATATCTTACAATGTCGCCAATAGAATATGCACTAGACGGTGACCACATCCATTGATATTTGGATTCAAAATAGTCATAGTTATCGAAGACAGATATGTAATATGTGGAATTTCCTATATCATTAGCATTTTTAACTCTAATTATAGAACTGGATTCCACTGTACCAGAATCCCACACCAATTCGGAAACGTCATAAACCGAAGTTGAAAAAGAATTAGCTATATCGCCAGTGGTACCTGAAAATGCGTTAAAATAATAATCGTTTCCGCTACTATATGTGCTCCCAGCTACCCAAACTATCGTAGCAGAAAAATCACCGCTTCTAATTATATCAAACCTTTCAGCTCCCTCTGATCTAGATCCCTGTGGCCAATATATCTTGATGGTAATATCCTTACTTGGTATATCCCATGGCTGTAGAAATTCTATATTGAAATATGGATTTCCGTTTTTACTGGTTACAAATCCTTTGGCACTTAGAGCTTGATTCTCTATACCCGTGAAGTTTAAAAGATCAACTGAGTTGTTCTGTAAAACAAAAGTTCCAGCAGTGCATCCAGTAGAACCAGTAGCGCTAAAGAATTCTGTAGAAGGGTCATAAGGTCCATATCCATAAGGGGAACTTGCAGTTACTGAGCTATCCCAGTTATCAATTCTCTTAAGCGAATAAAAGTTATCGTTCTTATCAGTTACATAGAATAATTTCAAAGAGCTAATCGAATTAGTGTCATTTGATCCAGGAATGAATCCACTTGCTCCTTCATAATATAGCCTAACACCTGCTGTAGCAGCTACCGGATATGATGTGTTATCGTAATAATATCCGAATGCATTTCTGCTAGGTATCGGATAGTTTTGATTACCCTCTGAATTTCTAAATTGATAAAGGAATTCACCATTCAGTATAAATTCACCGGTGTCATTTCTAGAAACATAGGCTCCGTAATATCTGTTGATATCATAGTCAGTTGCTTCTGTATCATCAAAAAGGAATTCTAGATTTAAAAGGCTAGGACAAATTATTCCATTTCTGGAAAACCCCTCAGTTATAAACCTTTCCAGGTCAATTTGTACCGTTGAATCAGAGCTTGTAAAATAATCCCAAGTCAATTCGCCTGCTTGTGTATAAACTCCAGAATTTACAGATATGCCATTGAAATATGTAAATCCGCCATCTCCGAGGTTAATGTTCACCGGTGAATATGATTCACCAATGTCAGAAAATATCCTCCTGATATAGTTACCTATCCTTGTGCCAGACCTCAAATCGAAAGTTTTTATCACACCAGAATTGGGTAATATTTTGTCAGTAAAATAGGTCTGTACATTGTCTACATTATCGATGTTATAAAGTTCATCGAATATAACAACGGATCCACTTCCCGAAAAAATACTATATGAGGTTAGCGAACTTAGTCCAGTGAAAAAATCACCACTTTGATAGTAAACAGGATTTCCACTTCCATCTACACCATATCTGACCACGAAATTATCCTGATCGTAATTTTTAACCACCTTATACTTTACACCCTGACTGATAACAGTCTGATTCTGTGAATATGTATAGGAAAGAGGTCCAGGTACTTTGAATATAACAAAGAAATCCGGTATCTCACTCTTTATCCAAAGAGGTGCAAAATAAGAGAAGTCTTCGGGATAGTTTTTATCTATAAGTGTTTGAGCACCCGCAGAATATAAAAAATCATATTGCCCTGCATAGTTATTACTGGATTGGTTCTCACCGTTTGTCAACTGGCCAACCTTAAAAACAATGCTTCTGGATACTAGACTAGGATTGAATAATTGAAAAAGGTCCTGAGCATATGTTTTTTCTCCAGTAACATTATACTTCTTAAAAATGTCAGTACTTAAAACAGTATCTGCATTAATAGAATTTAGCCAAACCCCTCCCTCTGAATCGACGGTGATTTTTACATTTCCCGATAAAACGGGATTCGTTCTCATTAAAGAGAATGATGTGTTGTAGTCGTATAACTTTTGAAATGCCATTTACTAATAATTATTAGAATCTGTTATTAGTATTTATCATCGATTAAAAAGGCTGTCAATTCCATTTGTTCCACCCAGAATAGAATTACAGTTTTAAACACTTAGAACGTTATTTATAATATTAACCGTGGAATTTGCTGGTGGAGTTACTTGGGATCCAAAGTTAGGAGCTATAAGTGTCTGATTTCTATATGCACCGGTAACTTCTATATCAAAAGAAAATACGCTAATTGCTCTCTGTTGTAGGTCTATACCAATCTTCTTAGTATAAGTTACGTTACTCAAAGTGCCAGCTTTTCTATATCCTCCGATATATCCTCCAACATCCTGTGCTCTAAATTGGAATATAACTGGAATATTAACAGAGTTATTCTGTCCTTGATAGATTCTTTTAGATGCCTGTGACGTGAATCCATCCACAGCTAAGTAGGTTGTCTGCGGTATACCTAAGAAAAGATAAGCCCCGCAGGAGTATTTACCGATGAGGTACTGATCGTTTGCATTAAACCCAACTCTATCCTGCCATTGTGAATCATATATGTCAACAGAGGCAGCAGTTGCTCCTGCCGCTGCTGTCGGAGTTCTGTATTGAGTTTGTGTGTAATACCCAGGTAGAGCTGTATCAGCGTAGAATCCAAGTGCATGCCTGAATGCAGGATATAAAATAGACCCGGTTACGGTATTATCAAAATTAGGCTTAACGTAGGTAACATAATCACCTGTAGCACCAGTATTCAGGGACGGGTGAGTTGTTGATATACAAAATTCTGAAACGTATCCTCCACCCTGTGGTGTTGATCCCGACCATAAGCCAGACCAAATACCTGCGGCTGTACCTCCAGACACTGTGGCTGGTGTATTTTGTGGATCGTACGGTATCAAACAAGATCCATTGAGAGGCATAATTCCACCAGTTACGCCAAAGAAAGAGGTACTAGGTGTGCTACCTGAGTAGTCATATAAAGGATTGAAAGTTGGTATCTGCGAACTTGTTAGATATAGATCTTGATCCAATCCGATGTTCTTGTACCTCGAATACGCGTACTGCCCATATGTTTGAGCACAAGCAAAAGGAGCAGCCTGATAAATGTTGGTATTTGAAACCACATCTGACGATGCGTATGTTGTTACAGATAAAGGAACCGCACCATATCTAAGGTTAGTTCCGTAGCCATCTATCTGAGGATAAGTCGAAATAGGAGCTTGAGTGGTAAATCCACCGGGAACTATAGACTGAAGTTCTACAGGGGTTGCCTGAGAGTTAGTAAGTGATATAAGATAGGTCTTAGTGTATATCTTACCTATATTTGCAGTAACAGTTAGATCAAATAGATCGTTATAGTATCCTGCATTTAATGAAATTACCTGTCCAGCCGAAACTTGAAGTGAGCTGACCCCGTCCAATAGATAAACTTCCAAAACACCAACAGTAACAGAAACAAGAGATTGTAACGTTGCGATCTGTTGCTGAAGTTCCGCTAATTTATCAAATATGCTTATGGTTCCACCTGCTGAATTGAAAAAACCAGATGCTATACTCGAGCCCTGGTGAAAATACGTAGCAGTATTCTCAGTAAACTGCTCAGAAAGATGCTGGGGAAGTCCCTGTGCGGTAAGGCTCTCCTGCACGGTTACCACTGCTGAATCCTCGCTATTTTTCTTCAATAGATCAGTTATACCATTTACGGCTAAGTCACTAGGGAATGAAATAGAAACAGGGTCAGAATATATCGATACGTGGGGATTATTAGGCCATCCCGCTTCAGACACAGATGCTATTTGTATTTCTACTTTTTCACCTTTTTGAATAGGAATATCAATTTGATTTATATTTTGGGCATCAGCATTATCAACATTCTCCGGAGCCCAAACATAAACTCCCTTATTCTCATCATAGACTTTCTTTCTAATTGGAGTTGTGTATTCCACCCAATTGGAGAAAGCTCCAGTCTTTTGCTGTCCGTTATTATCAACGAATTTAATTTGCTCAGTTGGCTGGGTTGCACCACTATCAGAGAGATATCTGTATCTTACCTTGAAAGCTATCACCTGCTGCGAACCTGTTAAAGGATCGAAAACAGGGTCAGGTATTGCCCAGAATCCTCTTACTCTATATTTAGGCTGCGTATCAATCTGTGAAAGATCGGACGTAGTCGTTTGGATGTCCTTCACAATGGATGAATAAAGCTGACTCTTCTTTGATTTCTCGTTTATAAGAGAATCTAATTTAGCTTGTATCGTACTAATAGCCCCCGAAGAAGATTTAGTTGCGCCTAAAGATTTAGCTTGATTTAGCTGAACCATAGTTTGATTAATCGAAGCATCCAATGCAACTAGCTCGGTCTTAAGAGAGCTTTTGGCGGCAACCTTATCTGTAGCTGTCTTGGAAGAAACAGAGTCAGTAACCTGCTTATTAATTTGAACAACTTTAAAGTTTGTCCCTGCAACAGTAGGTACATTAGGTGTTAATCCCTGAATAGCAGGAACTGTTTTTTCCTTTGCCATATCAAGAAACACCTTGCCGATATCTGCTACCTGTGTCAAATAAAACTGTTCTAAAGAAACAAGATTACCTGCTGAATCCAGAGTAGTTAATTCACTGCTCCAGAATGTGATACCTGTAGACCACTCAGATGAAACTATATTGAAATTATCATCGATCGTCTTAAAGAAAACCCCCTGTCTTTCATCATTTCCGATGTTAACATCAACGAATCTATCTCCGAGGTCGTTCGAGAAATAGCTAAGTGTATCAGCTCCTAAGAAAACCTGCTGATAACCAGATACTCTCTGTAATTGAACCGAGGATTCATCTACGTTAACAGAGGTGATCAAATAGATCGTGCCATCTGCGGTGGCTAGTCTATCCCCATTATTAAGGGTCTTGCTATTCTTTACACCTGTTGTTGTGTCCGTGTACTTTAAACTTGCTAACTTATAATTACGAACCGTTGTTTGAACTAGCTGCCCATTTTGACTTGTTGTAGAAGCAACACTATCATAAAAAGAGGTAACGCCAAAAGATCCAGTATATCTGAGTTTTCTCAGGGGTAATTGCTCTAGACTCTCATCTGTGAAGTATTGAATCCCTGCAGCAGTTAATTCAGTTACGAAGGTATCATAAGAAACGTCATTTCTGCCCTTTAAAGAATTATCAAAGAAATCCTTTTGAGCCTGAGTTGTTGTGTTAGCAATAATTCTTTTGATAAGTATCCTATCAGCATTCTCAGAAATCTTTCCTGTTACATCTATACTCACATATAAAAGAGGACTTAGAAAGCTTTCAAAAAACCAATTGTCCTTAGTTTGAAATGTTCCAGGTACAGGAAGATTTTTCATTGGCGCAGGGTTCTTTAAAGGCTCTGCTTTGAAGACCTGTGAATATGTTCCGTCGGGATTTCTAACAGTTGATCCATTTGATATCCCAGCTAAAGACTTAATATTATTATCGATTCTTTCGATTTGAGCTCTCATGTATCCGTATGACGGAATGCTAGCTGTTGTGGGATTCCCGTTGTCATCTAATACCTCGATAGAAACAGTTTCATTTGTAGACGTCGCTACCTCATTTAGACCATTAATAATTTCTAAGGCGTTCTTTTGAAGCCTTAGAAACTGAGCCACTAAAGAACTTATCGAATTTTGGGTACCTGCCATTTTGATTAGATATTATTATTTGTTAAACTTTTTCCTATAGCATCAACCTGAAATATCAAGTTATTCTGATCGATACATACGATTTCCAGAACTGGCATATAATCATAACCGGAGAAGAAATCGGAATCTAATGAAATAATCAGTGTTGAATAAGGGGTTCCTGTTGGATTTGAAACTGGATATTCACCTGTTGCATTAGTCAGGATATTAACAAAGAATGCAGAAGGATAGATTCTATCACCAAAGGTTATCCTGCATCTTTGCCCAGTCTTCCATCTAACGGTAGTATCCTGCAATCTGATGTTTAGATCCTGTGTTAAAGTTATCGGTATTCCGTTATTTACATGTTTGAAGTAGTTAGAAAACTCAACTAACGGTATTATATTAGAACCAGTTTGTGTCAGAGTACCAACACCGTAATTTGATCCTATATTAAAATCTTGATTCGAGTTGTTTATATAAAGCTCATTTGGTATTGTCCTATCGACATTAATACCCATTCCCTGTTTTACTAAATCAAGATCATATGAAACAGTTATAGAGGATTGCCCATTTATAATGGATCTCATAATATCATAGTTTTGATCTATGAGCTGCATGACTGCGTTCGTGTTCGTAAATAACGATTGATTAGCAGCATATGAAGCTTCAAGCTGTAATATTCTAGCTTCAAGAGTAGCTGTGGTTGTGCTAGATAGAAGCAAATCCTCCATAGCAGTAACTCTCTGTTCTAAGAAGATAAACTGTGAAGCAGTGTCATTGATAGTACCAGAAGCATCTTGCAATACATTCATAGCATCCATAAACATAGACAGCGAGAATGACGAATAGTCATTTATAGCCTGCTCTACACCAGTCTGATCCACATCGGTATCAAACTTAAGATTGATTTTAAATCCGTAAGAGTTACCATTTAGTTTAGTAACTGGGTTTGGTCTATATTTACTAAATCTAGGTATGAAGGAATCACCAGATGCTGAATTAACATCATCTAGAAAAAGAACACCATATAAGTTAGTTGCAACGTCAGCTTCATTAGCAGGATCGTACACATCGTAGTAAATAAGAACGGCATTAAAATCAAAGTCGTTAGCATCAGAAGTAGAGTTAAATTCCTCTAGCGTAGAGATATTAGGGTTATCAATAATCTGCTTATATGAATTTGGATCAAAATCTAATCCTATCGAATCGAGGTTTGATCTAACGAATTCCCAATTTGTTATCGATCCATAAGTCTTGCTTAGGACCTTGTTATATGGGTTAACAAAAGAATCATCAGAAAAATAACTGTTTGGTGTATCTAGAGGTGCATACCAGTTCCCAGTGTAAGTAGATCCATCGAAGGTATCACTATAAGAAACAGTTGGTACACCTGAAGCTTCCTCGTCAAAGATAGCTAAAGTGCTTAACCCCGAGGGATTTACATCCAAATAAGATCTTCCCGTTAGATATTCGGCATCTAAAGGGTCTGAAGGATTATTAGTCCAGGTAAAATCTGGGTAGTAATTAGTATCAACAACGTTCTTAAATAAAACAGTAGGAGTGCTACCGTCAGAGGTTGGCACATATACATAAACCTCAGAATAAGCATTATCTTGATTTCTAACAGAGTTAACAATATCAAGACCACCAATATACTGAACCACTTTGCTATAAGGACCAGTTAATCCATAACCACCGGTTTGCCCAGTGGGCTCATCACCCTCAACATATCTTTTCTGTGTTACAGGCAATCCATTGGAATCGAACGTAACGCTATTTTGGTCCAAAGACGGTGACACTTGTTCGGAAGAAGCCGCTTTAAATCTCAAAGCACCAATCTCTCTCATCCATTTCCAGAAAACTCTCTCAGAGACATTCTGTTTTAGAGATGGATCATATCCATCGCTGCTGGTTATAGTTGTTTCTAAATTTAAACAGTACGATTGAAAGCTTTGAGAGAATGCAATGTTAGCATCACTAGGTACGAGATTATATGTAGCAGTACTCCAATCTATAAATGCACTATCCGGAGCGTTTAATTTAACCGTATTATCCTGAGAAGCAGTGGTGCTAATATCAGGAATATTCAATAGTGCAAATTTGGAAAACCTGAATTTATTGACCGAATTATTAAATGTAAAAGCAAGGTCCTCTGCCGCTGAACTAAATGTATAAAAAGTTCCGCCCTGAACTTGCAGGGGTCTAATAAAAGGGGTTTTTGCCATCTTCTTCTATCCTTTGTTTTTTTAGCTAGCTGTAACGTTCTGGCCACCTAATATAATCCATGAACCTCTTTGCTGTGTTTGGCTGCTTGCAATTCTAGATTCCCACTGTAGGGTGACTGAGCTTCTATATGGCGTATTAGCTGCGAAAGTGATACCTGTATATGAGCCATACGTATTGTCAGTATTAAACCCGGTATAGTAGGTTTGTGTTACCCCAGTAACTCCAGTTGCAATAAAAGGAGTTGTTGCTCTTGCAGTGTTAACGATAGTAACCCTATATCCAGAAGGCAAACTAGAGGCTGTACCTCCGCTTCCGCCAACCACTTGCATGTAAAATCCGGTTGGACCACAGTTTGCATAGATAACATCTTCAGTTCCAGTGAGGACATAAGGATTGTTAACATTAGTAGATATACCACCGCCACCTACACCAGATGTACTAACAGGAAATGCAGAAGTTAATCCAGGTGCTCCACCAGCTAATGATCCATTAGTGCTCCAGTTGTTTGCGTGAACCTCATTGGAATAAGCCCCGTAAGTAGATCTTCCAGTATAACCAACGTTACCAGCAAAGCTAGCTGTTACACCAGCTGCTTGGGTTAGATTACCAGCTATCCCTAATGCCCCACTAAATGTGGATGCTCCAGATACTGCTAGTGTCTGTGTTGACGTTGAAACGAAAGAAGCAGCACCGTTACTTGCTATTGATGATAGTGCAGTACCTGACGCAGGAGTGGAGAAAGTGTTTGCTCTAATAGTCAAAGCAGAAACTCTACCCGTTGAAGCTCCGGTCAAATCCATTACACCCGTAGAGGTGTCTATTCCAAATACATTTTCGAATCCATTTATCCAATTCTGAAGAATTAGAAAGTTGGAATTTATAGTAATTCTGGATCCTGATATCGAATCGGAACCTAAAATTTCAGTAATACTTACAGATGCCATTTTTTATTATTTTTTTATCCTTTTTTCAGGTTTATATATCGAAGAGAAATTATATCAATAAACACTAATCTCTAAAGTCACCATAAACTCTAAGGATCGGTTCCACTATTTCATGTCTATGATTAGTTTTAAGAGAGATTACTTTAACACCCTTAACATTCTCCTCCAATCTAGCAAAAAAGCTTATTCCGCTTTCCTTTTTATTCTTGAGATCCGATTGTGTTATGTCCCCACAGAAAACCATTTTACCACCTTTACCTAAACGACCTAACATCATCTCGGTTTGACTGTGTGTGATGTTTTGACACTCGTCAACAACAACGAAAGAGTTAGGGAATGTTCTACCTCTCATAAATGCAAAAGGCACTATCTCTATTTGATTCTCAGCTAGCATCTTGTCAACTTTCTCTCTGTCGTATAACAGATGGAGATTTGAATAGATTGGAGCCAACCAAGGATCCATTTTTTCCTTAAGATCGCCAGGCAAAAATCCTATGTCCTCTTTTGCTACAGTCGGTCTTGTAATGATGATTTTTTCAATCTCCCTTTTGAAGAACATATCCATAGCAACCTGGCAAGCAACTAAAGTCTTACCCGATCCGGCCTGACCTTTTATCAAGACAACAGGATTGTCATAGATCAGTGATTTTGCTATTTTTTGCTCCTCGTTTAATTCAATTTTGAATCTTATCGGATTTTTAGGTTTTCTTTTTTCCGAATTTGGGATTTTTGATAATTTTTCCATATTATATATTATATTACTTATAAACAAAAAGGATTCGATTTATCCACTTATTTTTATTGATTAAAAGTGGCGTCAGGATTATCCTTAATAACTAGGTTTGAAACGAAAGGTAATTTATTATTTTTAGCATTTTCAATTTGATCTTGAGCCATTGTTTTCTCTAAAGCTTGTAGCTTCTGATCAGTGTTTAACGGTGGTATTGGCCATCCGTAATCTGAGGAGTTAACAGCGAAAGGATTTTTATCATTGGGGTTTTTATCTGTGTAATTCACTACAGTGACAAAAGCAGGATTAGATACTTCATATACATTTCCGAATGCATCCTCCACTGAATTGTAAATGGAGTAATAGCCCTCCTGAGCGAATGTATAAATAAAATAAGGGGTGTTCTTAACATTCAATATCTCAGTACCAGTTCTTGCATCGCTTAGCACCCATACATTATTCTGCTTTCCGTAGATAGCAGAATTGTAATTGGAGAAGAAAACAGTGCAAAGCTGTGGTAGTGTAAGCCCCTTATCAGATTGGTGTACATCACACCACGTCCATGGGTTTGAACCAGGTCTAGATATAATCTGCCCCATATTGACTCCCAATTGAGGAATATATTGCTCAGATAGGAAGGAATACACATTAGCATTAGAATTCGTTGTAACATAATCCAACCAAGCAGGTCCTGTTGATCCAGAAACAAAGGGGGAAAGATTATTGCCGGTAAAAAATATGTTCCCTATTGAATCGGAAGAGAATATGTTACCGTATATGGTTTTAACATTTTCTAAACTTAATGTGCTCACTACTCCAGTATTTAAGTCTTGTTTAAAGACGTAAGTTTTCTGTAAACTAGCTGAAGATGAAGCGGATGTCGCACCTGCGAAAAAGCCAATGAGATTACCGGTTTCTGTAGCAATAGGTCTAGAATTCCAAATATCACCGTCTGTTTGTATCGGTGATCCTGATGTGGTTTGTGTAATTGTCTGTATATTAGGCAAAGGACCGAATATTACTTTCTCCGTGGAATTTGAGGGGTTTACAAAACCAGTTACTAAGTACTGGCTGGGGAGACCAAGCTCTATATCTTTACCGAGATATGTGCCAGATGTAGCTCCATAGTGCTGATTAGTCACCGTATAATAACCATTATACTTGCTTAGGTATCCGGCATTTCTTACGGACGGCTTTAAATCTGAAATATTAGACCCAAAAGAACTAAAGAAACTTCCGGTGATACCTATGTTACCAGGGTCTGAATAATCCATGATAAAATAGAAAGGCTTAAAACCGCTGTAAACAGTAGGATTGGTAAGTGTAACCCCGGTTACATTGATGCTAATATTAGTGGAACCATTAACCGCTATGGTCTCCGTTCCAGACAGGGAAGCTACAGAAACAGAAGCTATACTATCAACCCCATTATTATTAATCTGTGCCGCTGCTCTTAAGCTGAAATCTACGGAATTCATGATGATTACGCCGTTAACGTCGGATGAGGTACCGTTATTTCCTAATTGATCAGGTACATAAATGTTATCAGTAGTTCTATTCCAGGAATTCTTTAGTGTTGATATTTTATAAGTAGGTGTAACATAATCAGTCTGGAAAGATAAAGCCAATTTATCCAAAGACGAATCCATCATTAACTGTTCAACCGTATTTGCGTTTACCGAGCTAACATCAGAAGGAAAGTGTCTAAAATTCTTAACCTGATACTTCCAATCGGTCTCGGAGTTAACGTCCCTTAGAGAAGTCGTGTTTCCAATATTGTTAGTTAATTCCATTACGAAAATACCAGAACCTGCCTCTATTGAGATAGTATCTGTTGCTCCGTTTCTAATTAGGGGGAAAGATAACTGGTTCCAATACCAGAAATCAAAAGTATAATCACTTCCCGAGGTTAAGCTTTGCGATCCTGATACCCATGTAACACCCATACAGTAAACGTCGGAATTAAAATTACTATCTGGTAAAAAATATGTTATTGTATCAATCCTGTAATAAGCACCTCCTATTTGTACCACCATTCCGGTGTACAAATCAGAACCTGCCGTGGAAAGAGATCCTACTGTCGGTGACTGACCAACAGAAATGTACTTAATTGCGGTTGAACTTGATAAATTACCAGAAACCTGTGTTATGCCGTCCTCGCCATATAATCTAAAATTAGAATCTGATGTACTTGCACTGGACGGATCCACATAAGTCCACTGTATTCCTATATTAGGAGAATATTCACCTGTTCCGCCCGGTGTATAAATCCAGCTATAATCAGTGTCAAGTCCTGGAACATCTGAATTAGTTAACCCGATGGGTGCACCAGTAGGACCTACAGTAGGGGCTACGGAAGACCAAATATAGTCTCCAACCTCTATTAGTCCATTGAATGATCCTCCAACATAGATTGAATTTCCGTCCTCTGATGGTATTATTCTTAGCACCTTTGTGCTTTTACCAGAAACTCCCATAGAATCAACCACTCTTCCCTCCTCGTCGTAACTAGCTATAAAACCAGTATATGAATCCGTTGCCATAAAGGGTGAATCTGATGCATCATGAGTCTGTCCCCCCTGTATAGAAAGTGATCCCGCTAGAGAAGGATTACTAGCAAAAAGATAAGAATCGTCACCGTTTATATCTTTTCCCAGTAGAATACCGCTGTATGATGGAGGGAGCTGAGCCCCATTACTAAAAGGCTCATATATGCCTATTATAGCCCCACCTATAACATATCTTTTATGTGATCCTGTATCAATTATACAATTGGTATAAATCTCGAAACCCGGGACACTTGAAAGATTTGAAACTATCTGTGCCCATTTAGCTTCTTGTACGCTATCTACTAAATCCATATCCTCCACGGAAGGTATTGGTGGATTATTCCAATAAGCCTGCTTGCCAGCTTCACCGGAGGCTATATCTGAAAGCTCCGTTGTTAGAAAAAGATTCCTTGGATCCAGGCCAGGGAACTTGTACTGCAAGTAATCTGTTTGGTATGCCTGCCAATATGGGTATTCCCAGGTGTACTTATTAACACCAGGTATGGAGTTAGCAAAAGGTCTAGTACTTCCAGTTGCCTGTGTGTAGTAAGTGAAATTCCATCCTGTTGCACCCTGCTGTAAACTAGAAGCTTTCACATAAGGAACCTCATATGAAAGTCTATCTAGCTGATTTTGAGCTAGTATCCAAAGATCGTTTTCGTAAGTCAAAACACCGTCCTGGTTTCTGTTTCTATTTTGTATGCCCAGTGAAAGTATCTGATTACTTCCGCTAAGACCAATTAGAGAACCGGTAACGCCATTAAAGTGATATAGTCCAGGACCAATATCATAATTACCCCAAAATACGTGGCCGTTGTCCCTTATCGCTAAACTAGTAACACTAGCAGTAGCACCTGGTGTATCAAATGTCTGCCACGTTTGGAAATCCCAGAATTGGAGTTTTCCGGAGTCAGACCCAGACCATAAATTAAAATTCTCATCGAATCCAAGAGAGTATATGTTATCGCTTAGGTTTGAGAAATTCGATGAATTGTAAAAGTTAGCAGAAGGAATATATGGTATATTACCTTCTAGGTAAGAAACACCAAGTTCTTCACCTGGAATTTCTATTATACCCTGGCTTGTGCCTAGATAATATCTATAGTCGTCCCCTCCAAACCCTCTAGCTTTAATGTCGTAAATGTGAGGCCAGATGTACCCGTCTGCAACTCTTTTCCAAGAGTCATTTGGTATGTCATATCTATAAAGAAATCCACCCGTTAAGCCAGCAGATCCGGTTCCGCCTAATGTTAAGAAAGCTAAAACATCATTGCCATACGGACAAGCATATATTTTAGAAACCTCTATCGGGGTATTAAAAGTCCCTATGTCATTAAATGACCAGGACTTTCCAATATTGATATCGTCCGGTGCTATATAGAAAATAGCGGTATCGTCTAGTGATGCTATCTCCGCACAGCCAACCCATTTAGTTCCATCTGGAGAAATTGATATGGTTCTCGTGTCCAGATAGTAAGGAGCTGCTGAAGGAACTGCTGAATTTTGATAATTATAGTAGGTCCAGGTTGCTCCATTGAACATTCTTAGATCTTGGCCTACTGCCCAAATTTTGTCATTCGAATCTATATCGAATCCTAGTGTGTATAATCCTGAGTATGGCATTCAATTATATATTGCATTAAAAAATAAGGGATCAACTTCTGTATGGTGGGGTTGTACCGGTTGATGCGGACACAGCAAAAATATTTTCCACTGTGTTAGCAAGATCCGATGTGTTAGCTAATGTGGATGGGTCTATTCCAGGAGGCATAACCGTATAGTAGAAGTCAGTAATATAGTCATCACTAGAGTTATTAAGCTGATCCGCAACTTCTTGGAGTGTTAATGTGCTAGGTGAAGCAGCGGTAAATGTTACACCAACTGGAGCTGGATAAAGCTCAGTTGCAGTACTTAATTTTAGATAATCCCCGTCAGTTGCAGTGTGTATCTCAAATCCACCTAGCCATTCCCCGTTGTAAGCAAAATCTTCCCAAGAGTGAGCATAAGCATCAACCCATTGGCTCTCCTCGAATATCTGCCAATCTAGATTTTTAACACCCCAATATTTTAAATTAGCATTAGGGTATGTCTCAGAAGTTTCGTTCCAGTATGTGTAGCCATAATAAGATCCAGTTCCGCCGCTTAGCGAGGTGGAGAAAGTAGGTACAGATATAGATCCAGTAACGACCGTTGTTAAAATGGATCCATTAAATTGAGCACCCGTTATATCAGGAGCCTGTATCGTAACTATATTTGTAGCACCAATTGGATCAGGGGAAGAAGCATAGTAATCTGGGTATGTAACCAGTTGATTTATAGAGGCAACTAAGCTGTTTGTGGTCTTATAAAGGTTATCTCCGTTTGTTGTTTCTCCAATTAGTCTATTGTCAATATAGACTTTAATAGATCCCGGTGTGGCAACCGTTTCGTTGCCGTTTAAGGTAACCGAATTCTGGTTAGATGAATACACCACACCAGACATGGACGTATCTAGTGTAAGTGATATTGAAAAAATAGTAGTACTGAATATTTCCTGCACCTGCCAGTTTCCATTAACCTCCGGGGTATCCGAGTTGCATATCCAAATATAGTCTCCAACTGAAAGACCATGAGCAGCAGATGTGGTAATTTCAGCAAATCCAAATGTTCCGGGATAAGCTGGTGAATCTGGAGAAGCTATAGAGGTTGGTGTTAATATTGATTGTGACAGTTCTAAATATCCGGTTGCTCCTATAGGATCCGAATATGCTCCGACATATAAACTCTGACCCTCCTCAACATTATTACCATAAGTTGCATAAGCAAGCATCTGAGCTGGCATTTCTTTATTCAGCTCTTGATAAGTCATTCCCTCAGCGGGATATTCCCATATCGACTGATAAAGCTCCCATGGCTTGTACACTTGCTCCCAGTCATAATACTCTACTTCTCTGTATCTCGTCCATGCATCGATATCAATTGTACAAGGAGCAACCTCAATCAGGTTGTTCTTAATTACATTTGTTTTTGCATTAAATCCGTCATAGACATTACAGATGACCTTATATTTTCCGGTGTAAGGCAGAAAGTGTGAAAATTTATAATAACTTAGAATATTCCCTCTAAATTCATAATAATAGGGTAAACCTGGTTCTGTTGGTATCTTCTGTATGATCCACTCGATTTCAAACATGTTCGAGAAATCTACATTAGTCCATGTTAACATTAGGTATTCCTGTATCGGAGAAACTAAAAGCTCACCACCTACCGTTACAGATCCACCTACATCCTTCAGCAAGGTATATTCGCCAGCTGCATAGTTAATTGATGTTACAGTTCCGTAATATCCACCGGTTAAACCAAATGTAGCGAAATCCTGATACTGTCTAACCAATGCATAGTCACCCACATTAAATAAAGGAAGTGTCAGGGAGCTCCAACTCATGCTCATTTCACTCCAAAGCCATGTATCAGTTAGCAATTCAAGAACAACTGGCATGCCCAGTGGGTTCTGATACTGTTGTCCACTTATTGGGTCAACTAGAGGATTTGGATCCTGTATACCATCGCCAAGTTTTTTTAGATTACCATTCTCCTTTTGTTGATACCAATTGGAGATGGCCTGAACCATAGTAGCATTCTCTGCGGCAGATCTAGTTTGCAGATAATAAAGCGGATCTGAAATGTTTCCAAAATCAGAAACAGGCGAAGGTAAAACTGAGATGGTGCCATTTATAAAAGAGGGGTTAACAGTGGAGTAATAATACACAGTAGTAACCTCTTGCGGGTTTACATACCACTCCAGAGGTGTAGCCCCTGTCGTACCATTCCCAGTAACACCCAGTGGATCAGTTTGAGTCGGATATGGGGTAGTGCTTAGATAAAAATCATAATCACCAACCTGTACAGACTGTATATTAGCAGTAAGATTGAAATTATATTGCTTGCCTGCATAAACCTGTAAAGTCTGATTTCCGCCTGTAGCTGTAATTCCTTCAAAATATAGAGCACCGCCGGACGAGCCCGTAGCACCGTACAATTCAACGTTAACACTAACCAGATCACCGTAATTTTCAGGTGTTTGTAGTGCTGTTGAGTAGGGTCTGGTTGAAAAAGCTCTTAGGTCCTCAATAAATCCAAAATCAGGATTGGCTACTATATCAAGATAAAATCCGGACTGTATATCGGATCTAACCATAGAATCAGTCCAAGCTTTAGTGTTGTAAACCGTAAAGTAAATACCTTCACCACAGATATCAACTATTCTTGCATTCAACGGAAGATATGTTGCTTTAAGTCTTTCCTTAAGAGCAAAAAGTTTAATTAAAACCTCTTCCTGTGTGAAAGTAAACGAGTCAACAACAACTGGATATCCGTAAACATCAACATCCGTTGTTTGTTTGTTAAGATCATAATAAAGACCAAATAAGGATGTCTTTTTATAAGTTCTGCTAGGAACTAAAGTAGACTCAGAAGAGACATCAAGAACGTAAGTTCCATCCGGGCCTGGTCCATATGTCTGCTCTAACCTATACTTTCCTTTATTAGCATTATCTAAAACATCGCTAATTAGAACACTCTGACTATAAGATCCACCATTTTGATATTGATATTGGGCTAGGAAAGCATTATTCTGTAGAAGGGGTGAAGCCTTCTCGACCGAATTGTATGCTAGATTAAGCCAATATTCCTTGATCCTTAAATCCTGATAACCAAAGAATTTCAATGCGTTGATCAATCCCTTATAGGCACCTATATAGTTGTATATCTGATCGCCGGCAAATAAAAGTTCTTTTCTTTTCTCGTTAATCTCTAGAAAATTAGGTAACGGTTCTTCTGGATCGCTAGCACGTAAAATATTAGCATCCTGTGGATAGAAGGTTCTGCCTAAATTCTGAAGCATTACATTAAACCTCTCATCCTCGCCAACAACCTCCCCGTAAAAATCAACAACCAAAACTTTCTCTGGTGTTCCGGATGAAAGATCCTCAACTATTAATTTTCTCTGGTAAACATCAGCATAAATATCGGTTGCATTTAAAGCAACATTTATAGGAAGAGCCTCGGAATGAGCCGGTCCAGTAGATCCGCTTGTTAGATATCCATTTGAGTAATAGTCGTTTATGCTATAGTCTACAGGTATTGCTATATTAGGATAAGAAACGATAAGAGGATATTGCTCTCCCCCCGTTCCTCCAACTCCTTCCACTATTTTATATGTGAATATAACCTCTGAAACGTCCACGTCGCCGTAGTTATCGCTCTCCCATCTAGTTCTCCATATTGAAGGGCCAGCAGCTCCTGTAGATCCCGCTCTGGGATAAAGATACTGAAGCTCTATATCTATATTAGCAGCTATAACAGTTTGACTTGCACCAGCTGCAAATCCATAATTAGAAGAAGATGGATCTGCATATACCGTGAGTAGATCCGAAGAAGTGGGCGATGGTTGTTGCAGCCAAGAAAACCCTCCATTTTTGGTTCTGAGTATAACCCCGGCATCACCAACTATGAACCCGTTCATGCTGTCCCAGAAATAAACGTCATATAGATCTATGGATATGCCAGTATCTAGAGCAGACCACGATTGACCAAAGTCACCGGTTGTTATTAGGACTCCACCAGACCCGACTGCAAATCCTTTACCGTTAGGCAGTAAAAATCCTCTCCTGAAATTAGAAGAAGCAGGACTAGTGGTGGCAGTCCAGGTTGATCCAGAGTCGCTAGAAAAGTACAGTATAGAATTCTCGCCTACTATAAATCCATTTCCACTTTGAAAAACAACGTCCCATAGCCCAGCGGTTGAAGCCGGAGATATATCAGTCCAGTTATTACCGCTATCTGTAGATCTCCAGATAACACTAGCTAATGATGTTCCACCACCAGTAGGATCAGAACTGCTATAGAGACGTCCGACAGATATGGCGACGCCACCTCCTGATTGATCGGTAAAGGCTACGCCTCTCATATCGTTCTTCTGTCCCACTGGTATAGCGGGAATGGAAGAGGCAGCAGCAACAGTAGGGGAAGTACTAGATCCGGTACCTCTAAATATCCTGTTAGGAGAGCTCAATGTACTTAACAAGAAAACAGAAGAAGACCCAGATAGCCCATTCCAACCTAATCCATATATGATTTGGCTTGATATTGATATCGGAGTGAAGCTCTGCCCGCCATCGGTTGAATATCTAAAAAGTCCAGAACCGCCAGCCCTACCAGCCACAAGAACAGTTTCGCTAGCGGTAAACACAGATCTAATGTAAACATTTAAGCTGGACCCGCTAGAAACGCTGCTCCACGTTTCAGCTTCAGTTGAAAGGCCATATCCCTCTTCTACTACAAATATCTGCTGGTTCTCGTAAAGTCCCGATGAAACTTGATCAAAATATATGTTACCAGTGAAATATCCGCCTGGCCTATATGCATAGTTAGTTGTAACTTTTATATTTTTACCAGTGGAAACTATAACAAGTCCATCCACTTGTGAAAAAACAACGGTGATAGAACTTCCACCGATGGTAATGCTGGAAACTCTACCCCTGAATTGATTTTCCGGTAAAATGTCAAGGGTTATATCAACTTCCGCACCTCTTTCTAGGAAGTAACTTAATTCATTGGCCCATCCCGTGATATTAAATCCGTTAGTATCCTGGACGTTGAATACCAAAGTAGATGTGTTGTCTAGATTGCTTACGTCCAGCTGCCCTTTAGAATTCGACGAGGAAGAGCTAACATAAAGGAGCTTAAAATCAAGAGGTGTTGGTCCTGTTGGCCCAACGTAAGCAAAGTTGAGCGGATTGCCCGATTTATTAAAAAACTTTAACTTACTATCTGCCATTAGAATACTCTCCTGTTATTTTTCTTCACTGTATAGTTAACAAAGTTACTTATCTGTTTTGTCGATTCTATTAATCCAAAAACTACCTTCTGAAAGTACTGGAGTATAGAAGCTTTTACTGGATCTCTTAGTATGACTTTAGACATAGATTTCTCAAAAATCTTTTCTTTATACTCAAAACCAGTATAGATGTTGTCGTTAATACTATTTCTAACATCATCTATGTTATCAGTTGGATCAAATGCATAATAAATTCTCTCCTGGTTAATCTTGGGCATACCTTGCATGATTACGATATAAGTAGCAGAAGCTGCGCACGGAGCATACTTGACTGTCCCTGTTGCATTAACAGTTACGTTTCTATAGCCAGTACATCCTATATTATACGACCTTTCTTCTGCTAGCTGTGTGGTTCCATACACGTCATTGGGCTGGTAATATGTACTGTTTGTAGTAGGTGGAACCTTTCTTACAACAGTAAAATTTACTCCTCCATCAGGGTCCTGGAATTGCGGTAGAAATCTATTAGTTGACGCCATAATTACATTGTTCTCGGTACGGTCTGACTGTTAGAATCTATAATAACGGACTTCTGGCTCTTAGCAGATTCGGTGTTAAATGTATTGGGAACCACATAAGGTATATCTATATTCAAAGAACAAGGTGCGCCTTCAACAATTCCTTCTTTATATGTCACGCCGTAACGGTCTGTCCATCCGCCTCTCATTATCACTAGCTCATTTCGCCCTATAAGGATATCACCAAAAGAATCTATCCCAACCTGAGTGTTAAGCGTTGCAGCGTTTAAATTAGTAGCACCCTGCATTGTTAACTGATTTGCTTCGTTCTTCTGGCTTGTAAAAAAGAAGTTAGCCGAGTCAATACCTGGTATAGATTCTAATATAGCGATAATATCAGATCTTGGTATTCTGTCCCTTCTCTTTAGATTAAGCATATAGCTTGCTATCGATCTACGGATAGTGTTTTTTATTGTGGTTGGGTCGTTGCCTTCAAATATTGTAACAGAAGCATTACCGACTATTCTAGTTATAACTGGATCAATTATCTTCAACACCGTGGTAGCTATCATCTGTCCGGAGTCCTCCAGAAGATTTATTATAGCTAGCTTCATTTCTGGTGAAAGTATAAACTCCGCTGTGGGTATATCAAAGTAATCCTGGTTTGATTCTAGGTTGAGAGTTATATCCGGAACTAAATAAATGTAAACTATGTTATCATCGTCCAGATATTCATCTTCAAAAGTAGAATAAGCATGTATTTGTGAGAAAATATTTAATCTGGTCAAATATATTTCATAGGATTGCGGATTTGCTAGAACGAAAGATCTGCTGGTATAAGGCGCAACCAATCTTATAAGTTCGGTACTCTCGGGATCGCTACCAAACAAAGGATCCACCTGATTTCTAATGTTAACATAATCATTAAGATTAAGCTGTTGGCCGAATAAGTCAGTTCCTAGAGTTGTAAATCTATAAGTAATTGGTTTATCTGGAGTAGATCTAAGGTTTCCCTGTCCTCCTAGTGTCTGTATGTACTCTATTCTTATTCTAGATCCAGGAGGTGGAACTTTACCAAAATTACCATTACCAAAATAGACATCAATTCCCTGTGAAATACCGGTTCTTACTATGAAAGTGGATCCTTGCAAAGGCATATCATAAAAAGAATCGTATCTTTTCCACTTCTCCTCATTCACGTAAACGTTCACGTAATATTGATCAATAAAAGCTCCCGATTTAGACGGTATGTTGAAGGATTGAAGTGCAAGCCCAGTTCCAGTAACGGTCGCATTCTGAACTGTTCCCTGTGCTATCTTAACTCTTAGAGTGTTATTGGGGACAAGATTGAAGGTAACTGTCGGTGATGACAGAATCATAGAATAGTACTTACCATTCTGAATACATTGAACCTGCGTGTTATTCGCTATTATAACTGCTCCACCGCCAACTGGAGCAGTATTAAGATTCCATTGTATTGAGATCTCTCCCTGAGCTGTCGATGCTCTACCTGGATCATAGCCAGATAGTCTAGCTATACTCTTCACTGAGTAGTCCCGTGTTGCTTGGTAAATGTTCAATTCGGTAATCGAGTCCTCTATGAAATAAAGGATCATCTGCGATAGGTTCTGTAATACAAAAAGTATTTGTCCCCAAGCGGAAGCAGCGGTAAATACATTTTTAGACTGATTATATGTTCTCTGTAGAAAAACATAGGTGTCCGATAAGAGACCGCTGATTAGAATTCTATTCTTTTGATATATGTTCATGCTTTTTAACTTAACTTTAAACTAACAACTGGACTTTGATCCCCCTGATACGGCAAAAGAAAATCTAGAAATGCTATATCTCTATTCGTACCTAAATAAAACTTTAAATCATATGTTCCACCAAGTACTCTAAAAAGTGGGCAATATGTTGACAAATGAAGATCTAGCTCTTTTCTTATAGAGTCCTGTGATAGATTTAATTCGAAAATTAAAGATTCCAAACCGAGTCCAAATTTAGGATCACCTAAAACTTCACCCTTGTCTGTCAAGAGCATCATTTTAAGCTGGCCAACACAAATCTCTATTGGATCTGTGACCTCCAAGATGTCAGGTACGTAATTAGGATCTTGCGGATCTCTGTTGTAAATGTCTCTCATCCCTATTTTTGTTTATATATCGATCAAAATAAAGGGAGCTAAATGTTGTCTAAGATAGACTAAGATATTATTCTTTTACCGGCTGAGTCATATACCCAGAACTCGAAAGAAAGACCCATATCTATAGATGCTTTTCTTTTTCTCATATTTACCGTATATGCATAATCAAAAGTATAATGAGATTTGACCTCTATTATTTTGTTTTCGGATAGCACAAAAATATCGGGGTAGTATTTCCTTTTTTTATTTTCAGAATCGGGATAAAAAATGACACAGGTATGCATTTCTATGTCCTTATTGGAAACTATTATATCATCTTCAGAATATCCAGAATTCAATAAATCGATAATAGCAAACCCTTCGTATCCCTGTATTTTTTCAATTCTACCGGACGGAAAAACGAAAATCTTCTTCCTATAGGAAGTGCTAATTGATTTCTCAAATGAGTCGGTATGATGCATAGCGTGTTCTACCCCATACCTGGCCAACATAGTCTCGGTGAATTTCTTTTTAAACTCATCACTTTGAACATACCAGTCAACCCCGTGTTTTTTCTGATTTGTTGCTTTGGATTTATCCCGTACTTCGGATGAGCACATACTAGAGTTACCGCCATATTTTTCCCTGTTGGTAGCCATTGATTTCTCTTTTACCTCCGGATTTAAAAGTGCGTTTGAAAATCCATATTTTTCGATGTTTGTTTTTCTCTTCTTATCCTGAGTGGAACTTAGTTTGGTTGGATGTCCCCCGTATTTCTCTTCGAAAGTCTCCTTTGTTTTTTTCTTAAATTCATCAGTCGAAGTGTAATAGTCAGCGCCGTATTTCTTACGGTTATTTGCTCTTATCTTTTCCGAAGCTCCGGGTACGGCCATCGGATTTGTGGTGTTATATCTTTCCAGCATCGTCTTATTGGTTCTATCCATGTTGTATTTCTTGGCACAATCGATACCCATACATGTAGCATAGTAGTTTACTGGGTTTGTTGGCTTTTCGCCGTATCTGTCTATCGAGAATTTTGGTATTTTCGTAAACATGCGAGGCGATTTACAATATGGGCAGACCTCTATCTCATAGAAATTAAACCAAGCGTGGTAAAATCTCTGCTGCGAGGAGATATTGGATGGCTCATAAAAGTCATCCAAGAATAGAGTTAATGATTTTAATTGGTCAAGATCTTCCTGACTCTGAGAGATCCGATAGAGATAAGCTCCAAAGGCTTGGCCTTTTTTGTCCCTCCAGGATTCCATTTTTTGAAGTATCCGCATAATTTTTTATTTTTATGCAAATATATATCAAACTTGTGTATATTTTTCAACTCCACTGCAAAAAATAACTAGGGGTGTTCTCACCATTGATCATATCCATGACCTCCTGTAACTCTTCGGTTCCGGCGCTAATGACATCCGTTGCATTCACTTGGACACCGCCAGGAAGGTTATAGTTAAAGGTTCCTAGCATTCTTCCTAAAGCTATCTTGGACTTAGCAATACAATATCTAACAAACAATTCATCATCGAAAAGATACTCATCACCTATTTTAACAAAACATCTCACATATAAATCATATCCGCCATTCCCACTCGCAAATCCTTGAGCTAATTGTGAATTACCGTTGCTATTTGAACCACCTACTCCGGATCTATTTGGATCACGTCCTTGGATTGTAAGTCTCTTTGAGTTCTTGTTCCATTTGAAAGCATAAGTAGCTAATAGATAAGCTTTAGCCAAGTCAAAATAGGAGTACATAACAGTTCTATAAACAAGATTATCACCAGTAAAAGGGGATAGTAGCAATTCAGAACCAAGAAGTTTAGAATCCCCGAAATCCTTATCAGGATTACCAGCAACACCAGCTCCACCCACGTCTCTAACCTCATATACCGATACAATTGAATCGGGTAGTGTCAATTGTCTGGTTGCCCTCCATTCAGGATGTGCAAAAACAGCTTTACCGATTATGAACATTCTATCCTCAACAGAATATTGATAGTTATCGTAGAACCAATCTTTGGCTCTCTTTATAATCCTTCTAACCTCCTGTTCATTAAGGGAATAAGGAAGACCGCAGCTAAAATTAAGTGCGTCTGTAATTTCTTGGATTAATTCTGTCTCGGTCATAGTTAAGTTTAATAATTCATATCACCAAATTTGGCTCCTCTATATTTATCGTTTAGGTCCTGAAGTCTCTTATCAGTTATGAATCTTTCATTTCTAACTTCGTTCCATCCCTTAACTTTTTTAGTGTCCTTACTCAGTTCAGCATACTCCCCAAGTATACCTGCTCTTAGCACTCCACCAGCAATCTCGCAATTGATAGATTTTTGTTCACAGTTTATGTAGCAGTCCTTAAGCTTGTTGGTGGGTTCAACAGAGCATGCTTCTATTCTAGAATTAATAACATCAGTACCTCTTACTATGTAACATTCGTCCAGATTTGATTTGTTAATCTTAGAATCATATATGTTACACTTCTTTAAATAAGAACCCTTTATATCGCAATCAATCACATCGAAATCGTAGATCTCAAAAGAATTTCTAGATCTTGCACCTTTAAGTTGGCATCTCCCTGTGGATGTGTCATAATTAAAAAAGCAATCTGTTATACCGCCTTCTATAACGAGGTCAAATACCTTATCCCTGATCGCAGGGAAATATGTTCTTAGGTTACCATCAAATCCCTTGAGATCTATAAATACCTTAAAGTCGGGATAGTATCTAAGGAAAAGCTCAGGCTTAGAGAAGCATTTTACAACATTAGCATAATCCTTCATCATAGATCTTAGCTTATCTAGATCCTCCTTACTGTAGCCGCCCAGTCTTTTGCTAGCTACATCATATAAATACAGGATAATATAATCAACCACATCTCTGATTGGCTCTATCTTTTTCTGATAATCCTTACCACCTAAATACCTAAACTCTATATACCCATTAGGAGCCTTTGTGAAATTCGCACCATAGTACTTATCACTAGGTGTTTTAAACATCATTGGGTCTATAGTGCTGATATTCTCCAATATCATGTATCTACTTCTGGGTAAAACCCTTTTTATAGATTTAGCATAAACATTCTTTGTTCTGTTACCAAACTTAGAGTAAATAAGATTCTCGTCAATACCAAGGATGAACTTTAAATGGTCCATCGTTTGTATTGCATTTTTAAGATTGGCCCTCTCGGGGTTAAAACTAACTGAAAATTGGAAAGCGCATTTATCACTTGTCCACCCGTTCTCATCTATCCATTTTAGGATCTTAATCATAACAGGTATAGCCTCGTTATAGCTCATTGGGCCAGTAACGAGCTCTAACATACTTATACCACCAGAGTAATCCGGCTCTAGCTTGAATCTCTCCCTATTAACCGGTATATCCGAGTGGTATTTATTAGATACGTCTACTTTTTTACCGAGAAGTTTCGAAAGAGCATCAGCAGCTCTTCCTTTGGTAACATTGGAAAAGAATTCGAATTCGAACCCAACATCAGACAAAGAAAGGGCCTGAGCTTTTTCAAAATGGTTTCTATTATCCTTCATTTACGGATTTAGCAAATATTTTTCCTGTGTGAACGTCTATCTTCCATATTAATATTTCAATAGGATCACCAGTCTTAGCATTTCTATCAACTCTACCCAAATGCTCAGAACTTACAAATGCCATTAAACCAATATCACTTATCTCTATAAGCACTCCGTTTTTTCTTTTGTGCTTGATGAGAGCTTGCATTGGCTCTATTGTGCCTTCCAATACCCGTGTCTCGAGATCATAAAGAATTACGTTTCTTTCTAAGGGTCTATCTAATGTTAGGGTCAATTTATTGTTCTCTTTAATCTCCTTCACATAGAATTCTATCTCGTCGCCTGAACAAAGTTTGGACAATTCATAGTCACCCTCAAACTCGCTCTTGTGGATCAAGCCAGTATAAATCTCCTCCCACTCAACAAAAACTCCAAATGGACTTGTTCCAGTGATAGATCCTTTATATTTCCTGGTTAGATCGAGCTCTTGAATCTTCTGCTCCATAATCTTGGAAATATACTTCTTATAAGAAACAATGAAGGTATCTTTTGCCTCTATATAGCCTTCTACCATTACGTGTATATCCTTTCCGATATATGATTCGAAATCTTTGATCTTGTTGGCTGCAGCCAATGATCCAGGCATGAAACACTTAATACCGCAAAGATCGACAATATATCCACCTTTATTTATGCTCTCAACCCTTACTTTATAAGCTGTAGTTTCTTTTTTGATTTGATCAAAAAGTTCAGACTTTAGTGTCTTTATATAATGCTCAACAACAGATCCAAGATATCCCTTAGGTGTTTTTCTAACGTGAGCTTCTATTCTATTGCCTACTGTAAAATCAATACCCTCGATATTTAATTTTTCAGCATCCCTTCTTTCCTTTTTCAAGTCAATATAAATCGTTTGTCCTGAGTCAGTCTGGGCAAAAGCCTCTTCTTCAGTTAAAGCAACAATTTTACAAGGGTACATTCTGCCATCAACTAGATCCTTAGCTAGATCATTCCAATCTAGTCCTTCAGAATGCTTAGCGTATGCCGCAGCAAGTTCTTCAGCATAATCAGCATGGCAATAAATAGTCATCCCGTGATTATTCTTAATTTTTTTGTTAGGCTTAAATCCGTTTGAATTTTCCCAACTGAATTCTTCATTTTCGAATTCTTGATACATCAATTTTTAGTTTTAAATGGTTAATATTAGTTTCTTATGTATATATCAGATAGCAAAAGTTTAAAATACAAGCAAAACAAATCCAGGGGTTGGAATAGTTGCAGGTCCTGCCTGAGTGGCTCCTGTATATAGGAACTTCAAAGAAAGCAAATGTAATGCAAAACAGACTGCGAGCTTGGTTGAAAGGGCTTTAGGAATAAGGTTTTGATTCTTTGTTGCTTCGAGTAATTTTTTCTGTGACTCTATAAGAGAAAGAAGGGCTTTAAATTCTTTAGATTCACTAGAATTTGAAAGGGAAGCTGCTTTTTCCACAAGTCCGCTCGGATCTAATTTAGGATTAAAGATAGGATTTAGCCCCACATTAAAAGCCAGCCTCATCTTATTGGCAAGAGTAAACGGGAGGCCAGGAAAAATTATAGTAAAAAGTCCAGGAACTGGCAAGGTAGCCGGAAGTACAGGTGGGCTGGATGCAAAGCAAGTAGGAACCAATCCTAATATAGTCCAATACAAAACCACACTAGAGGACATGATTAAATAAGGATCACTCTTAGACATGAGATCAGCTATCTTAGCATCCAGACCGAAATTTATTAGCTTCTGTTGGAAATCGGGAGATAGTGACCCCAGTACGTTCTTAACAGAATCCTTTGCACTTTTTACAGCATCCTGCTCCTGCACAGCAGCAGAAGGATAAATTGGTCCGTCGGGTGGAAATCTATATGGCTCACCCTGGCTTTTCACGGGATACCCACTCTTGCCAAAAACTTTATCTATACTGAATTTTTCAATTGATTCAGTAGCCAAATCAGTTACCACTACAGTTAAATTTTCAGATCCGTTTAACGTAAACCTTATATTGATTACCGGTGTACCAGCAAGGCCATATTGTATATTATTAAGAGTAACGTCTCGTAATACAGAAACATCACTTCCCGATTTTATTGCAATTTTAAATTGGGCCTCCTTCTGGAAATCGCCTACTGTAGTCACAGAGCGTGAGCTAACCGTGGGAAAAATTGAATTCTCGTCTATTATGGATATGAAATTTTTACCGTCTGTGGATATTCCCAATGAGGAAGGAGTAGTCTTGGGTGAATCAGTAAAAGATTCATCGGATTCCTTTGCCAAACCTTTAGCAATATAAGGGGTTATTATCTCTATCCATTTCTGAAGCTCTATAGAATAAAGACTTATAAATATGTTGTCTATCTCGTTTCTAACTGCCTGGGTTCCGCTGTCAGAACCGGTGTTTGCTCTTACCGCTTGATCCAATCTATCCTTTTTATCGTCACTTAGAGTTTTTTGAAGATAGTCATATAGGTCATTAAATGTCAAAGCCCCAATACCTCTAGAATTTATCTCATCCTGAGCATCTTCTTTTGCATCCTCCCTATCGTAGGTTAATATCGTATTGATACCCGGTAGATATCCGTACTTAGCTATACTAGACTTCGCTTTTTGCAGGGTGTTACCGAATATAGAGATCTTTGTATTTCCTACGTTATTAAAATCTACTTTAGCTTTGAAGTTAAATATCTTGGCAGATTCCTTCCCTCCAGTCTCGTGCAGAACAAAATCCCAGGCACCATTCTTTCTGATGTCTTCCAGATCGTCCTGTGACACAAGATTAAAAATATCGTCTAGAGATTGATCTGTAACCTGGGGCTGCTCTTTGAAAGATTTTTGCTCCTCCTCAGAAGGTATGGGATCAGAGCCATCAAAATACTTCTTATCCTGCTGTAACTGTTTAAAAGTTTTCTGTGAGTTCTGTAGAAGGAAAAAACCAAGACCAAATCCAAGATCTAATATAGGCTTGAAGCTCTGCGCTAAAGTGCCATTTAAAGAATTTCCAGAGGGAATAGCTTTAGCATCTTTTATGGTATTAACATAATATTCAGATAGTTTTTTACCGGTTTGAAAAGGACCACTAGATTGGTTAGAGGATAAAAAATTAGAAAAATCAGTTATAAATTTTTGCCAATTAGCCATCCTTATCTAGTTTTGGTGATGAAACTCAATTGGGCTGTTGTCATTGGTGAGGCAGGAGGTGACGATGGTCCCGCTGGTGTAGCGTGTGTGTGTTGATTGAAGAAACTTAAAAAAGTATCACCAAGTATAACCTTTTCCAGAGTCTTAGCACCGCTTCCTAGCTCTATATTTCCAGATTCTATGATAACTTTGTTATCCTCCATCCTAATCTCGTCGTTGCCCATCTTTACAACCACTCTAAGCTGGCCGCCGTTCTGTGTGTCCAGCTGTATTTTTGCATTATCTAGTTCAAAAACAAGCCCATCTTTATATGTGTAGAACATATGCAAGGGTCCAGGTTTTGCCTCAGGGTCATAGATCATATAGTTTGCTCCAAAGTAGCAGTTATCCACGTGCAGCTTATCTAAAAGATCATTAGTTATCTCCTTGAGGTAGTGATAGGTCATTTTATAATAGTTACCCTTCTCTAAGCCAACCTCTACAATAGCTCCTAACCTCGGTACACAAATGTTGCCACCACCAACACCGGCAAAGGATAAGCCGGAGATTTGCTCAGCCCAGGGTAAATCATCTACCGGAATATCATCGAAAAATCCAAAAACACGGATTTTTGCTCTGCCCTGTCTTTCAGGGTCGTCTATATCTATTATTACACCTAATATGGTTCTTTCACTTGCCATAGTTACATTTCAAAATCAGACTCTGGGGGATTAAAGTCACCTAAGCTTATATTATACTTATCGATAGGCTTCAGGTTTCCTAGAGTTAAATCCTTTTGCGAACTAATTTTCTCCAAAACAAAATCCTCCACAGTTTTAGGATAAACCCTACCTATACCGCTATCACTAGTGGACTGTAAATTACTCACACCTGGGTAAACGTCACCAATTGAACCAGGACCGTTTGTTACAGGAGGAACTGGCGGATAAACATCATAAGATCCTAGAACGTTATTAGCATCCGGCGCGTTAGGTGGATATACTTTTTCATTGATATTAGATTCACTTGTTCCCATATTTGGCGGATAAACTTCTTCTCTAAAAGGAGGATATTGTCTAGCTGGAGCACCTAAATCAGTTCCAGGAACCTTTGAATAAACATCGTCTTTTAATCCCGAATTATATACACGATCAGGAACACCCAAATCTTCACCTGGCACCTTATTATAGGCATCACCATTGACCGTAGGATAGACTCTACCAGGAACACCCAAATCCTCGCCTGGAACTTTATTATATGCATCGCCCTCAGCTGGCGGATAGACTCTACTAGTGCCGCCTAAATCTTTTCCAGGTACATCAGGGTAGAAGTCACCTTCTGAGGGTGGATATACCCTATCAGGGCCACCTAGATCCTCACCTGGTACCTTAGCATAAACGTCGCTGTCTACTACGGGATAAACCCTATCAGGTACTCCTAAAG